AAACAAGGTAAAACAAGGTAAAACAAGGTAAAACAAGGTAAAACAAGGTAAAACAAGGTAAAACAAGGTAAATCGAGGGAGTCAAGGAAAACCAAGAGAATCAAGGGAAAATCAAGTAGCCCAAGTGAAACAGTGAATCCAAGAACCCCAAATGAAATAAGGGGAATAAGTGGGATAAGAATAGCCTTCAAACAATGGGACTCTCCAATACGGATAGGGGTCTTATAGGTATGGAGGTATGTTTATGTATGGGTGTATGTGTTTCTTTGGGTGATAGAGGGAGTGTAGGAAGCCAAGGGGAACGGGCGGCGGCGATGGCGTGGGGCCGGCCCCGCTGGTCGTCCGCTGTCGTTCCCATTGGCGATGGTATGGTTAAACTAAAAAAATAATAGATATGATATTACAAAAGGAAGTCCCATACGTTATGGGTAAGATGAAAAAACTGTCTGAGACGCATGATCTAGTAAAATACATAAGCGACGTGCGCGAATCTGGGAATTATAAGGTGCTAAAGAATAGGATAGCGTGCGATCTTATTAGGGCGGCTTGCGGTTCAACCTACTTATGTGGGTTGTATGATAAATATGGGTGTGACGATTCTCACATAACTACACTAGCATTAAGATGTATGAAAGACGTGGGAATTGTTGTTGAGTAGTGGAGTAGAACCAAGGGAAACGGGCGGAGGCGATGGCGTGGGGTTAGCCCCGCTGGTCGTCCGTCCCTGTTCCCCTTTGGCGGTAGTGTAATATTAAAAATCTGATAGTGATATGACGAAAGAGGAAGCGAGAGAAAGGTTCGGTGACAATATAATAAACAAACTATTGTCGCTTGGTGCTGAACCGACAAACGTATGCAGGAATGACGATATCGTGGAATGGTGCAGTGATGGATGCATAAAAGTGGGCGATATTGAAGTATGGGCTTACTATTACTTTTACGAAGGAGAGAACCCTGATTTATGTAATTGGGAGGATCGTATGGAAGTAGATGCGGTAGGATGCTGGTAAGCCCAGGGGAAACGGGAACGGCTGATCTGCGTGGCGATACCTTCGCTGGTCATGCGCCGTCCTGTCTCGTGGGACGATCTTAAAAAATAAAGATATGAGAAAATTGCAAAAAGAACTTTTAAATAAAAAGATGTCATTGCATCAGGCTCTTATGTCGATGGATGTATTGAATCCTGATTATGACAAATTGAAACAGGAGGCGAATCGTTTTGACGACATATACGATAGATATATGTCGTGTTGTGGCTATACGAGATACTGGTATATAGCTGGGAATAACTACTACGGAGATTATCATGTGGTTAGTGTCTGGTTGAAAGGCGATCGTAACACTTTAGCGGGGTATAAGTTATATACCAATAGAATAGAGGCTGAGTTAGTATGTAATCATTTAATAACTGATTGACATGTATAATATAGAATTAGAGGCTATCAATGGAAAGGGGAACTAATGTAAAAGTCTTAATATTTAAGGGCAAGAAAGAGATTATCCTATATACGGATGGTATGGGTACGTCGGATCTGGATTCCCCGCATATAAGTATTGACACTGAATGGGTTGGCAGGATATTCAAGTATTTCCCGGAAAAAGCGTGGAATAATACTATCATAAACATGAATATATGTGTTGAGTACGGAACTGGTGATATATGGTATTCTAGGGTAAGGACATTTGAGGGAGGCTGTTGTTCGGAATATATTCTTACATCTCGAAAACCTAGGAAGAATAACCAGAGAGAGTTTGTGAATAATCCCGAAGATCAATTATTGGGTTTTGATACGGTAAGGGAGACTGTATTTGGGATGAAGAAAGAATTGAGCATTGATGAGAGTGTTAATGTGAAATTCGATTATGAGATTATTTGAGGTGGTTAATGATACCAAGGGGAATGCGGGCGGCTGCGGGGAGGCTGGACAGACCTTGTCGCCAGCGCCGTCCTTTTTCCCTTGGCAACAATAGGAATGAATATGAACGAAATAGAATTACTAAGATTACAAGATGAAGCGCTATCTTACCTTCGTGATAATATTACAAAGGATGAGGCGTATTATGTCCTTACGACTGACAAGGATATGATAGAGATTCTTATAGCTGATAAGAAGGACGGAAGCAAACGTATCAAGATTCTTGATATGGAATATACTATCGAGAAGGATGATATGTTATTGTTATTCGATACAGATGTGATAATAGACGAATGTCTTTTGGTTGCCAGCTACATAGGGGTAAATATGTATTTTCGCAGGCAAGATGTCAACGCTATTTTGAATAACATCAATAGAGAGAAAGTTATGGAATATCCTTACATAGCTATTCAGTTAGATAATATACAGACTATCGAAAAGCGTAGGGTTATTTTTGAGCTCACCGGGCATAGGATAGATGATAACAAAGAGAAAATAGATTTTATGTTTGTTTATTTTATGGCTAGAATATTATGAGAGCGAGGAGGACTGTGAAGGAAAGAGATATTGTGAAGATATTGGTATTCGGGTATGATAGGGTGCTTATAAAATCTATTAAGGATTCCGGATTCAGAAGTATGTCGGATGTAATATCGTACGCCAATAATATGGCCGGTGATAAGCCCATTGATCATATTAGGGTATCGAATGAGGGTCGTGGATGGTGTGGGTCATATACTAATTATGGTAAAATGATAGATTAGCTCGATAGAAGGGTATGATATGAGAAGGATTATAAAAGAGAAAGACGATTTAGGGAGAAGGGTGAAGGATATAATGTCTTTGCCTAAAGAAGTGATTAGATACATAAAATGGGTAACAACAACATGAATGAAATAGTTTACAACAATTACGATTTGGTTGCTTTTGAACAGAATGGGGAAGTGGTAGTAGCCGTAACATTCTATAGGTATTACAAGAAGAAAGCTAAAGGTGAGGTTAATTATAGATGGAGAACCAGATGCCCGGAGCTGGTGGATAAGATCGTAAAACACCGTACCAAGGTGTTTACTGGTCAACTTATCCAATTAGCGAAAGCGTATGGGGAGAAAAGGGTTATAAAATATCAAAAGGAGGAGGAAGAGGTATGTCAAGACACGATAGAGACGCAATAGAAATATATATACTGGATCATATAAATACAGATAATTATGGGAAGAAGTTTAAATATGATAGGGAATATCTATCTTTTATGCTTAGTGTGTTCAAGGATGAGTATAAAGAACATATCAAAAGGGATGGGATTAAGAAAGCTTTTGAGGATTACATAATGAGCGTTCCATCCATATTTAGGATTCATATAGCGAATTGCGACATTAGGTATTTATTACGTTCATGGGGCGTGGAGTTCGATGAGGATGATGATGAGATATACATCTTGTATAAGAGGATCATAAGAGAGGTCTTTTTTAAGATGTGTGAGGATATGAAAGTTTGTTAATGTTGAACCAAGCCTTGGCGGGGCGGAAGGAATACCATGATCGTACGTGTGCGGATATGGTCCGGGGTCGGTTCCCGGCGCCTTGACACAACTTAATTAAATATAAATAGTATGGATAATATTTTAAAAAGAGCGGCGGCGGAATTGAGAGAAGCCGGTTGCAGGGTTTTTGCGTGGCGGGATGATACTTATAATAGAAGTTGGAGTAAGGGTGATTATATAATGTTGTATTACGCCTTCCCTGATTCGCCTAACATCGGGTATCTGAGTCGTGGGGAATATGGGATGAGCGTAGCATATAGTAGAGCTTATATACCGAGCCGTGGGAGTGGATCGGGGTGTTGTATCAAGGAGGAGGCTACGTTCGACCTTGCGACGGCGTTAGATGCGTTGAACGGGCCGTTACCTAGGTGGTGTAAGGCCTATGGGGTTTATCCAAAGCAGTACGATAATATTGATAAATGGTATAATAGAGATAATCATAACAAAAAATTATTTAAGGAGATTTGATATGGAGGTAAAAGATTGGGAAAATCTGGTTTTAAACACAGAGGTAGGATCACATTGTTTTGTTACGCTGATTGATGATAAGGACATCAGTAGAGGTTATGCGCAAATCAGACGTGCGGAGCATTTCGGATATAACATCTGTTTCACCCGGTTATATGGGAATAAATTTTATTTCGAGAAGATAGAGGAAGGTCGTACACAACAATACATCAACAGGAGAAAATAAGATGGTAATAGAATTTGATTTTGAGATATACAAAAACGGAGATTACGATAAGGTGTATCTCCGCAACGGGAAAGAGGCAAGAGTATTATGTGATAATGGGAAGGGCGATCGCCCCATAGTCGTGATGATTGAGAATGATAACGCAGATGATTATATTATTCTACGTTATAACGAAACTGGCAGGAGAAATATCAATAGTCAATCGAGTCTCGATCTTATGTTATCGGTAAAAGAACGGGAGCCAGAGTTGTGGATTGTTGTTATATCTTACATAGATAACAAGGATAAGAGACAAAAGATGGTCTTGCCTAATTTTTTCTCAAAGAATATAAGGGGGAATATATATCTTCAAGGAAGCTCTAAATCAAACGTATCATATTATGTTAATAGGTTAAAAGAAGATGAGTGCTTCGATGAGCTATGCGAGAAGATAAGGGTAAAAAGAGATCGTATTTATAACATGGAAATAATATCACTATCAGATGACGAGACGGCAGTTTAACCAGTTGATAAATGATCTGGACGGTAAAAACCCGTTTATCGTGTTGCATAGGGATGCCGTTGCGCCTAAATACGTGGGCGTGGAGGTCTCGAAAGAAGGAGTGGTATATAACTACTCGGTTATAAGCATAAATGACGAATATAAGCCTAAAAAGGCTCTTATTTCGAAGATATTGGGTATAGCTGATAATCTTAATGGCGATAGCGGCTTGAAAAAGGAATGATTGAGTGTATTTATGACCATAATAATAAAAGTTGTGTACTGATACGAATGATATTGGACGGAGGATAAATATGGCAGTATGGTAATAGACAGGTTTATGTCTTAATATCATAATATTCTGCTATTATATCCTCTTTTTGGGTAAGGAGTATAATAAATAATATAAATATCTTGGATATGGGGAGAATTAACATAGGTGATAAGATCGTGAATAATAATTTTGATATGGATAAGATATGACAAGATACTTGCTTATGATGGCTATGGTGGTACTGACACCACCAAAAGGAAACGGCGGCTTGCCCCACGCCCCAAGGCCGGCCGTGGTCGAGGCACGGGTATGGGATAAGCTGGCGGCCGCCCTGTCTTTCGTGGAGTCAAAGGATGATGATCGAGCGTATAACGCCTCATCCGGGGCTTTAGGGAGGTGGCAAATGAAAAGGATATACGTTGATGAGGTTAATAGGATATTGCGCCTTAAACGGAAGAAAAAGCGGTATAGATACGATGATAGGACAAATCCTGTCAAGGCTAGGGAAATGTTCGAGATATATCAATCTCATCATAATCCTAAAAAGGATATAGATCGGGCTATAAAGTTGCATAGGGGATTGCATTCTCCTATGTATGTTAAAGAGGTTAAACGTAAATTAAGGGAATAATATGAATCGTGAGGTATTAATAAGTATCATTAATAGAGGTAGAATAAGGTTTATCCCAGTAAGAAGATGTTTCTTATGCGATGAATATGTAGGATATAAATTCGTTAGGATGTGTGATGGAAGTATGATACCGGTATTTTCTAGTGGATGTAGGTGTTGTGGCATAAATAATGGGACGCTATCAGAAAGGACTTGGGATGAGGTGCTTGATCTTGTCAAAACGGTACAAAACAAGCCTATAGATGAGAGAACAGAGAAAGATGAATTTATATTAGATAGTTTAACATAATAAAAAAAAATAAAAATAATGAAATCTTACAAAGGATTTAACAAAAATTTAAAATGCCGGGATTTTCAATATGAAATAGGTAAGGAATATGAGATGGATGGAGAGATCAAGGTGTGTAGCAGAGGGTTTCACGCCTGCGAAAGCCCATTTGAAGTTTTTGATCATTATTCCATGATAGGATCTAGGTTTTGCGAAGTAGAGCAAGACGGGAATATATCCAAGGAGGATAGAGGGACAAAGATTTGCTCCTCGAAAATAAAAATAAAAGCAGAGTTAAAATTGGCTGACATGATCAATCTTGGAGTCGAATGGCTAAAAGAGATCACATCACCTGAAAAAATAAAAACGAGCATGAAAGATAATTCATCCGGCAACAATGCCCAGATAGGATCATCCGGAGACGATGCCCAGATAGGATCATCCGGCTACGGTGCCAAGATAGGATCATCCGGCTACGGTGCCAAGATAGGATCATCCGGCTACGATGCCAAGATAGGATCATCCGGCAACAATGCCCAGATAGGATCATCCGGCTACGGTGCCAAGATAGGATCATCCGGAGACGATGCCCAGATAGGATCATCCGGCAACGGTGCCCAGATAGGATCATCCGGCTACGGTGCCAAGATAGGATCATCCGGCTACGGTGCCAAGATAGGATCATCCGGCTACGATGCCAAGATAGGATCATCCGGCAACAATGCCCAGATAGGATCATCCGGCTACGGTGCCAAGATAGGATCATCCGGCAACAATGCCCAGATAGGATCATCCGGCTACGGTGCCAAGATAGGATCATCCGGAGACGATGCCCAGATAGGATCATCCGGCGACGGTGCCAAGATAGGATCATCCGGAGACGGTGCCAAGATAGACAGCACAGGCGAAGGCTGTGTCATCATGTGCGCAGGTATTAACTCTGTAGCAAAAGCCTCAAAAGGATCATGGATAACACTATCCGAATGGTCTTATTCTGAGGAAAAACAAAGATATATCCCCATTTGTGTAAAAACGGAATTTGTTGATGGAGAAAAGATAAAAGCAGATACATATTACAGTCTGAAAGGGGGAGTTTTTGTGGAATGGATCAATGATTAAGAGGAGGTATTATATATGAAATGGATGGTAATAAAAGGGGTTAGAGATTATGAAGGACGTAGAAAGAGTAAATGCATTAAATAAAATGCTATTAAATGCGAACGTAGTAGCTTATGGAGCTATGGTTGATTTGATCAAGAGAACAGGGAGACTTGATCTTGATATGGATAGCGGAACCCATGTAGATGATTTTCCGGCTGAAATAAGGATCTTTACCGATAACGGGTTGATTTGTTTATCTATAACATCCGTGTATTTATCGGGGGAAGATAATTTGATGGTCGATGGATATGATGACGATAATGATAAAGTTGATGGGGTGGATGTTTATTACGACCAGATAAGTGAGGTGGTATATCTGGCTAAAGTCATATTAGAAGAAATGGAGGGAAAAGATCATGAGGGAAGCAATTAAAACAGATATGGAATATAAGGAGATATTAGAGAAATCATTATCAGCTATCCAATATCTAAGGATACATGGATTCTCAACGTATATGGAATCGGAGGGGATTGTAAATAGGATAATGATATTTAAGGATAAGAATGAAATGAGAGATCAAAAGCTCAAATGCCAATGAGCCAATAGAAATCGTAATAATAAAAAGCCATGAGTAAAGAATATAAAGCGATAAAGAATTATATCCATAATGAGCTTGGGCTTACCAAGGAAGATATAATCAATGTAATTAGATCTGATATAAGACAACATGTTGAGAGGTGTATGCGTAATACTTATGGGGATGATAATAATTTAGAGCGGTGGATTAAGGTTATGGTGGAGAATAAGCTTGAACAAAGAGATTTTAACGTCATTCCAAGGATGGTAGAAAAGGTATTACGAGATAAGATGTTAGATAATATAGAAATTATCGTAAGAAATAAGGACTTAAATGATTGAGAATATGAAAAATGAAAATATTTTAGATAAAATAAAAACGGAGGGCATGAACCAAGGGATATGGCTGGCGGTTCAGGAGCTAGCCTACGACGGGCGATGGACGCAGGCCGCAGAGGAACTGGTGTCTTCTTGTGGATTGACCGAGGATGAATGTAGGAAGCTGCAAGAAGAAAGCGGATCGTTTAATGATGAGATGCTTGAATTTATTGATATGATATTTGGTCATACGGATATGATAGGTGAATGTGAAGATGATACAGAATAAATATGTATAAATATCAAATAGTAATTATATACAATAAAAATTATGAGCTTAATAGATAAACTAGAAGACTTGGTGGCTAAGGTAGACACCGAATACCAAGAGAAGATGGAGGCAGTGATCCGGGAGATAGTCCCGGGGATGCCGGAAGATAGCGTACGTCATGCCGCCGAGTGTATGTGCACGGACAGGATGGGGAGTATGATGGACATCGATCTTTATATATTAAGGGAAGAAAATAGGCCTTACAAATGCCATTATCTAAAGGATCTGCTGGAAGATAGGGTAGCTAGAATAAATAAGATGCATGAGGATAAAAGTTATACATATGATATAGATGATAATTATTGGTGCGCTACATGTGGTTCCCATTCTCATAAAGAAGATTCCAAGACAGGGTATTGTTGGCATTGCGATACAGATAGTTGGGTTAAAGAGGATGGGGCGGATGTAGGGATATAAAAATAGGCGATTATATAATATTCATATTTACTAGATATGGGAGAGAAGAAGATAAAAATGTGCCAAAAAAAAGACAAGTCTATTAAAAAAGTGCTTAAGGAGATAGAGAATAAGGCTATTGAATCTCGATATACGAATATGTATGATTGGCAGCGCAGGGAGCTTTCAAAAGAGGATCTGTTTGAGTATGCGGAGGAGATGAGAAAATGTCTTGATAAGATATTTGATTTGGCAATTGATGAAAGGCTTAAATAATTCAACACAAAATCATATAAGATGATAACTTCTATAAGGATAGACGACAACAAGAAGACTCCATTTAAATATATCCCAAAGATAAAAGCGTTCAAAAATGGCTCTGAGTTTATATTCAAGCCAGGCGTGAATGTGATTGTAGGCAAGAACGGGAGCGGGAAATCAACCCTCCTGAATATGATATCGAAGTACATGTTGTGCGAGAAAAAGATGTGTTCTGAATTACCGTCAGAAGCATTGTATTTCCCGGATATATTTGATGATGACAAGGTGCTTGACGGGATCAGTATTAAGTCGGATTATATCGGGAAGGTATTCCATCTCCTACAGCAAACTGAAATGAGAAAGGATGATATATTGGATAATATCAATAATTTAAGTTTGTATATGAATGGAGCATCTAGGTCCTCTGGGGAGAAGAACCTTCATGCCATGAACTCGCTTTTTGATTTTGTGTTTAACCAAGATGAGTATACGTTTCCGATACAGAAACTTATGGAATTTAAGAGAAAGTCAAATGAGTTCTGGGCAAACAGGATCGACAATCTTTTAAAATACTACAAAGACAATCATGTGGTATTAATGGAGAAGGATTTTGAGTATACAATCCTTATGGATGAGCCGGACAGGAATTTAGATATTGACAATATCATGGATCTGTACAAGGTATTGTCATTTCATAAACCGCAAACACAAATTATAGCCGTAATTCATAACCCGGCTTTGATTTACAAGTTGAGCAAGCCGGATTGCGTGAACTTTATTGAGATGACAAAAGGGTATTTGAAGAAAATTACTGGTTTTATGAATAAAAAATAAGAAAGGAGATGAGAGAAGAATTGAGAACAATAGGATCAAAAGGACGCCATGTGTTTACAGCAACCTTTGTTAGATTTGGATTTAGGAATGGATACATTGGACCTGTAAAAACGATACTTTTACAAGATGTGACACTTGATAGCAAAATAGTATCAGATCATTTGTGGTTCGATTTAACAAAAGGATTTAGTGGTGCTGATTTATCGCCAGGCGATGTGGTTGAGTTTTGCGCAAGGGTTAGTGCTTACGAGAAAGGATACAAGGGGCACAAGGATGATGTACTTAATAGACCGATAGAAAGAGACTATCGATTATCAAGACCGACAAAAATTAAAAAGATCGGGAAGAAATTAATATTAAAAGATGAGGGGAAATAATACATGATAATTATATGCCTAAAAAATTTATAATTTATTAAAATATAATGATATGAAAATTCAAGTAGAATTAAATTTGGAAGATGTATTCGAGGAAGCTATGTACAATGAAGCGACGTTGAAAGAGGAGTTTACCAGCTCGGTCAGGTTAGCTGTAATACGTGAACTTAAAGAAAAGTTCAAGAATGAGTTGATGAGGGAAATATCCAATCCGATATCAGAGAAGCTTGAGGATATAGCGAGAGAATCAATGAACGATCTTGTCGAGAACGCCAGCAAGAAGAAATACAAATTAAGGATAGATTATATGGAAGAGGAACTGACAGTAGATGAGCTTATAAGAGGTAGAATAAAGAAGGTCGTAGACAACAATATTGAGACGATGATAAGCTCAAGAGCAAAATCTTTTGTCGATGAGTTAAGGAAGAGGTATGATATGGCATTCGCTGCCTTCATCGTGGATAATATGAGAAAGCAAGATATGTTGAAGGAAGATAAGATAGCTGAGCTGTTAAAGGATAATCCAAATGAGAAGTAGGGAAGATGCCAAAGGAAGGCGGAGATCGATACTCATGACGCCGCCCGTACCGAAGAAGGTCAGGATATTATCCCCAGCATGGTATAGGGCGGCGGTGGAGTTTCAAGGCAGGCTAGAGCAGGAGCGACTAGCCTTTTGCTCGTGGTGTTGTTGTCATGGAGGGTGTAATTTGTGTATGGATATAAGCAAATACAACATAAAAGGGCTTAAGATATATGGAGGATAAGGTGATTATATACCATTTTACGATTTTAGTGTAAAATGGTATATAATCACCTAAGCGTATTAACTATTAATAATGTTTATTTAATTTAATTCAAAAACAAAATGTCTACTTTTGTAGACACATAAAAATTACACATATGAAAAAGAGTAAATTTGTAAAGGAGTTAGAGAAGATCATTGATATGGTTAAGGCCGAGGATGATGGTTTCGAGTATGGTGGTAAAGTCGTTTTCTATAAAGAAGATGATGATAACTATGAAATCTCGGTAAAGAACATCGAGATGAATCTTATGGTAGAGGCCAATACCATGGCTAGTATGAATGATAGGACTTTCGCCTGCCTTATGAGTGAGGTCTATAAACAAAAGTTTACAAAGGCTATAACGATATCGGAGGATGAGGATGATGAAGACAATTGATAAGATGACCGATCAGGAGATATATGATCTTACTGATGAGCAGGTAGAGAAATTGATCGTAATAAGATGTGCGGAGGAAGGCGTCAGGTTTATGGATGAGCCTCCAGTTATGAAGACGTATGGCTATAAATCTATTTCTCCATCTCATTTCTTCTACTATTTGGAGGGCTTGAATATAGCCGTTCTTGATCAGAATGATGCTATTAAGATAGCTAAGTTATTAAGTGAATTTGATCTATACAGGACTAGATATGATTTCACCATATCCAATGAGGAGCTATGCAGTAGATTGGATATAATCAATATCAGGCATGTTCCGATGTTTGACACGAAAGATAAGGAAGCTTATAAGTCTGTCAAGGATAAGAACAACGAGATCGAGGAGGAGTATAAAGATCAGGTAAACGAATACAAAGAGAATGTAAAAAAGATGGGTGAAATCCGTGCCGAGATATGGCCAAAAGTAATTGATGTAAGGCGCAAGATTGATCACATGAATCATCTTAAAGTTCTTTTCGTAAAGGAATATCTTCCGTTGGTGGATCACGACACGGACAAGGCTATGATATTTTTCAAGAAGGCTTATGATGTGGATGATGATACGGAGAGATATATTCGTGAAGGAATAAAAGATTATCCTTTGTTTAATAATAATATAGATTAAAATGCACAATTGGTTTAAATGTACGGTTTCTTACGAGACCGATGCCGAGAACGGCATGAAGAAGAAGGTAAAGGAAGAGTATTTAGTAGATGCCTTTTCTTATACCGAATGTGAGGCTAGAATCATAGAGGAAATGAGACCATTCATCTCCGGTGAGTTTAGCGTTGATATCAAACGATTCAGGATAGCGGAATTGTTTGCCATGGATGGAGACCGGTTCTATAAGGTCACGGCTGATTATATTACGGTAGACGAGAAATCGGGTAATGAGAAACGCAAGGCGTTTAACTACATCGTTAGGGCCAATGACCTTGATCATGCCAAGAAGAACTTCGAGGAGGGCATGAAAGGGACTATATCAGACTTCGTGGTAACCTGTATTAAGGAGGAGAAGAAGTTGATGGATTTCTATGAGTTTGACGGTAAGATCAGGAACCCGGAGAAGCATGAGGATAGTAAGCAACAAGGCTAGCTACGAAACCATGTCATCCGTCGCCGAGAAGTTGATGGAGATAAGTAAGATGGAGGGTACGATTTATCGTACCCTCACATTATCTAATAAGACTTATCTGGCTTCCAAGTTAGGGTATAGTAGGTCCGGATTCTATAAAAAAATACAGAACAGGAATTTTAATATCCGAGAGCTGGCTCAGATATTCGATACGATCATCAACTTCAAAGATCAAGATTGGACTGAGGGTAAGATTAATAGGCTTAAAAGATATAGGGCTATGAGCCTTATGGAGTTCAATAAAAGTTATAAAAAGAAAAAGGCATGAGAGGTAGGATGTTGCCGTGTGAGAGATGCGGGAGGATGGTAGCCATAAGGAGCAAGGGGTTATGTCCAGCATGCAGAGCCAAGGAACTACCGCCAAAGGGGAGGACGGCGATACGGGCGAAGGCCAAGCCCCGGGGTAGGAGCCTAGCCGTGTTCTTTGGCGCCCACGTAGCTAAGTTAAGTATGATAAGAAGATCTGCTACCGGCGCATATATACCATGTCCTGGGGTAAGCAACATATGCCACTTATACCCTAAAAGGAAATATAAATCGGTCGCCGAGGATAATGATAACATTATCTACTTGACGGCTGATGAGCATACAAGATTCGATTATCTATTAGATACGATGGATTTCAGCCGGCTCTTGGATGAGTTTGGTAACGTATGGCTGTTGGCAGCCAGAAGGATGAGGGATCTCGCACCTAGAGTCGAGGAGGATGGTAAATTAAAAACCAGATTATTATCATGGATAGAAGAAAACAAAAATTACTTTTAGCTCTTGGATACGAGGCTATAAGTGATACGATATATAAGAAAGGAATGGATATGGAAGTCATAAGCGATCAAGAATCGTTTGATGATATGAGAGTTCGTTTATCCAAAAAACATCATGTGGTTATCACAGATGATGGTGTTGTAATAGAGTTTGTTCATAATAAGTCAATGGACGAGAATGCGCCATCATATTATTGGCGATCATCATTACCAATATTAAGATCATATCATACAGATCCTAAATTTACCGCTTTCTTTGGCATATTAGACGTTTTGTCAACGATACCAAAGAAAGATATGGTTGAGGAGGAAAAGCCTGTTGAAGAGCCTAAAAACGAGCCTAAGGAGGAGATGGAGGTTGAGTATGATCTGGAGACAGAGCAACAGTATTATGCCGCTGAATGGATAAAGGATATCCCGACACCTGTGTTATATAGAATGACTGTAGCCGGCAAACGTGTGTATTATGAGATGGATGTTGATGGGTATCCTATCATATACGATGGAGCCACTAACAATATCGCCAATGGGTATTGTGATACGTCCGGAGCCTTGGAGAAATGGAAGAATGAGATGAGACTCAAGGGCAAGGACCCTGATGAGTACGCTAACTATAGGGCCGACTTAGGTACTATCATGCATTATCTATTTGGGTTGTATCTGACCGGGGTTAACATAAAGCTGATCCCGACATGGATCAGGAAGGTGGTCAAGGAAGCCAAGCTAAGAATAGACAAGTATAGGATGGAGCGGATATTAGTGGATAACATTGATGAGCTAATAGAGGATCTAATATCATTTGCCATATTCTGCAAGGAAAGACATGTAAAACCTGTATTGATCGAGAAGATGTTGAGGTCAAGCAGGTTAAAGGTAGCTTCTTCGGTGGACGCCGTGGTGGAGATGGATAGCGAGCCGGAGACAGTGGAGATAGAGGTCGAGACAGGAGAGTTCTATAAGACGGGAGCCAAGAAAGGTCAGCCTAAGACGGAGAAAAAGAAGATAAAGAGATGCAGGAGGATATTCGCTATATTGGACTTCAAATCAAACAGGAAGGGCAATTTCTATGACGAGTACGCTTTCCAGCTTGAGCTATATAGAAGAATGATACTGGAGAACTACGGAAAGATATTGGAGATAGAGGAGATATATAACTTCGCTCCGGGTGATCCTACCGCAAAGACCAGCCAATATAAGCTGAAAAGACAGACCGACAACCCTATATTGAATATGGCTACCGTAGTATATCTTCAAGGAAAGTATAAGTTCGAGAAAACCAATTATACGATTACGTCAAGGATCGGATCTTTAGATATAGAGGGTGATTTTGAGTTGAATGGTTTGATAAGAAAAGAGTCGCTGAGAGATTATATATATAGAGTGATGAGCGAGAGGAGAGGATAATGGAATTCAGGGAGTTTGACAAGAGCGTATATCGGTATGAGTTGGATCATAGCAAGCCAAGGAGGAAGATGACGTGCCCGCAATGCGGCAAGGATAAGTGTTTTACGCCGTACGTGGACGTAACCACCGGTCAGATCGTTGGAGAGCAGTTTGGGGTGTGTGATCATAAAAATAAATGTGGTTACTTTAAATATCCAACAGGGAGCGAACTTGGGAACAATGATCTTTTTACCGATTCAAACAAAGTATTAAGGAGGTACAGACCTCCCGTGGATCCGGATATAGCCAACTGCATTCCGGTAAGCAAGATGTTTGAGACGCTTAATCCTTTCGAGACATCTGATCTTCAGGATTATCTATCCAATATATTCGGATCATATCATACCAATAGAGCGTTCAGCTTATATAAGATCGGGATGATGAGATTCGGGGATTGGGGTAAATGCTGCGTGTTCTGGCAACTTGATAAAAGTTGGGTGATAAGGACCGGGAAGATAATGGATTACGGACCAGATGGTAAGAGGGTAAAGGTTCCCATGGATCATGTATGCTGGGTTCACATCCTCGACGGTCAAGATTATTTATTAAGGCAATGCCTGTTCGGTGAGTTTCTTATCAACTTCTATCCTAAGGAAGCCACGGTATATATAGTTGAGTCGGAGAAGACGGCGGTCATCTGTAATATCGTATATCCAGATAGGCTTTTCATGGCATGCGGAGGTATCCATATGTTGAAAAGGGAGATGATAGAGGCATTGGGACGTAGGAGAATAGTCCTATATCCTGACAAAGGATCGGCGTTTAACGAGTGGAAGAAGAAAGTGGATAGGGATATGAAGGGGATGAATATAGAGATAAGCGATTTTCTCGAATCAAAACCCAATATAAATGAGGGAATGGATATAGCGGATTATTTTATCATTAAACAAATTTACAATGGCAAAGGTAGTTGACAATTACAAGAAATTCAAGGTGCTTGAAATAACAAGACAGGAGATGATGGATAAGCTCACCAGATATGGGTGCTTAGGCATTTGCGATATGTGTAACAGACCTACATCCGTAGGCTATTACGTGGCGGTGATCAATCAATGGATGTGCAAGGACTGTTATAATGATTTCATCAAATCGGTTGATAGGTATGAGGAGGATATGAAAATAGAAAACAAGAATTTTAATAGATTCTGCAATCTGTTTAATGTTAAGATAGAAGAAACGGTATGAAAGAACTGTCTTTAGCCCAGAAAGCTATGCTTAACGGATCCGTATGCCCGTATTGCAAGGCCCCATCCACTATGATAAATACGGTGAAAGGAAAGCAAGTTGGATGCGAGAAGTGTGGGGCTTGGATGAGATCCGATTCTACGGGTAAACCTGTAGGTAGGTTAGCCAAGCCGGACCTCCTTAGGTCTATGGATATGGTAATGACCGAGATCAACGTATTCTTAATAAAAACAGGACAGGATAGACATGATCTTTACAAAGAACTATCTGGTGAGCTTATGATACCGGAGGAGCATATATCCCCTTACAAGATGTCTTTGCCATCATTACTTAAAGTCATGAGACATATCAAGGCATATAGTGATAATCGGATACAGATATATGATGGAGGGAGGGGGAATAACTGCCCTAGGCATAATACGATAGCGATAGGCGGTAGCGCATGCCACGGATGTCCGGAGCATCTATTCCATGTAGTGGATAAGGTAACTGACTTGGTGGTGTGTGACGCTGACATGAGTTACGGTGATTACAAAAAATAATTATTATATTGATAAAAATTGACAGAACATGAAAGTAATTTTTATTCACAAACAGACAGGGTTTTATGTAGGAGGATCAGTGTTTAACAAGACATGTGGTTTTTACAAATGCAGAGATAAGATGATAGAAAAAGGCATAAGCGAGGATAAGGCCAACATGCTTATTGATATAATAGGTCCGCACTTATGTGTGTGGGAAATAAAAGATGGGGATGATCCTTACGAGAGCATGAGAAGCAGACTTGGAGATAAAGCCTCATATTTAGATGGAGAGGATATTATCGTAGAGGATTATGATTATGACGAGGAGGACGAGGATGGGGAGGTCGACTGAATATTATAGGACACATCCGGAGGCCAGAAGAAAGAAAGCCGAGACGGATAAGAAGATCAACGCCCGCCCTGAGCAGAAAGCCAAGAGGCGGGAGTTGGGTCGCAAGAACTACAAGACCGATAAGCTGAAAGGTAAAGCCTATCGGAAGGGAAAGGATCTATGCCATACGGCAAAGGGATTGAGGTACAAATCAAGGTCAGCTAACAGAGGATCTAAATCCGATACGGCTGGCGATAGAAACGCACGAGGATGAACGATAATAGGATATGGAAGACGTCCAAGGAAATTATCATGGACGCCTATGAGAGGATAATGAAATATCAGTCGGGAGAACTTCTCCCGGCTCGTACTGGATATCCTTATCTAGATAAAGCTTTGCTGGGAGGATTTTACCCTCAACATGCGATAGCCATAGGAGCTAGACCAGGGGTTGGAAAATCCTATTTGGCACAGAAAATCATGAACAATGTGATGAATGTCAACATCAATCCACAAGCAGATGATTATGTATGGTTAAGATGTGAGTTCGAGATGAATCCGGAAGACTTGGTATTACGTTCACTATCAAAAAAAATGAACAAAGACATAGAAGATATCCTCCTTCGTAAAATGGATGAAGAGGAGATGCTGGAAATGCAAAAATGTCTTAAACAAGAAAATTCAAACAGAATAACGTATATACCAATACCTACAACAGTTGATGAGCTTAAAGATTTTCTATGGAATGTATATATGCCGGCGAATAAGGATAAGAAAATTGTATTTGTATCCATAGATCATACAGCTCTTATACAAGGTTCGGGTGACGCCAAGAGGAATATAGATAGTTTGATGAATATGTGCAATATAGCCAAAAGAACGTTTCCAAACATCTTCTTCCTTATCGTATCGCAACTCAATCGAGAGATAGAGGGTAGGCGTGATCCGAAGGATCATATGCCAAGGCAGTCTGATTTCTATCAATCTGACTCATTGGGACAACTGTGTACGGCTATGGTAGTGTTGAATATCCCAAGGAGATACGGGTACTCCTCATACATGCAATTTCCGCAAGGATGGTATCCTAATCTGGAACGTTTTAAAAGTGAATCAAGACGATCCTTCCGTGTAGATGGATTATTGTTCCATCATATCGTAAAGGTTCGTCAAAGATCATTGGAGGAGATTGATGCGATACATGTGGATATCATGAAAGGATATGAGCGATATTATCCTGATGGAGGGGTGGTGCGCCAAGAAAGACCAGGAGGCTCGGATGCCCCTGTGGGTAGCGGCAAGCCGGACACGACAGTCGTTACGCTACCGCCCCCGCCTCCCAGTATTCCATTGGAGCAGCAATACATACCGCCCAGTGATGATTTCAATGTAGTACATGACGAAACACCTTATTGACATGAGATTGAGACATAATTACTTGCTTGTAGTGATAAAGGTGCTGGAAATGTTCTTGAAGACCGTATTGTCGGTTGAGGATAAGATGGGGATAAAGGAAATTATATCCTCGTTAAAGGAAATGGCTAAATACAGCATCAGATATATCATAAACCGGGAACGGGAAAAGGAGATCATGAGTATCTGTGATGAGGTATCCAATAAAGTACAGGAGTATAAAAGGATGAATGATAACTCAATGATATTGGAATTGGAGAACCTAAAAAGGGAAGTTGTGGCGGTGGAGGATCTTCTTAGCTCATACAAGGGGGTTCTTGACGCCGAACTGGTGATAGCCGAGGATGATATCAGAATCATACGGGACAAGATCGCTATAAGCCTGAGGGAGGACGGAACATGTAAGAGCATGACTGACGCCGATAAAAGGGCTAGGGTGGACGTAAGATACGAGAGGGCGTTAGAGGATTATCGAATCCTTCTAAGATGCGCCAATACGGTTAGGGCTAAGATGTCGGTTGTAGGGCATCTTAACCAATCTATAAATCAATCTATATCAGTTGGTAGGGTTGGTATGGCTAATGAATCTTATACGTTGACATACTCCCACCACTAAAGTGATTGGGATTCTTGGATACAAGTGTACGGGACCCCGGTTTTACAACCGTTGGAATTACCCGTACTCTCCAATTCGGAAATGCCCTTCCGAAGGATATTTTTAGAGGCTAAGAGGTCCCTGTCGTTGATAGAACCGCATCCGGGACAAACCCATGTGCGGTCGCGTAACAACAGACCTTTATTAATGCAGCCACATTCGCAAGTTTTGGAGGAAGGATACCATTTGTCAATCTTATGTACTATCACTCCATACTTCGAAGCGATATACGTAAGTTTGTTAATAAAAGAAGAATGACTGAGATCGGAAATCTTCTTCCCCCACAAACGTTTCATTCCTTCAATGTTTAGATCTTCAATGAAAATATAATCATATTGTTTACACAACTGATGTGCTAACTTCCATTGAAAATCACTACGTAGATTCATGATTTTCCTGTTTGTCTGATGAAGCTCGAACAACCTTCTTTTCCTGTTATTCGATCCCTTTTCAGATCTTGAGAGGTTGCGATTACATTTCTTTATCTTCTTTTGATATCTATTGAAAAACAAAGGAGACTGAATAGACTTTCCATCGCTTAATGTCATGTAAGTTTTAAGTCCGAAATCGATTCCTACAGATGCACCATTACGTGACTTTTCATAGGTCTTATTCGATTTCGAGTCTGTTACGATGACAATGGAATATCTATTACATGTTTCCCTTAAAACTCTGACCTGTTTTACATTCCCATCGTAAGGACGGGAATATGAGAACTTAAAACGCTTGTTTATCTTATTGATCGTGAAAACATTTCCATTCAAAGCAAATCCTCCCTGTTTAAATACAAAGGAGTTAAACTTCTCTGCTTTCTTGAACTTCGGAGGTCTTTTGCATAACTTTTTAAAGAACCTTTTATAGGAATTGTCAAGACGTCCAAGGATTTCCTGTACGGTCTGGGAATGCAAAAAGATTCTTTTGATTCGTTTGGCAAAGTGCTTTTGAAGCCTGTTCAGTGAAATATATTTTCCAAATCTCCTGTAATAACGTTTTTGTAAATTCAAGGCATGATTCCATACAAATGCACATTCCCTAAGCATTTTATCTAAATGCTTAGTGTTCTTAGATTTATATATATTGTACTTGTATGAGATCATGTTTTAATTATTTTTACGGCACAAATATAATAACAGTATACTATATTTGCAAAACAAATCAGTAAAAAATGGATAGCAGGTGGAAAACAAACAGAGGAAGTGTCTATAATTTGGGGTATCACATAATTTGGTGCCCTAAATATAGAAGAAAGAAACTCGTAGGAGATATCGAAAGAAGATTAAGAGAGCTTCTATACGAAAAAGCTAGTCAAAACAATTGGGAAATAAAAGAACTGGAGATAATGCCGGATCATGTTCATTTATTTATAAAAGCAACTCCTTCTGATTGTATATCTCATATTGTTTCACAATTGAAAGGATATACAGCTAACATGTTAAGAAAAGAATTTGAATCTCTTAGAAGAGAGCTTCCTACATTATGGACAAGATCTTTTTATGTAGAATCGGTAGGGCATATATCCGAACAAACAATTATAAAATACATTGAAAATCAAAAGAATATATGAAATATGATACTATCCCCTCTTTAAAAAGAGGGGCTTTGGATAAAATCGTAAAACAGTATGAGAAAGGGAAAGAGATTATCGAAAGCAGACGGCCTTAGGGTATTGACAGAGGCTTATGATTCTATAAAGAATTACAGCGAGAGCTGCATGTGTATAGCTATAGTCGAATCGGCGGATATGCTTGGATTAGCGCATGATGATGATCTGGCATATGAGCTTATACCTGAGTTAAGGATGTTTAAACCTATAGATAAGCATCTCAATAGCTTTTGGTTTGACTGGGATGAACGAGATAAAAGGCTGTGCATACTCAAGACATTGATAGACATATATAGCGATAATGATCATTCTGATATATTAGAGAGAATAAGTAGAAAGATCAGGTCAATATTTTAACTTGTTTACGTATGTATATAAATTTCGAGCAGATGATGACATCAGGGTTAACGATGTCTGATGTCGGGTATCTCTTGATGATCCGGCAAAAAGAGGAGATGGCTGATGTCATTCCAAAAGAGAAAATAGACAGCTATAAGGCGTCTGGTTATATCGAGCTTCAGAAGAATGGGAAGTGGAAGATAACGCCAAGGGGAGGGTCGCTGCTGATGCTGATAGAGACACCCGGCCTGACACCGGAGGTCGAGGGGATTCGGGACCGTATCGTTGGGGTATATAACGATATGGGTAAGGATACAGGAGCTATCAAGGAGGTGGAAAAAAGGCTTATTTGGTTTGTGGCTAACACCAACTTCAAGGAAGAACCTATAGTAAGGGCCGTAATATCCCATATAGACCTTAAACGTGAATATACGATGAGGTTGGATAACTTGATATGGAAGCCGTCAAATGTCTATAGCGTACATATGAGCTTATCGGAATCAACGTTATTCGATACGATCATAAAGATGTATGGCATGACGTCTGACTTGTATCTTAGGGAGAACAAGAACAAGGAACTGGCATGGTTGTTCGCCGTAAGCCGACTCCCGGATCCTCCAAGGAAGATGGATAAGGAGTATACTATTACTGGAGATGTTAAGATGGACATCGAAAGAATATCAGATATAAAAAAAGAATTAGGTAGAAGATTAAAAATGTCAATTTAAGAGTTATGAAAAGAAATCAAGTATTAGAAGTAGTGATAGACGCAATATTTGCGAAAACATCTGAGTTTGATGATATTGAAGACATAAAGGAAGATAGTAACCTATCGTCCGATATGGCTATGGATTCATTGGATCTTGTTGAAGTGATAATGGATATAGAAAAGATGACAGGTGAATACATACCAGATGAGGTGTTTCGCAATACCCCTTGCGATGAAATAACGGTAGGAAGTTTAACTGATATGTTGTATGTTTATTTTAAGGACAAATAATGGATTTCGGATATGACGATTGGGAAGAGGGGCTAGAAACCCCTCTTGTCGATGATTGCGATGACGATCACAATGAGGAGGATGAGTATGATTTCGGCTAAAGAACTAAGGATAGGGGATCTTGTAAAAGACAAGGCTGGCAATATATGGAGAGTAGGGTGCGTTACTGGTATGCGTAATAAAAGTAAGTCATTGATCCTTGAACGTGAGGTTGATGATGGGATAATGAAATGGTATTCCGGGGAAGATGATGTCATGCCTATTGAGATAGATGATAATATACTTGATACTATCGATTTCAAGCGTGATAAGGGGCGGGATGTATATCGAGGCTACGGAATATCTATAGAGTTTTTTGATGATGGGTATTATCTTAGCCTTAGGGATCTGGAAGACGATCTAAGCGATCCTATTCAGATTAAGAATCTTCACCATCTACAAAACCTGTTAATGGACTTATACGGACATGACATAAAAATAGATAAGCTTTATGGTAATACCGGAGAATAATTTGTTATGTAAGGTTATAAACGGAGAGAAGGTTCTCGCCGCTTCTTACTCGCAGATAGACACGTTCGTCCAGTGTCCATATAAATGGTATAAGACTTATGTGGAGGGTCATAGGTCTACGGAGAAGCATGAGGCTACGTCATATGGTACGGTTATCCACCAAACGATGGAGTATTTCTTCAAGAACGGATGCAGACCTTCTTATGAGGATATGAGCAAGGCATTCAACTACTACGCCGATATAGAGAAAATACCTTTTGATAGCGTAAGATCCCAGATCGAGTCCATGCAACATGCGGCTAGGCTAATAAGATGGATTGTGGGGTTGTTTGAGAAGGATGCTGCTGGCAATTATAAGAAGGCATGGTCTGATCTTACGCCAATGGAGAAGGTGGTCCGGGGGTCGAGACCGGCCGGCGTGGAGGAGGGCTTCGTCCTACCCTATAAGCTACCCAAGCCCCTTACTTTGGATGGCGTGACGTACGATAAGGTACATATCATAGGATCGGTGGACTGGCGTGGAGAGTATAAGACAAAGGACAGGATAGCCATGTATACGATAGACTGGAAGTCAGGGAGAAAGTTATTCGATGAAGATAAGCTGCTTCATAATCTCCAACATCCGATATACGCCTTTTACATACTCAGAAAATATAAGGTATTGCCGGATATGTGCAGCTATTTCTTTACCCGCATGCTGGACAATCAGAACGTGAAGGTAGATAAGGAGAAAGTAGAGAGATCGGTCAAGGAACTTAACGATATTCTCCTTGACATGTATGATTTCGAGACAAATAAAATAGATAGCTATCAAGCTCACGTTTGGGACGACGCCAAACAGGGGTATAAGTACGAGAAGCGCTACCTCATGGGACGTCAGCCGGCCTGCCTTGAACCCCGCCCCAAGCCCTTGTGTTTTTGGTGTGATTTCTCGATCCACAAACAAGGAACATGCAGGTACTCATCGGATTGGGACGAGTCTAAAAGAAAGAATAAAAAAGATTAACTTCATTAAAAAGCCTAGGTAAACATCTAGGCTTTAATTATATTTGCAATACAAAAAGATCAGATCATGGAAGAGAAAAATGTATTAAATTTATTAATGTCGAGAAAGGATATCAGGAAGCTGGTAGAGAAATCGAATGAATGTTATTCTAAAATGGATTTCGTGGGAGCCATGAAATACCGGAAACAGATAAAGGATATTATTGACAAGGAGTCCAGGATCATGCTAACAAGAAGCGAGTCGCTTATTGAGCTAATGAACGGCTCTGGCGATGAGTATAAGTTCAAGATGTTGGTATGGCTACATTCCATGATGTGTATGGCGGATGTATTTAACGGGATATTGGAGGATTTTAAGGATGGGGTAAGGAAAGCCAATGGCAACTCTAAGTTCGTTAAGTTCGATAATCTGGATAGATTGATGACAGAATGCAAGAAGGAAATTGATTATCTAATGAAAGGCACAAGTAAATCATTTCAAATATCCTTTGCCGTAAGGAGCGATGAGATGAGGGAGATGATAGAGAATATGGTTGGGGATAATATCCGAGAAGGGTACGACATGTTCAAGGAAGAGGCTGAGATGGTGAATGAGACAGATAGGAGCAAGATAGAGGAATTTAATAAGAAGTTAGATCATGATTAAATTCAATATAAAGATAGGCGATATAGTCCATACCCAGATAGGAACAGGAGAGGTGATAGCCATAAGCAAGACCAAGGAAACTTTAATGGTGAAAATGGACGATGGTCGGGAGTGTGCGATAAGATTAGAGTACGTGAAAGACGTTTTTGATAACTACAGATCCAAATGATATACAGACTAAGACCATATCAAGAGGAGTGTGTTAAAAGTATATCCGATTACATAAACTCTGATAGACATGATCCAGTATTAGTCATCGGACCGGTAGGTTGCGGTAAATCGATCCTCATAGCAGAAGCGGCTAGATTGATGGGAGATAAGACGCTGATTCTCCAGCCGTCTCGCGAATTACTAATACAAAACTACTGCAAGCTTACATCATATGGCATACCGGCTACCATCTATTCCGCCTCCTGTGGCAAGAAAGAGCTGTCTAACATGATATACGCCACGTTAGGGTCTATCAAGAAGGTTGTTGGGCAGCTTAAGGAGATGGGAATCAGAAATGTATTGATAGATGAGGCTCATGCCGGATATAGTCCTGAGGACGGCAGTGAGTTCATGACATTCATGAATGAGCTGAAGCCGAGAAAGGTGATAGGGTTTACAGCCACGCCATGTAGACTTAAAAACATGTCGATAGGACAGACATCATATTCCCAACTTAATTTCATCACTCGTATGAGACCGGTATATTTCAAGAACCTGATTCACGTGATACAGGTAGAGGAGATGATAAGGCAAGGATTTTGGACACCTCTTAAATATGAGACATGGGATTTCAATGGAGATGCCCTTAAACTCAATTCTAACGGCTCCGAATATACGGCTGAGTCAATTAGTGAGGCGGTGAGAAAAAATGGCTTAAACAACCTTATTTTACGTCGGTTGATGGTATTAAAAGACATCTGTAGATCTATACTGGTGTTTATGGATTCTGTTGAGAGCTGCAATACGGCCGCCGAATGGATGAACGCAAAGATATGCGCTGGCATGGCGGAGGTAGTTCACGGAGGCACGCCAAAAAAGCAGCGGGAGGCTATAGTCGAGAGATTCAAGTCAGGTGGGACGAGGGTAGTGTTCAACTATTCCGCCCTCGGTACGGGATTCGATCATCCGGGTCTGGATTGTGTAATAGTAGGAAGACCAACATTCTCATTCTCGTCGTTTTATCAGTGGCTTGGGAGAGCTGTCAGGATAAAGGACGGTAAGGATAGCGCATTGGTCGTTGATTGTTGTAACAACTCGTCAAGGTTCGGTGATATAAGGAAACTTAGTATAGAGAACTACAAGGGGTATGGATGGGGAATGTTTATCGGCGATAAGCTAATAACTAATATCCCGATGGGGGATAAGGTAACGAAAACAGATCTGGATATCAAAGCCGCCAAGAAAGATCGTAGGAGGGGGCTGGCGCAGGGCGTAACCGCCGCCCCTGTTCCCGGAAGGCCGGATCATCCCCTTGGATCTACGGTGATGACATTCGGCAAGTATTGTGGATGGATGTTGCATTCAATTCCGGTATCGTACTTCAAATTCATAAACGAGACATTTGACTGGAGTAATGGTCGAAACAAGGAGATAAAAGAGTACATAGATTTTTTAATTAAAAACAATAGATTATGAATATGAGCATAGATGAGATAAAAGATATTTGTGTCCAAATCGCTATAAATGGCGTACATATATCACAAAAAAATTAAATCAAATCATTGCATGATGATGGTATTAGCGTCAGCCCAAATAGATAATATCTTATCTAAGAAGGAAGATGGTGATCATGATAATGACGATGATAAAAATATTATCATGGGTCGTATCAGTGTGATAGAATATGAATTGAAACAAATAAAAAAATTATTATGATTGGGTGTATATATCATGAGGCTGATCTTGACGGAGTAATGTCAGCGGCTATAGTGAAAAAGTATTTCAAAGGGGACATTGATCTTCTTCCTTACAATTACGGCAAGGAAATACCTGACGTGAATAAATATGATAAGGTATTTGTAGTTGACGTGTCATTTGGCGATAGAACGAGATTCTTATTCGACGAATGGGAAGACAAGGGGATAGATGTCACATGGATAGACCACCATAAGACGGCGATAGAAGCTGTGAAGGACTATAATGTCAAAGGCAAAAGACGTATCGGAACGGCGGCTTGTGAGCTTACGTGGGAATATCTTTTCGATGATATCGAAACCCCTGACGTGGTAAAATTATTGAGCGCTTATGATGTATGGGATCATGATCGCTTCGAATGGAGTGACGTTCTTTCATTCCAATATGGGATGAGAGGGTATTGCGGGCTTGACGTTGACATGGTCAGGGAGGTGCTAAACAAGGCGAATGGCGAGTTTGTTTCTGATATGATAAGAAATGGCGAGGCCATAATAGAATATATCATCGAGAAAAACAGAGGAGAAATGAAGATGTTCTCATTCGAGGCAGATATATTTGGATACAAGGCGATATGTATGAATACTACGGAGTTTAACTCCACCACATTCGAGTCTATGTACGATCCTAGAAAACATGATTTGATGATGCCATTTTGCTGGAACGGAAGATTCTTCAGATGCTCGTTCTATACCACCAAGGAGGAGGTGGATGTCTCGGCGCTGGCACGCAAGGCCAACCCCGGTGGAGGAGGTCATAAGGAGGCTGCCGGCTTCCAGCTTAGCGTGGAGGATATGATGGAGTTTCTAAAAAACAGAAAAATGTTATGATAGGGCTAGTCTTTGCCTTTATAATAATGGCAGGTTCTATCTATTTGATAATAGAAGGGAATAAGAAGGATGATTCTACTGAATTTTATGGAGGGATAATAGCAACGATCTTATCTATCTTTTTGATGTGTTTAGTAATACAAAATATAGATACAAAAGATATGGGAAAGGTGTATAAATTCAAGAGACTTGACGAAATGAAGCTAGACGATTACGGCTTCGGTTTATTCGAGTACAATGGCGTTCTTTATTTCAAGGAGGCAGATGAAGGGAAATGCTTTGATGTAAGGAGCGGAAATGAGGTTATTATCGGGAAAGATAAGATTATAATGACTTTGGAGGATTAATATGAGGAAACTTGACAACACCAACAGGACAAGAAAGAGAAACATACGGCACTCGTGGGTAAAGGCGGGGCCGGGGATTCAACGCTGCGCTATTTGTTGGATTACGAAGCGAAGCGAGTGGATAGACGGAAAGACCACGAATTGTGTGTATCTATCATCTGGTGAGCTTTACTCTATGACAGGAGAAACACCAGAATGCAGGGATCTTAGTGAATTTTATTAATCTAAAAAGTATATAATTACCTAATAATAAAACAAAAAGGAGTTTGAAATGAAAGAGGAATTTAGCAAATACGACAAAGTCGTTTATGATGGTGAGGTATTTGAGGTGCTTGAGACCGCTGACAATACGGGAATGATGAAAATAGCTTCATTGATGGATACGGCATATGGGTTCCTTTGGGTTGATGAGGAGATGGTCGTGTCGTTAAACAGGGCTATCAAGTTAAGGCTTATCGATGATGAGACGGCGGATGAGGCGATGAATTTCGGGAAGACAAAAATAGGAGATGCGGTGATGGAAAGCGGGCCGCTCGGAGGCAAAGACGGTAGCGGGAAGGACGACCGGTCCGACGGTAAACTCCGGTGGGATCTCCTTCCTTTGGCTGAGATAGAGGACATCGTGAGGGTATATACGGAAGGCGCCAAGAAGTACGTTGAAAACTCATGGCAAGATATACCTGATGGATTCAATCGGTATTTAGGTGCGACCATGCGGCACTTAGTTGCTTATACGAAAGGGGAGAGATTTGATTCGGATACAGGATGTATGCATCTTGCGCAGGTGGTGTGGAACGCTATAGCAATGTTGTATTACGATAAACATAATAAAGGGCTAGTGGAATGGAAGAGTCAGGAGAAAGAGTAGTAGATGAGAGATTAAGAGCTATCGACAAAAGAACAGGTAAATACGTTAATGTAATCAAGCGCACTATTGATGATAGCCTATTCCCGATAGTTAAGTATCTCAGTTACAGTTATAATGAATTAAATTATGATTGTGTAAAGAATCTGAATTTTGATGTAGACGTAAATTGGGAGCAGCGTAGATATCAGATTGTTAAGGATTTATTATCTAACAATTTCGATGGGAGAAAGATGAGTATAGATGAGGTAGATAATGCTATATTTACCGCTGATTTGATTATTAACAGATTAACAACTATTTGAGATGGTAAGAATTGATTTTTTCACGAAGAAAGACGCTGAATACAGCGACTACATGCGATATATTATCGCCAACACATTACAGGAGTATGAGGGTGAGGTCACGTTAAACCAGATCCCGGAGAACAAAGCCACGGAGGAGGAAATATCCAAGTACGGTATAGAGGTATATCCTACTATCATCGTCAGCGGTGATAACATGGATGGCTTTAATAAACTTGAGGGGATGGCCAGAAAAGCTGATCTTATTAACGTCATGTCGTTATACGACAAGAAATAGGCTTATGACGATAAGGGATAAATATTTTGGTTGGAAAGATATATTCTTTGACAGGTTCGTGCATTGTTGTAATGAAAAAAGTGACCAACCACAAGGAAGTAATATACCTCTAGCCAAAATAAACTTCGATAACAAGACAGGATATGTGGAGGACGGGACTATTAATATAGCCGAGCTTCTTCAATATCTTTGGATAAATAATAAGGTCTATGGGTGTGAATATGCACCCATAGATATATCCTCTGTCTTGCAAACATTGATTAGATTGACCGAGAACGCTAAGTTCATATTTGACGACCAACCCGGCATACATGATATGATCCCATATAGAGGTTTTTTTCTTAGAGATGATTTTTTACCCGGGAAAGATTATTCACTTGATTTGGATAAAATAGTGAGCGGGATGGGAGGATGGTATGGGGAGGATGAGGATCCATGTTACTCGATGTTCGTCAGTCAAGATCAGATATGGAACTTGAACCCGATATTGAAGGTATTAGCTGATGAGGGATCTATTCTAGCCAAGGAACTTGGGTATGATATGAACTCATATGTCAGCGATAATGGATACACGATATACAACCCCTACCTCTCGTGGATTAATCATTACTATCATTATTGCCCGACATTTAATGAGGATAAGCTGAAACCTTGGGATAGGGTGGAAGACAGACAGAATAAATTCAAGATGACGGATAAGGTTAAGAGAGGCGCCAATAATTGGTATTATTCAGGCGGGACTATATCTTGTGTGGATAATTTCTTGGGGAAAGAATACAGGAAAAATCTCCGAACCTTCATATATCGTGGAATAGTATTCTTTTTAGATCGGATATGGCATACACCATTGTTTGAGAAGATGGGCGTGAAAATGAAATACAACGCTTATTATTGTTATGCCGCTACTTCCGGGATATGGTATGATAAGGGATTCAAGGAAAGACTAGCCAAGAGGTTTAACAAGTCGCTGGGCGGCGACGGGGAACTGTTTGGGGCTAACCTAGCCTGCATGGTATGTGACCGTAAGGATATCGATTGGGAGGCGCTTCGTCTTTGGCTTGACAAATACGATGATCCTACTGATAAGGGCATGGTGAATAGCCCTATTCAATTTATGTATTTATATTTATATTACACTTTTAACAAATAATTTGAGAACACAATTGCAACGATATGATCATAAACAAGACATGGTCAATGCCGAACAGCGAGACATTCAGCATAAAACCGATAAGGGAACTTATAGATAAATATCGAGAAGAGGGGATGGTTATAGTGGATCCATTCGCCAGAAACAGCGATATAGGGACGATAACCAACGATCTTGATCCTGAGACTAAGGCTATGTATCATAAGGACGCCACGGACTTCCTGCGTGGTCTTAGCGATAATATAGCTGATATGGTATTATATGATCCACCATATTCCACGAGACAGGTATCCGAGTCATATAAAAAGCTTGGAGGTGCTGTTAATATGCAAACAACGCAATCTAGTTATTGGGCTATGCAGAAGAAGGAGATAGCTAGGATCACCAAGAAAGGAGGGGTAGTCATTACCTGCGCGTGGAACTCCGGCGGTATAGGGGCCGGGCTTGGTTTCGAGCAGCAGGAGATTCTTCTTGTGGCTCATGGGGGATGGCATAATGATACGATTGTTACTGTAGAGAAAAAGATCAAGGGTTAGATGAAAGAAAGGATATTCACCACAAAAGAACAGGGGAGAGTGCTGGTCGAGGCCGGCCTCCCTATCTCTACCGCCAGCGGCTTCAGAGACAAGTATCTGGATCAATTACATTCTATGGAGGATAACGCTGGTCGTATAGGGTTGATAGAGGCCGTTACCCCTGATGTATCCAATCCTGTTTGGGATGTAGGGACGTTATTGAACTTACTCCCAGCCGAGATAAATGGTTATATGTTAGAGTGCTATAAATTTGAAGACAAGTGGTTCGTGTCGTATATGGATGAGGACGATATCTCCGTGTACTGGAGCAGCGAAAAACTTCTTATAGACGCTTTATTCTCGTTGATGATAGATTTGATTAAACATGGACTATATGAAACAATTGACAAGAATAAGATACAAAACGGAGGATAATCCTCCTATGGAAGGTGTTCCTCTTATAGGATACAGCAAAAAAATATGACTGTTGGGTAGCGTTAGTATACAGAAGAGGAGACAAGTATGATTAAATTATGGAGTGCGATGTTGAATATAAGACATCTCTCCCAGATGAGTACGAATACGTATATCCGTAAGAACTAGAAGGGATATATTTATATTTAAGCATGATTAATATTATTTTAATATTATTCATGCTTTTATTTTTGTTTAAATCCTATCTTTGTATCAGTATTAAAAACCAGATTGTTATGAACAAATTGATCTTGAACGATATCCAAGACCTGTGGAGGTGGAGGGAGAAGATAAACATTGATGACTTCAAAGAGGATCCTATGGCTGAGGATATGCCATTATATTTCCCGTGCGCCGTCGTATGGCATGAGGAACATGATGATTATATATACTATGGATTTGTTTATGTAGCAGAAATATTAGGGATATGAGTGTTAAGAGACAGATATTTATTAATAACAAAGACATTGATGGGAAGATAGCTAATAATACGACATTTGATTTCGATTTCAATGTTGACAAGAATATTCTTGAAAAAATAAAAGCAAAGAAGGAGAGCAATAAACTAAATACAAAAGATTGGACGCTGTTCTCGCTTATGGTTTTGTTTATTTTTGCGATGGGAGTTATAAGTGGATGGGTTATATTTAATTGATTAAATCATGGATAATTTAAAAGACATACAAAATATAACCGGTCTTACGTCAGAAGCTATATTCAATATACGTAAACCTGTTGATTATATGTGTAGTGATATAGACTGTCATATAAAAATATCGAGACACAATGTGATTATATTATGGATGGGGACGAGGAGGATGTTAAATATTATTCAAAATCAATCAAATCAGACGTAGATTCTTATTTCGAGGATATACGGTCAAGGGTCGAGAATCTCCGTGATTGGGGAGAGCAGTGGAAAGTACTGGCCAAAGACCTATTTGATGAGTTGATGAAAGTAAATAACGATAAGACCATAAACGACTATCTGTCTTATGAGGCATTGAATAAGATTAAGGAACATTTAAAATAAAACTATAAACATGAATAAAAGAAAAACCAAAAAAAGACTCCATTTAAATAATAAAGAATTTCAAGTCTTATTTCGTTCAGGCAAGAAATACTTTAGATATGCGATAAATAATCTATGTCTTGCTTTTGGATGTTCTTCATTAGAATATTGGATATACTTCTTTGAAGGTAAAAGAGTTGATGGAAATATATATTATAAAAGCATTTCACGACTAGTTCTTAGATAACGATAAATTAACAAAATAAATAGACATGAGCAAATTGCTATTTTTCGATTTAGAGACAACCGGGGTTAAGTTCTGGAGAAACGGGATACACCAAATAGGAGGGATCGTGGATATCGACGGGCAGGAGGCTGAGAGGTTCGACATCCGCCTAGCCCCGAACCCTGCCGCCACGATAGAGCAAGAGGCGCTGGACGTGGCTGGCGTTACCTTGGAGCAGATACAGTCATATCAACCTATGGAAGAAGGGTACAGGCAGTTAGTTGGTATATTATCCAAATACGTGGATAAGTTCGACAAGAGTGATAAAATGTATTTAGTGGGGTATAACAACGCTGGATTCGATAATAGCTTCCTACGGGCTTTATTCCAGCAATGTGGGGATAAGTATTTCGGATCATGGTTCTATCCTAACTGTATGGATGTATATGTTATGGTGACACCGTTCCTGATGGGTGTAAGAAACGATATGGAGAACTTTAAGTTGATGACCGTAGCCAGAACTATGGGTATTGAGATCGACGAGAATAAGCTTCATGACGCTACTTACGATATTGAGCTGACTAGGGATATTTTCTATCGTATAATTGGCAAAATGGACATTAAGCTATGAGGGACATTTTAGAGGCGATGCATGATTACCCGGATGAGGCGCTTGGGTTGTGTTTCTTTTTGATAGTGATTGTCTGGTTGTTGTCAGGTGTATTTGAGAAAAAAGATGAATGATAAACTTGATGAGATACTGGATCTTCTAAGATCTCAAAATGAGATGATTAAGGATATTCACGATTATGTGAAAGAAGTTACCAGCGAGAAGTATATAGGAGAATCTAGAATGACAAGCTTTTCTATTAACTTGGCCGCTGATATACTTACCGAAGCCATTAGCCCTAAGATAAAGGGGATGATGGTGGATTTATTAAGGAAACAGGGATGGAAAACCGAATGAGACATGGGAACATATGAGAAGAAGGTAAATCAGTTAAAAGATTTGATGGTAAGGAAATACAAATCGGCTTACAACAAATCCAAGGAAATGGACATAGATATAAGCTCGATGACATATCTTCCAGAACCGGACGTATTCAATGTTATGTACACTGAGCATATGTCCGTTATTCTTGATCGGGTTAATAAGATCATAGATGATAACAAGGATAAGCTTAAGAATCCGACTTGTTCTACATGCGTACATCTGCATGATAATGATTGGGCGAAAAGATACGGGAAGGTATGTTGCTCTATTTGGCAAGTGTGCGACCATTATATAAACCCTAATAGAAAATATAATAGGGAGCAAAAGACTTATGCGAGACGGCCAAGCAATAAGGCTTGTCCTAATTATGAGTATGGTGATGATAATTTTGAAAACAGAAGAAGATGTATAAAAGAAAAGAATACCCGATAAAGAGCTATGTGCCGATGCGCACCAACAAGGATAGGACGTGTATCTGCTGTGGCGATACGATCCCAGCCGGCAGCAGCAGGATGATACCTAAGCATGCCAAGGCAAATCACGGTCTATGTTTCCCGTGCTTCAGGAAATGGAGAGATACCGGAGGAGATCTTAAGCTTATGAACAACCCCGGAGATGCGAAGAAAGAGCATGTCATACATATGTCTAATATCCTGAAAGGGAATTGTGATATAATAAAAGGTCGAAAGCTTTACGTGGCTTTTAAAAAGGCGATAAACGGCGGAAAGAAGATCGTTATCAAATTTGACACTGATCAACCGATATCTATGTCAACAAGAGTCATGAATCCTTCATTCGGGGAGATTATGGATGAGTATGGCAAGGACATATTCCAAGGTAATCTCAAACTGGTAGATGTCCCAAAAGGAGTTAAAGACTTGATAGTTAACTATATAGAAAAATATCGCAAATTATGAATATAAAAACATTTATATATATGATCCTGACATTCAGGAGAGTAGATCCTATACCTAAAAATATAGGAATCATGTTAAGTGTAACATTTTGGATATCCGTAATATGGATAATATCAAATTTTACTATACTGATAGCTAAATTAATAAAGTAGGTAAAATGAAACAAGGCGATGTGATATGCGAGAATGGTATGAAGCTGCTTGTAGTATCAAGTTACGACCATAAGGAGCCATGCATGGGCTGTTTTTTCTACAAAGATGGAAAGTGTGGATCGAAAAAAATCATAAAATGTTGGGATTGTAACAAAGAATACATATTTACGACTATAAAAAATGAAATATTATGCAAATGAACAGATCAAACAAAATAGAAAATTTAGCAAACCGGTATGTTGAAAGACATATAAAGGATAAGCATCTAAGCGATGATACGATAAAAGAAAGGTGATTATATACCATTTTACACCAAAAGATGAGAAATGATATACATTTGTACGAAACATCATATTGGGTATCACCAATACCCTCTACCGGTTGCTCAAGAGCGAGATCACCGGATTCTTTTACTGAGCTAAACGTTTTTGATTTTACTTACCCAACGAATATTTTAGGGTAAAACCTTATATCAAAGACCTCTTTCGCTCAACCGTCTTGTCCGAAACAGGGGACTATATGATTCGATTGAGTGAGACAAAATTAGAAAAGAAGAATGTGAAATTAAATAACATGTGTATGTTTTACAACATACATGGTATAAAATAGTATATAATAACCTATGATTATAAAAGATTTTATAGCTATTGTCGATAAATCTACATCAATGAATGAAGATGATATAATATATGTCGTTAACAACATATCATCAATATTATATGAACCTATAGAAATCTCTAATACCGATAAAAAAATATTGGAGATAGGGATAGCGCTAGGCCTAAAGGGTGCCATATCATGTATATTTGGTTCATTATTAAAAGATGACTGCAATATAAAAGATGAGATAATTGATATATCTAAACAAGTGAAAGAAAAATTAATATCAAATAATATGAAATGAATCACGCTAGTCTTTTCTCAGGCATAGGAGGCTTTGATTTAGCCGCTAGAGAGGTAGGATGGAATAATGTTTTTCAATGTGAGATAGATCCATTCTGTCAAAGTGTATTAAAATATCATTTTCCAAAAACAGTATTATATGAGGATATTAAAAGAACTGATTTTACTTCATGGAAAGGGAAAATCGACGTACTTACAGGAGGATTCCCTTGTCAACCATTTAGCGTCGCTGGACAACGAAAAGGAGCGGATGATGACCGTTATCTCTGGCCGGAGATGCTTAGGGTCATACGAGAGACAAGACCGCGCTGGGTTGTTGGCGAGAATGTTGCTGGAATCACCAACGTGGTTCAACCCGGTAGTGAGACTTACGTGGAAACAGAAGGTGATCAGGATGAAGAGAATTACAAGGAAACGATACTTGAGCAAGGATATGTCATCAACACCATCTGCGAAGATCTTGAGCGTGAAAGATATTCCGTCCAGCCGGTCATTATTCCAGCTTGCGGTGTCGGAGCGCCACATAAACGGTATAGGGTATGGTTCATTGCTTCCGACTGCTCAGACGCAAGGGTTGAAGGTTTGCGACAAGGACGGGAAGACAAGATTCATGGATTTGAGTTCACTTCCCAAACAAGGGATAAAATACGGAGACTTATTACCGACACCAGTGGCCTCAGATCACACAGGTTCTTGTACGATAAGGAAGATGACAAAAAGCAACGGAGCACCGAGAACAGACTCTTTAAGAAATATGCCTGCCGTGATTGGGATGGACGGGGATCGACTCAATGGAAGAGTTTTCCAACTCAGTCCCCTATTTGTAGAGGAAATGATGGGCTACCCTTTAATGTGGACAACCTTACCATTCCTTACGGGAAATGGAGAAAAGAATCAATAAAGGCTTATGGTAATGCCATAGTGCCGTTGATAGCGGTGAAAATATTCGAGATGATAAATAAAATAGAAGGATATGAACAACAAACAACTTTATAAAATAACATTGACAAGGGAACAACTGATGCTGATATCCCGGTGCGTGGAGGACATAAGCAGATACGCAGCCGGAGACATGGATCTTCAGCATACCACGGAAACTTTGATAAATGATATGGATAGAACGGAAACGCTGGGGATAAGAAGCTTTATAGTCAATAACTCACGAGCGATAAGAAGAAGGTTGTTCCCGGATCTCGAAGACTATGAACATATAGGGTATGATGGGGGTAGTAAGGATAAGATAAATAGGAAGAGACTTATCGGTAACACCTACCAGATATATAGGTCGATATTACATCAGTTGGCCATTGACGAGAACTGGAATAACGTGTATAGTGATATCACGTTGCCTTCAGGTGATATTGGAACGATCAAGGTAGAGAGGGTTTACGACGATAAGGATAACGACATTTAACGATACTAAAATATGAGCTTATTTGTATGTGCTAAATGCGGTTGCATTGATAATACCGCTACGTCTAGTTACTGGATGTTGACAAACGAGTATATGGTGGATAAATTCGACTATGCCAAGGAACTACAGCCGTACAAGGGCATGGGGCTGTGCAGTGAATGCGGGAGGCTGGCTACCAGCCCCGACGGCCGTGATGTCGTGGTGCCCGGAAAATGGCACGGGAAGTTCCCGAAGGAGAAAGCTACTGAAGAGCAGATGAAACATGTAGGGTATAAAAATTTAATATAAATAGGAATTTATAAATATTCTATTTATATTTGCGCTATGTATTTAGTGGAACAACATATAATTACTGTCAATGATAAGAGATATAAGGATTTAGATCGAATATGTTTCTTATCCAAGAATCTGTACAATGTGGCTTTGTATACAATAAAGCAGGAGTTTCTTAATACAGGTAAGTGGATAAGAGCTGTAGATCTTAACAAGAAGATGGTAGCAGAGAATAACATAGATTATAGAGCAATGAGTGGATCATCCTCTCAGCAGATTCTTATGGCTTTAGACAAGAATCTAAAATCTTATTTCTCTGCTATCAAGGCATGGAAGCGTGATAATAAGAAATTTACTGGCTGTCCTAAATTTCCAAAATATAAGCATAAAACAAAAGGCAGGAACGTATTTTCTTATTCTTACGCACAGTTTAAACATAGAGGAGATTTTATCTATTTCCCTAAAAAGGAAGGATTATCTCCTTTAAGAACTAATTGCAAGGAGGGAACCGTAAAACAGGTTAGATTTGTCCCTAAATCCGATTGTTATGTAATAGAAGTTGTATATGAGTCAATTGTGAAAAAGCAACTTGATGATAATAACAGGATCATGTCTATTGATCTAGGTGTAAATAACCTCGCTTCTATCGTGACCAACGTAAGCAATAAGCCTATTTTGATAGATGGGAGGAGACTTAAATCCATCAATCAGTATTACAATAAGAAAAGGTCAGATATTCAACAACAATTAAAGAAAGTAAATGGGAAAGAAAATTCGAGACGGTTGATGTCCTTAACAAGAAGGAGAAACAATAAGGTGAAAGATTATCTTCATAAAGCAAGTAAGGAGATAATAAATACTTGCTTGAAGGAAGATATAACAACATTGATAGTAGGTCATAATGATGGATGGAAACAAAATGTGAGTCTTGGTAAAAGAAACAATCAGAATTTTGTTTCTATTCCATTTGAGATGCTTATATCAATGTTAAGATATAAATCGGAAAGACAAGGACTAAGATTTGTTGAAATAAACGAATCTCACACGTCAAAATGCAGTTCTTTCGATTTAGAACCAGTATGTCATCATGATACTTATGTTGGTAGAAGGGTAAGAAGAGGTCTTTTTAAGACAAGAGATGGCATTCTTATTAACGCTGACATCAACGGAAGTTATAACATCATGAGAAAAGTAAAGGGGGATGCAGCAATGCCACCCCATACAGGGTTTGGGTATAACCCGGTTAAGAAATTTATTAACTAATTATACAGGTGTAAACTTGTATATAATTACCACAAATCAATAATATGAGAGTAAAATATTTTACTGACGCAGGGATCGAATGTACCCCAGAAGAAGATAAGTTGATTGACTCTTTGAAACGACTTGCAAAAAAGTGGGAAAAGGATGGTAAACGTCTTTGGCTATATAGTGCAAGTGGCACACTTCATGTTATGATGCACGGAGATACAGACTATAATCCTACACCAGAATTTACAAAATATGGAGGTAGTAACATTGAAAATAGTATAACTACTATTGATGGTATATTAAATGATGGAGGAGATTGGTAATGATACGTGGAAATAAGTTATACATAAATATCACAAACCATTGTGATGTATGTTGCCCATTTTGCTGTATGAAATCAGACAGCAAAAAGCAATCATTCATGAACTTTGATACTATCCATAAAATCATGAAAGATATGGATATATCATATATCGTACAATTAGAAGGAGGAGAGCCTACCACGCACCCGCAATTCTATTTATTCATGGAATATATCTCCACGCTCGAAAAGGTGGAAGAGGTCGTGATAGACACCAATGCCTTCACGATCGACAGACATATCGACAAGATCGTAGAAATAGCGGTAAGGAACAAGAAGAGGATAACCATGAAGTTATCTTACAACACCTACCTTAAAACGGTATTCAGCCATAGGTTTGTCATTAAATTCGCCAATTATCTCAAGAATATCATCTCGGCTTGTGAGTTTATACCATATGTGAATTTTGCCATAAACGTAAGAGGATATACCGATAAGGAGCTAGATACGCTTAAGGACGAACTACCGCAAGAGATGATAGACATATCAAGCTTCCATCTGTTCAACTCCTACGGCAGGGCTGAAAATGACAAATCTCTTCCACCTTTGAGGATAAACGACGTGTATGATGAATGGCGTTGTTACGCTTCTGATGGCGAGTGTTTTGGACGTGATCTGGAAGAGAGGGCAAAACATGAATCTAAATTATAATAAAATGAATACATTGAAATTTCAAAATATACGAGAGAAGAGGCAAGAATGCTTCAATGTTGACGAATATACATTTAATGATTTTGACTTTGATGGGAAAAGACGCAGGGTGTATTCGAACGTTAACCTAAGCATATTCACTGACGATTACTGCAACGCCAATTGCAAATTCTGTGTTGCCCAACTTAGGTTCGAGAACAAGGGGAAAATGTATAAGAAAAGCAAGATAGCGTCTGATGATGAGTATCTGTCCAGACTTGACGATATACTTAACAGGCTTAGACCGCTTAATCCTTCGATATCAATCACAGGAGGGGAGCCTACAAAATCAAGAAGACTCGTGCCAATCCTGAGGCTTATCGAAAAATATGGCTACAGGAAAAGAACATTGACTACAAACGGATCAGGTCTATTTGATATCGTAGAGAATAAACCAATACTACAACATATCGCAGATAATCATTTTCAGCATCTTAATATCAGTAAGGCTCATTTTGACGAGGAGATAAACAAACGCATTATGCAATATGAGAACGGATATTGTAGCAACGATGATATTGCTCGTATAGCTATATTCGCTAAAGCCAACAATCTCCGTCCACGCATGAGCTGTTTACTACTAAAAGAGGGAATAAATGACATGAATGGAATTATACGTTATCTTGACTATTATAATAGTCTTTATATTGATAATGTCATATTCCGTGAGACGATGGACTATGATGAGCAGGCAATGAAAAATCATGATAAAATGGCTTATCTCAAGAAGAACAAAGTATATCTGAATGATATATGGAAGTGTATTGATAAAGACAATAGATTTACCCCTGTAAAACAATTACTTGGATACTACTACTATGTAGAGGTATATAAATATCAAGGTATAGATATGGTGAGCGAAAGCGCAAATCTCGTAAAACTGTATGAGCAAAAACAAATTGCCAATGATGTGGTGTTTGAAATGATTTTTCATCCAAACGGCAACCTTAATGGAAGCTGGGTAGACAATGAGGATATATTACTTGCGTATAATCCCTATAAATCCTAGAGACCGCCTTATGCGAAAAATTAAAATAGAGAATTATAATTTATGAAAACAGGAGAGCAAACAATAGTATTCTTAGCCGTGAACAAAAATAGTGACGAGGTTATCCTTGACAACGCCCCCGCTCGGCAAGGAGAAATATGGACGGACGAGAGATCAGCTCATGACGAGGAATATTTCTCTGTCGAGGATCACAATTCAGCGATCGTACTCCCAAGAGGTACAATCTATAAGTTAGCAGGTAGGCACCTGACGTGGGAGGATGACCCTATATCTCTTAAATCATTCATTGAGGAACGCCCTCATATAGATATTGAACTTTGCAAATAAGAACCGTAAAATCGCAAATATGAAGACAGCAAAAGATTATCAAAAAGACCTTTACTTAGAAGATTGGGAATTAGATGACTTCCAAAAGTTTTTGGATGATCCTAATCAAACAAAGTATAAAACTTTCCATAAGCAAAAAATAACCAAGATGAAGGATGGAATATTATCTAGGGTTGGTATGGTTCCTCCACATAAATGGGATGAATTTGATAAGGAACTTAATAAAACATTTGGAACAAACCCAGTAATTGACTTTATCAAAAAATGATGTTATTATGGCTACTAAAAAGCAGATATTAGAATCAGATGAATTACTTCAACAAAAAAGAAGAGCTTATCATCTTTCAGATGAAGGATTCGAGGAATATAAAAAGTTCTTGTCAGATCCCGATCAAAAGAAATTTTGTTTCAAGGGATATTATTATGTAGAGGTAAAGGAGCAGGATGATAAAGAACTATTAGGAGCAATGGGACGAGTAGTATATGAATAAGGATAGAGGTTATAAGCCTCTATCCTTACAATACTCATACATTATCATAGAAATGTCCATATCTCTTAAAAACATCTCTTTTCTTCCTTGACAACTCCTCTAGCTTAACAAATCCTTTCAATGTTATCATGACGGTCATGGCTTTAGCCTCCCAGTATTCATCACCGGGATCAGACCCATATGTAACTAACCCATAATTACGAGCGGACTGATATGCTTCTATCCTACCTCTCTCATTCCTAAAAACATATTTTAATTCCTGTAATAACGGATACATGTTCTTAATTCCGATATAATAACCAAATTGCTCAAAATACTTTGATGATTCACGGATAAGGACACCTTCTCTTGGAATAGACCTTTTAAACATATCAATTACCGGTTCATTCTCCTTTATAGTATCTATAGCTGTATTTAATTCAGCTTGGACAATCTTCTTTTCCTCCTCGACCTTGTTCTTGGCTTCTAGTGCCAACATAGCTTCCTTCTCGGCCTTCACCTTGGCCTCATACTCATCAGCCCATGCTCTTGCGGCTTTAGCCGGATCAGAAAAGTCGGGGATGCACAAACAATGCTTTCGATTATCCTCTAACTCTTTTAAGGCTCTCAGTTCTTTTTCTTTCTCTATAAAATACCTTCTGGCTATCTTTCCTTTATCATTGTTTTCTACCATGCATAGCTCTTTAGCCATATCTATTAATAGCAGATAATCCGTTTTAGCAACTATCTGTGTATCAGACTCCCCCGTTTCGGGGAGTCTGTCATTCAGTAAGTTACCTAAATAATCATATTTTATCAACACAAAGTCTTGATTTTCAATAAAATCATATTTAGATATACGATCTTTTATCCATGACGTAAAATCCCTCCTTACTTGAAGAAACGCATGAAGGAATCTTGCATCTACAACCTTGTGGTTGTTATTATCTACTACCGGTATTAATATGTTTAAATCCATTTCGTTGGATTCGGACGTCAAAATTCCACTACTATTCTTCGTGGAATCATGAAAAAGATCTACATTTGCATTCATGAATAGAATGTTTATTCCCATCCGTCCGGGATGGATAGATGGGAATACAAAATAGCCAATCTGATTGTTTTAAGCAATCGACTGGCTATTTTTTTTTCATACTATATCAGTTATCTTCCCCTGTCAAAGTACCAATTAGCGTCCTCCCCAGACTCATCCTTATTCCTACCACCTAGGAAGAATCCCATCGTCATGCCATTGGTCATCAACCAGTAGTCGGATGTCTGTTTAATATCCCTAGCCGTCTTGATATTATACCATTGCTTACCAAACGAGAACTTCATGAGCTGCCTCCATAGTTTGCTCTCGCCCTTATATACGCCGGTCTGGACGGTAGCGAACGGATCCCAGTTTCGAGGATCGGTGAGATCACCTAGCTTCCGGGCCGCGACCAGCGGGTCTTGTAACATATCTATAGCGTTAAGCTCCATGAACGGTGATGTCTGGGAAGCGATCTCATTAATTGTCCTGAATCCTATATAGGTAATGAACTGCCCGAACCAACTATCTTCATTATCCTCCCTGTATCCCATCAAAGCCCGTCCTATGGCTATCATGGTAGCGAATACCGCCATATTGATAATCGATCTCTTGATATTGATCTGCTCGTAGGGGGTAAGCTTATCATACTCTTCCTTAAGCACGTCATATGCCTCCCCCATCCTACCCTCGGACATCGAGCCATAGACATTTCCGGCCAATCTCCATAATGTTCTCATATATCCTTCCTCGAACTGGTTGGTCTGGAAATTGAACCCAGCTTTCTTATACGCCCGCTGCACGGCCAATATAAACCATCCACGATGAGGCAGAACCATATTAAGGATCGCGTTCCGGCTAGCCCCCACCCGGTTCTGCTCGTTCAGGGCGCCGTCGCATATCTGCACCATACTCCTGACCCTACTAGATAATGTAGGTATGTATCGGTCTACAATGTCCTTGTTAGCCTCGTTCTTAGCCACGATCTTTCCATCCTTGACGTCTACCATGTTCCACATAGAATAATCCCTTAAACGCTCCCAATCGCGTTTAGCCTCGTTAGCGGACATATTCCTGTCCTTCATCATCATCTCCTTGAAATTGGAGTATGACCAGAACTGACCCTCGTATAGGCGGGTATCATCCATGACCGAGATAATAACCTGCGGATCCAACGGGGAGTTAAGAACCTCCATCATCTTAAACGGCAGATCCCGGAATAAGGTTCTCCAGATCTTGTTGTACGCCGCCGATCGTACACGGTTGCGGACATTAAACACGCCTAGAGCCTCTCCAACGACATATAGCTTGTTGGTACGGTTTATGTCCCCGATCTCAGACACGTACGTACTCAACTGCTTCTGGGCTTCCCCATAGGCGTATTTCATGGAGTCCTTGCTTATATACTGCCCTACCATACCCTCCAAAAGGAAGTTGGCCTGCCCGGTAAGGGCGCCGGTAGCCGCCACGAATGGGGAGAAGCCTAAGTTGGATTTGGACACAAATTTGGTGAACATAAGAGCCAGCTTATTAAGATCGACCTTATAATTGCCTATATTCCATTCAGTCCGCTTATTGTTTATCCTAACGTCATAGATACTGGCGTTAACCCAGTCCTGAAACATCCTGTAGGCATGAGTGGCTTCCGGATTCTTTCCCCCATCATATTGTGTCTCAAGCATCATATTCCTATATCCCATAACATCATCCAAAGCAGCTCTCTTATACTTATAAGATGCCGCCTGAAGGGATAGCATGGAATAGGAGTACGCGAAGTCATGGGATACGTCATCGGCATTCTCTAGCTTGCTCAGATAGTACTTGGGGATCATGCGATATTTGTTATCGTTCTCATCAAGCCCTCCTAAGTCTTGTCCTTGACCATGTATGGGATCATCAACCCTCTCGCCAACAATATCACGTACGGCGTTGCCGATGGCCGCCTTGGGATCGATACCGGCCTGCACCATCCTCTCCACGCCGCCCTTGGATATCTGTGGTATCTGGTAGATATTCCTGAAACGCTCATCATAATCCTCCATAGCCTTACGGCTTATGTTAAGCAATTCCTTCCTCATCTCCCACTTATCCTTGTTGATTGTGGCTTCCTCTCCTTCCTTGGTAATACCGTATTTTTTGAAAAAAGCCTCGTTTTTGTACTTATCAAATCTAGGCGTATGATATCCATAACCTAGATCGGGATTATAATTAGGGTTCCGGAAGGAACTCTCGAAATCAGCCTCATCTAACCATTGGTTGTTGATCGACAAGTCAATCATATTAATATCGAAGCCGAAACGGGACACACTTTCTTCCTTGGATATACCGCTTTCCATGGCGTCAAAAAAATCCGACACCTTATACGTACCGTTATTTATCTTCCTGACAAAATCAGAATACCCTTTGGGAGAGTATTTTCTCATATAAGGATATAGTCGGGTTCTGGCGTACTCGATAAGTATACTATTAGCCTTACCCATAGCTATATCATTAGCCAGCTTATCACTGAAATCAGAACCGTATTTTTTTCTAAGGAACATTGTCTCCATGGATGTCCATGATGGGTTCTTCTGCGACAGCTTGGCGGCCATCCTATCTACCTGACTCCGGGAGCGGGCGGACATATGTTCCTTGGCGAATTTAATCTCATCCATTCCCTTGTCGTATGTCACGGCGTCTCTTAGCGCGTTAAGGTAGGAATCTGTAACGCCACTCTCCACCGTATCGGGCATATTCATCTCAATATCCTTAGCGGAAGCGGCGGCGTTAATAACACTCTTGGCCTCGGCCAGACGGTCGTATAGCTCGTTTATCTTCCTTAGCGACGCCGACCCGCACAGCCTGTCGAAATCATATTCCCCGTATCTCGTGCTATCCCGGTACTGAATAAGCAAAGGTCTTAACTGATCGTTGATCTCGTTTATTGTTGCCATCGCCTCCTCCACCTTCTCTATCCTTGATGATGATACAGATTGCTCCGTGATCTTATCAACCAGATTCTCGTAATAATCACCCTCCTCGGATCCCCACATATCCTTAGAGAAACCAAGATGACCGCCAGCCAGCAGGAACTCGAACGCCGCCTTACCGCCCTCTGACCGCTCTATCCCGCGAAGTATCTCCTTGAATTCCGCGGAAGCCTTACGACCCTCGTTGGTATTCCCGAACTCCTCGGCCCATGCCTCGTCCCATACCTTTATCTCCTCGGACATCATCAACGCCTCGGACCCCGTTTCCTTTGGTGTCCCATCGGAATACCACTCGCTCTTAGCTATAGCCCTGTCACGTAAAATATCCAGATAAGATCTCCAAGCTATAGGATCGGATTGAAACGCCTTCCAATCGACCTTCCCGTTCCTCACGAACTTATCCATAGCCACATACCTGCTCCTGCGGATACGGGTCATGAAATCGGACGTGGCTTGCGATACCCTACGACCCAGTCTTTCCTCGACCTTCTTATTGACTTTCTCGATCTTATCGTAATAAGCCTGCACCATAGGTTTCTCCCGGTTCTCATCCAACCACTTATTTATCGTATCCAGATACCGTTGCTGATCCTCGAACGTCATGTCCGAGATATCGAAATTCTGGATGGTAGGCTTGAATATATGATATACCTCCTTAGTGATAGGCTTATCCCCGTCATATCCTACTATGTCGTCACGGGTCTTCACATTAAGACCTCTATCGGATAGAAGAAGGTCGATAAGTTGTTTCTCGGTCTTACCCGTAACATTCTTAAGATCATATATATCGATAATAGCCTTAGCCTGCTCGGTCCTGTATAGTAAATCGTATTTGGCGAAATCACGGGACGAGTCAAGGTAATCCGAGTTCTTCCCATTTATCTTCTGTATAAGATCCTCATTATCCTTTATCCCCCATCCACGCTCTTTCATCATCCTAGTCATCTTATTGATATTGGATATACCCTCGGTATGGGCTTCATTATGGGCCTTGGCTAGACGTTGGCCTAACATACCTAAAATAGCGTTACCACTATGCTCCAGCGTACCAAAGAACCGGGACATGACATTGATATCCTTATGGATGTTATTTATCAACTTCTTTATCCCATTCCAATATCTTTCCGGGATATTAAACATCCTGAGCTGTCCATCCAGCCAGTCCTCATTACGATCACTTCGAAGAGCATTTATATCAGACATGGATGTCTCAGCCATACGTAATATATCATCCATATCCTCTACCATACCAACCTTGTTGTTGCCATAATAATCCGCCGCCTGATTATTGACGAATCCACGAAGATTCCTGATTAACGGTACTATCTCCCCATATACGTTATCGATAACCTGTATCGTCTCATAATCCAATCCCTTGTCGCTCTTACGCAAGCTACTGGCAACCGTAACCAAATACTCCACCTCAGCCTTGGCGGTCGCTATGACACTCTTGGTGGATAACAGGTTGTTGTTTTTATTAAGCTCACCCCCGACTTGTCTTACCTTCTCGCCTATATCACGTAGAAGGGAGATACTCTCACCGATCCTCTGGCTTTGGCTTGACCTCATCCTCTGCAATCTGGTATATAGTCTTTCCAATGACCTACCGTTCTTGATCAGCTTATTAGCCACGTCAATGTCCGATAACGAGTACATGAGATGATCGCTATCCTTTAGCAGAAGCACGTCAAAGGCGCTTGGATCATCAGCTAACGCCGACTCCTTTATCCTGTCAAGTACCTTATTTAAATCCGATCTTTGGCTGGAGAAGAAATTACGTATAGCTCGTACCATCCTGCCAAACAAGGAGAGCTGGACGTCCTCAGACGAGGTCAGATCCTCTACCGCCTGCTCCATGCCCGGAACGAACCGCTGGGCCAACGTCTTACCTAGGATCTCCCGCTTCACCATCCGATCCAGCTCCTCTCCTTGGTATTCCTTCCCATACACCTCATAGTAACGACCAGCGAACTGATTCCATAACGACGTGCCGACAACAGAATCCAGCACCTCGTCAATCTCCTGTTGGTTACGATAAGTATCGACCAAGAAATGAGCCACCTCCTCATTGAGATCCTCTACCGTAGCCCCCTCAGCCAAGGCGATAACCCCATTGGCCATATCAGATAACGCCCTAGCCGAAGGATCCACGCCATTACGCATCTTATATTTGTCCATATATTCGGACATACCCATCACACGGATACCTAACGTGGATAAGATGTTGGTTATATCAGTCCTGTTTTGAAGATCCTCCGCCTTCTCATTCTCGATAACCCCACGGACATTGCTCCCGTACAAAGCGTTATCCTCCATCATCAACGACAAGGCTAGCTCCATGAATCCATCATACTTGTTGTTAAGCTCCTCAAACTTGCCTTGCCTTAACATACCCTTGATCTCCGATCTGCTTACCGTAACCTTCTCCCCGGACGTAGTGATAAGATCAAGATCATTACTTACCTCCGCATCAAAACCTATAGAACCCAATGCGTTCATTTCGGAGGACTGACTTCCAAATCTATTTTTAAGGCTAGAGAAGGCATCCATAGCGTTATAGATCTTAAGACCATCAGAATTGCCGGCTCCGGTAAGATAATATCTATCCCCTAGCCTTATACGTTCCCCACTCAACATACCTTTCTTGATAAGGTAATTGACAAACCCTCCACGGGTACTTATATTAGAGTCTGAGCTAACACCAAGGACCGGGATGAATGACTCGCTGTTATTAAGGGTTATGGAGGAAGAGCCAAAGAAGATGTCAGCCGTGCCGGACGGGACATCGCCCTCCTCGACACTGCCGGCCAAGAACCCGGCCTCGACCCGCCCGCCAGACGATCCTTTTATGGCGTTGGCGTAAGAGTCGTATATCTTGCCGTCATCCGATCTAAAGAACAGGCGAGGCTCACCGGAATCATATACCAATCTTGAAGATGGAGGAGTATAATTCTCAATATTATTTAACGGCAAGACATTACCAGAAAATATGATCTCACCATCTACATTTCCACCCTTCACCCTGATATTAGGTCGTTGCCCGGTAAAAGCGCTTTCCACGGCCTTCCATAACATACGGGCTGTCTCCTTAATGTCTATATTCTCCCTGATAGCCCTTATATCATCCCATGACGCCTCTTTCAGTATCGTATCGCCAATATTATCCTCGTTTATGGAATCCAAATCCACCTCCTGTACCGTAGATGTATCTACCACCGCCATATCATTGACATCACCTACCTCTCCGGAAGTAAGATAAGCCACGACATTGTCGCTATTCCCAAGGCTTCTGGCCAACGCTGGGGCATCCATATCGCTTATGGCGGACAGGACCTTGGCTGACATAAGTTGTCCCCACTCGCTAGCGTTAAGTCTGGCACTTATGGATCTGGCGGCCTCCTTATTCCTTGGCACGGACTTCGTCCAGTCACCGAACTTAGACCTAAACTTATCGTTATAAATAGTCATATAAGCTTCAGCGGCCTTATTAAGGTCACTTACGGCGGCTATACCCGCTATCTTATCAAACAAGGTGGATACCTCTCCGGAAGGGGTCAAGACACGGGTTATCTTACCCTTACTATTTCTTTTAATTACACAACTCGACACGTTATTAAAATTATTAATTTTATTAATTATCTTAAATATCTATATCACAAAATATTTATCCTAATTGGGTTAAACGCCAACCCACTATCGATTATCCTACTTACGTAGGAATCACCGAATACTTTCCTGCCAATCCCAATAGCTCCGTTGATATCAGCATTTAGCAGCTTTCCAATAGAGCTTTGAAACAAGCCTCGTTTCTTTCTTTTGCCGAGATAAACATCATGCTTTCCCAATTTTTCAAAAGCCAGATGATCCACTTTGGAGGTATAGGATTCCTCGTGGACTTGAAAGTCTATTCCAACCAACTTACACTTATAGGATATCTTTTCAACAAGTTTTGAGAATGGAATCTCAACGAACTTCTGGTTTATCCTCTTCCCTAGATTTACTCCATTCTTCCATCCTTTATTCAAACCCACAACAAGATTCCCAATATTGTTTTCAATACAGATATTTACAATAAATCTGCTAACCTTGTGGATTTTATCTTCAATCCAAAAATTCCTATAATTATTTAGCCGTCTAAGTCTCTTTGAAGTACCCTTATCGCCAATATACGACATCAACCTAGCTCTCTTCTTATTATACCACTGATTGAAGGATTTAATAATCTTGCCGTTTACAATGAAAGGCTTGATACCTACATCGCTTATACATGAACATAAGTTATTCAATCCCAAATCAATCGAAAGAACATTATCCTTATTCAGGTTTAGATCCTGTTCCTTCTTCTCATAAATAACCTCAACCACATAGCATGTAGCTTGAGGGATTACCCTAACCTGACATAATTTGTTATCTCCTATATTTGTTTTGATTGGTGGAATTATGTTTTTGATAAAATGGATACAACCATCGTTTTTCAATCTGCAAGCAGAAGTCGTAAAGACTACCATATTCTGCTTCTTGCCTCGTTTGTACTTCGGCAATTTTGGTCTTGATAAAAATTTAGAAGGATTCTTCTCATATTCCTTCTTTGATTTCATCCAAGACTTTGTTACCGAAAACACTTGAGCTACGACTTGTTGGGACACTACTGATGGTAAATTCCTAAAATCAACCTGATTCTCCTTACATAATTTAGTAGAAAACTCATATTCATTTATGTAATCTCCGGAAAATATACCTTGTCTGACATTGAAAAGAACATAATTATACAACAACCCGGATTTGAGGCATACATCCTCAAATCGGTTGTCTTTTATGATATGTCTCTCAACTAATCTCATTCTTAATATCTTATGCCATAAATATAAACATTCTTTATGAAATAAATAATTTATTCAACTATAATCCCCTTAATTTTTCTATAACCTCAAAACACATCTTACACTCAATCCTACGATACAACTGCCTTACGCCATCTATCGTAGTCCAATAACGACCACCCTCACGGTGTAGGAACTCACTCATTACCTTAGTGTCAGCCACATCATGTAGGTCGTATGAGTCAAAACATAACTTACATATATCGTCAAGATCAAAATAAGTAACCTTATTATACGATATACAACGGATTTGTCTCCCATCAGGAACCTGAACATCGAAAACATTTATCTTCTCCATATTAAAAAATAGAGGGATACCGATCCCATCACAGACCTATATCCCCTTATAATAAATTAGCGACGAAAAGCATGGTGATGGACATGCGCCACAAATGTAATTACAAATTTTGTAAAAACAAAACCAAAAATCAAAATCCTACTGGTAATGATATAAATTCAGCGGGATCTTCTATGACTTGAATAGGCCCTCTATATTGGATGCGAGAGCCGATAGCGGCATCAGAATAGCCAGAACCATCACCAGCATAGAAATAAGCGACGCCGCCATCAACCCGTTAGTAGACTCGTTGGCTACGGCGTATGTCGTGTTAGGAGGTGTAGCCCAAGTGCCATCTCCACGCATGAAACTGGATGTGCTTCCATTAAGCTGTCTCAATAAGCCGTTGGCGGAAGTGGAGGCCAACCCGTACGTGGTATTGGTAGGCACGACCCATGTTCCATCGCCACGAAGAAAAGACGTCTGTTTCCCCGCTGCGGGAGCCGGGACCAATCCCGCAGCACCAGCCGCTGAAGCCGTAGCTGCCTTCATATTGGCGTAAGTGGTATTAGTGTCTTTATAATAAGGGACACCACTGACAATAGGACAGGCGGTATAGCCAGAAGCGCTGGTTACCGTACTCCCGTTCTTTACCAGACCTGTAGACCCGTTAGCTCCTACAACACCATACGTCGTATTAGTGTCTGTCCAAGGCACGTTGACATACATCTTACCACTACTATCCAACTCCACCGGATAATTCTTGCCATTCTCCGCATATCCAATCATTACCAGCCCGAGGGTCGATGTATTGGCCTTGGCGTATGTGGTATTAGTAGGGACAACCCACGTGCCATCACCACGTAAAAAAGAGGCTTGTTTACCTGCGGCAGGAGCGGGAACCAAACCGGCCTTTCCCGCAGCCGAGGAGGTCGCCGCCCCCATATTGGAATATGTGGTGTTGGTGTCCGTCCACGGGACGTTCACGTACATCTTGCCACTACCGTCAAGAGCAACGGGATAGTTCTTGCCATTGGCAGAGTATCCAATCTTAACAAGACCTAGATTATCGCTCGTGGCTTGAGCATAAGTCGTGTTATTATCAGTCCAAGGGACATTCACAAACATCTTCCCATTAGGGTCCAAGGATACGGCGTAGTTCTTCCCACTAGAGGAATAACCGATCTTAACCAATCCTAAAGTATCAGCCGTGGCCTGATTATAAGTCGTATTATTATCTGTCCATGGAACATTAACAAAAGCGTTACCAGACGAATCTACCTGAACTTTATAATTCTTTCCTGAAGTCGTGTACCCTACTTTAATACCACCAAGAACGGCAGCTGAGGACGTAGGCGGAGCGAAAGTGCTAGGTTTGCCGGTCACTCCAGACCATGGCACAGATGACGCCAAACTTGCCGTATAAGGCTCGTAACCATCCTCGGTATTCAACTTACTATCATCCTTGACCAGATACATCTTATTCGTGGCCGTTACCTTAACCGTGTCCCCGACCTGAGCCGTGGCTGTAGTAAGTTTAAACCTTGCCGTATCATCAGCAACCACGACCATTCTCTCTAAGGCTGCTTTAGGCAACCTGTCTATATCAATGGTACCGGACGTGATCTTAGAGGCGTCGAAGTTTGCCAATGTCGTGGAGATAGTAATATTACTCCCGAAGTCCGATGAGGCGCTACCGCTAACAGCCCCGGACAGCACTATAGTCCTAGCCGCCTGTAATTTTGTGGCGGTAGGAGCGTTATCCGTCTTAAGAGCGTATTTGGAAAGATCAATATCATTAGCCTTATCCAAAAGCTGCTCTATCTGCTCGCCATTGTATTTACCTTGAAAATCTGCCATATCATAATTATTTTTGCTCAAATATAGCCATATACATAAACACCAAGAAATCGAGGGGGGGGGGTAGATGCGGGTAGGTGTTAGAAGCTACCGTCCCCATGCAGGAATCCGGTACGGAATATAATAGCCTTGTCTTTAAGTTTCTGGACAGATTCCCATTCCCATTCACCCTCACAAGGCTTAACGACATACTTATTCCCCCATGTCTTAAACTTCCTCTCTATAACAAACATCTCTGGGTCTTTTAAGACATGGAAGATACTCCCTACAGGGAAGTACTTATCCGTCCTTAATATAACACGATGATGCTTCTCGTCATATTCAGGATCGCCTACGATACGTGCCTTATAAAACTGGAAATCATTTAACGTCTGATCCACTGGCTCTATCCAATAATACCCCTTACCCATTGCAGTTTGTATTTAATTATCTATATTTGCGGTGTAGTAACTCATAATGTTTTAAGTGATTTTCAACCAAAGGGGAAGGGTGTCCGTGAGGATGCCTTTTTTCATTCCCGCCCACCCTTCCTATGAACAAAAGATCTACCTCGAACAAATGTAATCATAATAAGGCTACGATCAAAAAGAAACCCTATCGGTATTCTATTGCCGACAGGGTTCTCCAACGTTGTATCAAACCTAAATCATATCACTCCATTTGATTGTGTCACCGACGAAGCACCGCACCGCCAGATACCTGACGAACGCCGTCCCTTCCGGGGCGTCAGGGTCTTCCAGATAAGCCAAGACAGCCTTGACTATTTTCTGGTCGCAATCCAATACCTTAGGAAAGTAGTCGCTATAGAACATAGCGAACAGATATTGGATATCTCCCCAAGTGGCGTTATCAGGTTTCTTGGCCCCGCATTTATCGAACATCTGCTTAGCGTCCTCCATCGTCCATCTTCTCTTGGATCCGTCAGCGTTAAGCATCTTGTCGGCGGCTTCCCTAGCCAACTCCTTGGAAAAGTGATATCCATGGGTGTCTATGTACCGCTTATAATCCGGGTCATCAGCGTCTGCTCCTCAGTAGTAACGACTTCTACGTCCCCTGCGCATATACGGTTCGGTACCTTCGTACTCGTCACGGATGCCACGTTCACCGAACCATCCCCTGCGATACATCTCATCCTCTCGTTCATGGAGTCTCTCACGTTTCTCAAGCTCACGCTCATCACGTTCCAGCTCCCTCTCGCGTCTTTCGAGATCACGCTCGCGGCGTTCTAGCTCATCCATCCTATCGTCATGCTCCTTGCCATAATGGTCATATATTCCACCACCATAACCCATGTAAGTCCCATCCGAACGTCTGCTACGTCCACGACCGCCTCTGCGATCGTAGATCTCGTCATTATAATCTTCTTGGCCGTTGCCTAAATCTATAACTCTCATCTTAACCTAATTTTTTAATTAACAATTCTTTTAGCTCATCGAAAGAGGATCCCATCCTATCGACTTTTTCCTCAAGATTCTTGATCTTCCGGTCCTGATCCTTAGTCTGCTTAAAAGCCGGATTGATTTCCTCAAGGATCGAATCGCAAGCCTCTAGCGTCCTCCTATGCTTATCGATGCTGTCGAGAATATCGGAGCTGGTTCTCTTAGCGGCGTTAAGCTGGTTCATGATCGGATCGACCGAGCAGGCCAAAGTTATGTTATTGGACATAGCGACATCCCTACCCTCCGGTACGACGTAGGTCATGGAAGATCCATTTATCTCCACGGTAAGGTCTATCACCCTATCCTGTAGTTGCTGATATTGCCCCATCTGACCCATCTGGGGTTGCTGGAACCTAGGCTCGGACACGTTAACCACATTTCCCATCCTAAACACCGGAACATCGGACGTATCCAGCGTATATACTTGAAATCCTTTCTTTAAGTCTCTAAACATATCTCGATTTTTAAGCGGGAGGGAATACCCTCCCATTAGACATCCAATCTAACCTATTACTCGTCAACATCCGTTTCCGAAGCTGACGCAGCGGTTGTAGGCACACAGCAATCCATGAGCCTCAATACACCCCTTACCTTGTTGAAATAAACAAGGCGTTCGGTGTTGTTAACCATAGCCGCTCCGGTCACAGCCACGTTAATCGGGTTCACTACAGCCACACCAGTTACCGGGCAGCATGTGTCATCGCCTACCGTGGATACAGTACTGTTCGCCGGGACAGCTATCTGCACTGGCAACGCCTCGCCTGTCGTTGGAACCACCTGCCGGATTTTCAACAGCAGAAGACCCTCGCATGGCAAGGACAGCCATACCCTTGGGTTGATACCGAAGATGGTGTTGGTAGTAGTCACTACCACGTTCTTCGTGACCAACTCATAAAGAGACCCTATTTTAGAAACACAAGCCATTTTTAAATATTTTTTACTGTGTTTATAATTGTAAATAACTACATTCGCGTCTGGGATAGGCAGAGGTCGCGTCTTTGCTGATAAGGGTTTCTCTAAGTTCTCCCTTCCCATTCTCTTTAAAAACTTAGTCCACATTTTAAAAATTAGAGAAAATGACGAACGAAGAATTTATTAAGAACATCTCCTTTGAGGGAGAGGAATGGAGAGATGTAGTCGGATTTGAGGGACTTTATATGGTATCCTCTTTTGGAAGAGTTATTTCTCTTGGAAGAAAAATAGTCAACAACCTTGGCGTTAGAATTACAGATCCATTTATTAAAAAGACCAACAACATAACCAACTCTGGCTATATTCAAATTCAATTATGGAAAAATAATAAATACAATCATCTATATGCACACAGATTAGTGGCGACAGCTTTCATCCCAAACCCCAATAATTATCCATGTATAGATCATATAGATACGATTAAAACAAATAATCATTACCTTAATCTAAGATGGTGCACTAATTCTATGAATCACCTCAACCCTATTACAAGAAAAAGAAATTCTTTATCAAAAATAGGCGCTAGAGGGATAATAGAAAATAAAAGCAAACCAGTTGTTAGGATAGATCCCCAAAACCCAAATTGTATAAAAATATATGAATCTCCAATGTTTGCCAAGAAATCAGAGGGATATAACCAAGGTCATATATCTGCTGTTTGTCTTGGCAAAAGGAATCACCATAAAGGATACATCTGGGTTTATTTATCCGATTACGAACCACATACCAGTATTTCAAAGATCGAATTATCTTATAATAAAAATATTACAGACGATTTTTTGGAATCAATAATGCAACATCCTTTATTAAAAGATCTTCTACCTAATAACACCAATCCTTAGATTGCGGCATTATTGTTGCAGCAACCGTTGTTGCATCCGCAACTGTTGTTGCAACATCCTCCATTATACCCATTAAATCCATAAGGATATCCGCCATAGCCGTTTCCAGCAAATGGATTACATGTTAAAAATGCAGGCACCGGGCAAGGACGAATCTGGTTAACGATGTTTTGAGTTTGAGCTTGCTGAGCTGAAAATAACTCCAATGTCTGTTTCTGTTCACGCAACGAATCAATCGTATGCTGCATTTCTCTTTTCTCAAGATCACAGAAAGCGTTCTGGATTTGCTGAGATTGAGCGTCAATCTTCGCACTCAAGATGTTGAACTGCGTAGTAGCCTGCTCGCGGTTGTTTGCCAATCCTTGATTAATAGTGTTTTGTAACGTGTTAGTCTGATTCAATGTCTCAAGACGATTCTCATAACCTTGATTGTTGATCATCTGCTGAGTCTGGCAAGTGCTTTGGTTGATCAACGAACTCAAATTGCAGCAGCAAGAGCTAATTTGGTTACCGATCTCACATCCTTGTTGCTGTACGGCGTTGATAACGGCCTGAGAGGTCATACCTACCTGACCAGCTACCTTATCGATAGCGCCTTGTACGTTACAGATAGCGTTTTGTAATTGAGAGGTAGAACAGTTAAGGGCGTTAGAGATCTGGTCGATAGCGCTTCTGTTACCTTGGATAGCCTGCATCAGTAACTCACGACCATAGTCGTTGTTCAATTGAGCCGGAAGACCGTTAGCGCAACATTCATTGCCATTGCCAAAGCCATTTCCGAAACCACGTCCGCCCCACAACCAGAACAGGACGATGATCCACAACCACCAGCCGTTGGCTCCTCCGAACTGGTCTTGGTTGTTACGGCCGTTCATCAACGCCGCGACTAAATTCGGATCCATCTTATTTCCACCCAAAAGGCTGGTAAACATACCCGGAATCATAGATAATAAACCGTTAGCGGCGCTACCGCTCCCGGAACCCATGCCGTCTAACAGCACGATTTTGTCTCCACTTGTACCCATGTCTATTTATTTTTGAATTAATAATAACCCCACCTGATGGCGGGCGTTACAAAGTTCAAAAATTAATAGCCCTAGGATCGTGATATATGTCACCATCAAGGCACGTCATGTCATGTAAATGGCATTAATAAGAACCGGTACAAGACAAAAAATCCGGAACGTATCACTACGGTCCGGATTCATGCAAATCTATAAATTCAATGTTTCAATGCTCGAAAGAAAACGTCTCACGACGTCAAAGAGAGATTAACTACACGAAAAATCTCGCATTAATTTATTTGTATTAGCAGTGTATTCATTAATTATCTTACTGGATGAGGGATTATCCTCTATCCTTGATAGACGGTTATCGTCACTCCTTACCGTAACATCACCCATCCTTCGTACCATGTTTTCTTGATATGATGATGGATCGGAGTATATAAGATCATCAACGAACCTGTATATCGCACCATCAACCGTCTCACCTACCTTCTCATATAAACCAGATTGGAATGACACGAAATCATCATACCTCCCACGAGCCAAGAACGAACCGTCCGATCTCGCCTCGACGCCGCCGTTGACCTCCCGGAGCAGGGCCGGATTCCTTTGGTACAGATACCTGTAAAACCCGACATCCATCATCCTATCCTGACCATCCAGATAGAAAAGATTTCTCATGCTACTGTCACCGGACTCGATAGCCACGTCAAACAGAAGATCCCTTACCTGACCTTCCGGCAACGACATCTCCATGCTTTTTAACGTACTTCTGTCATGGTGGTTCAAAGATACATTATAAAATCCATTAAAATCAAGGAAACGTAAGACATTATTATATAAATCCGATTTTTTTAACCTTTCCTTAATCTGGATTTTCCTCAACAAGGTACAGGATTTGATAAAATCCCGATTCTTTCCCTGTCTGGCCACATATCTCCTGAACTCCCGATCGATATCGACATCATCCACCTTAGAGGTAACGGGATGTTGATATATTAATCTGGTAAGGATCATGTTCTCTGTATTCGAGGATGAGATGTTGTCCATAACCAACTTCTTGATATTATCCTTGACCACGCCAATATCAGATCGAGAAGCCCCTTGGGGGACCACGCCTGCCGGTAAGTACGAGGGCTGGGATATCCCGATATCAGCTAGCATCTCATAGGCCTGATCGGTGTCGGTTATCGGAGCCGTGTTATGGTACGTATTCCTACCCATATACAACATGCTCCTATCATACATATCAGAAGGAGATGTCTTCCCGGACCTTACATGCACCATTCTATCTCCGATAGAATAAGTATCCTGAACCTCGTATATCGGGTTTCCTTTCCCTGTTATCCTATCAAGATCGGAAATAAAGTCATCATATACCGGATCACCATTCTGTATAGAAGATAACATGACATCCAACGATGCCATAAGGTCACGGATATCCTCCGGCCTAGATATGACCATCTCATCGCTAATCGCCTCGCTTATATCAACGCCCATATCGGAAAGATCCATGGCTATGTCATATAGACGTCCGGCAACATCCTTGATGTCCTTAAAATCGTCCATATTGATCATTTCCCCAACCTTACCCCTTAGGGCTTTCATGTCCTTAGGCATACTGATATACGGTATGGTGCTATTGGAATATGAGTCGGTAATCGTATTCCCATCCTGATCCCTGACCTCCATACGGGTCATATTACGATATGTGTCATACATCCGATCGGCGTAATCCTGATCCTCCTGATACCGGAGCGCCAAGGAAGGGTAGGGGATGGAGGCGAAAGCCTGATCGAACTCCCGGCGGTCGCTGATACCGCCTACCGCCCTCATGATCGTATCCCTTACCTCCATTGGATTCAAGACCCTTCTCTTCCCTAACGAGTCATATGTATCCTCATATATCATATAATCATCACCAAGACCTGACTCGGAAGATAGGAAATACATATCCTTCTCATTAAGATCCCCGTCAGACATAAAATCGACAATCCTCCTCATCATATCCCTTACCCGCTCATACTCCAATCGGTTAGTCATGATATTATCAATCTCATCAGCGTCATACATCCCCGATCGCTCAAGATTGTACCTATTGAGGAATATATCACCGCCGGAAAGGAAGTTGGATACGATCATATCATTAAGATCATTGATATTATCAACCCCCAAGGAAGTAAGGGTGTTATTGATATCCTTAACCTCATCGGCCATGAAATTACCGACGAAATAGTTCTTCCGCTTGATAAAGGACATGACATCATCATACCTAGGCTCCCCATTGCTATCTAAGTCGTATTCTGATGGCATGGACATCCAATCGCCAAAGAAAGACACGAAGTCGGGGGAGTAGGCCGTACCCCAGACCGATAAGGCCTGCTTCTGGTCGCCAAGCACCTCCATCGCCCTTTGGTATAATCCGGATGGTTGGTCGTTCGGGGCAAGGACATTATCTACCCCACCCTCCTTATTTTTTATAACATAACAAGATCTACCCATAGCTAAATCGTTTTGTTACAAAGATAGAAAATCCCGCCTACTCTCACGAGCGGACGGGACACCAAAATAACAACATAATAACAAACCTTATGTTTCTCCGAAAAGTGCAAATCTTTTTGCCGATCCTCACGAACAGGCAAAAGCTCAATCCTAAATTACAAAAAAATGGAATTTATCGTTTAGCGAAAATATCTTTATCTGATCTATTCAGAACCCTGCCTTTCAATTCCAAGAACCTAGGCATCCATTCTTTAGATATCTTAGACACGATCCACTGAAATCCTTTAGGAGTCACATAGACAGTATTAGTGCCGTAGAACTCGTCATCATTACGATATCTGTAACGAGCATAACCGCTGTCTATCATCCTTTGGGAAAGCAACCACCTCTTACCGGTCTTAGCGAAGAACTTCTTATCCTCAAGCAATATTCGAAGATTCTTCTCCGCTATATCATATCCATGAGCCTCTAGCTTTTCCCGAACCTCTCTGATCAACATATCTGTCTCTTGGGCTATTTCGGCTGTCTTAGCAAACTCAACCATAGGAGCCTGTTCTTTGATGATGTTATCAGATATCCTTTTAGCCTCTAATGCAAGCTTAGCTTCTTTTTCAGCCCTTTCTCTAGCTTCCACCTCATCAGCATACATCCGTAAAGCCTCCGAATAGCTAGATGGTATTTTATTTATCACTTTATGAAAAACATCCCTGTAAACATTAAATACAGATCTAACCTTTCTAGCTATAAAATACTCCATACAAGATATAGAAATCATATAAACATTTACAGGTCTTCCTACTGTCGTATTTTCGCCATTTGTGGCTAAAATCTCATAATCAATACCTTGCATAAACTGATCACTACTTACTAAAGCTCTAACAGCTTTCTCCTTAGCCGAATAAACCAATGGCCATACATCATCTAAATTAACAGGGAATTTATCACCAAGTTTACTTAGATTTAAAACCTTTTCAAAATACGATCTGATAGATAAGTCATCACTCAAAACAATATTACACATAATACAAAACAACAAGGGCCGTTGGCGTCCGTTATTCCACCAATAGCCCTCATCTATCGCCTACGCCTAGGCGAGTTAATATCTTCTTATGGCCCAATAACGGATGGACACCGCAAATATAAGACCTTATTTTGAAACTACAAACAAACAGGAGATATTTTTACAAAAAATGTAATCAGCCATATTCCTCTGTCATATATAAAGCGTAGCTATACCTATCCTCTATCATCTCCACCACCTTCTTGATATCAGATAGGGTTAGTTTCTTTATCTCCATATTCCTACTATCCATCCTGACGAAAGAGTCCTTGAACTCCTGCTCGGTTATGGCATCCAACCTAAATAGATTGTATTTTATAAGTAACTGGGTTACGTCAAATATCAAGATATTAAGATCAACATCATCTTTCAACTCATTAAGTAGATCGCGCATCATATCCTTAACAGCGTCAGTGTCAAGTTCCAGCTTCTCGGCTTCCCTCATCAACTTCTTAATGATGCCATTGTACTCGATTATGATATTAGCATTATCATCATCGGTAGGTAGAAGAATATCCATCGTACATTCTATACCTATCTTATCACTAAGTCTTTCATTGAACTCCGTCATATAATCGAAAGCCTGACTTCTACTTAAAGCGTATGTATGGTCAAGCAACTGCCTTTGTCTGTTATTGACAAAATAATGACTGGTGTATAACATCATCAAGACCTTCACTCGCTGGATGCGTAGGTCTTGCATAATTTTCCGGTGTAAAAAAGAATCTAATTGCATGGTACAAAGAGTCCCCACCGGGGCCATCACACACCCGACAGGGACCAACTTTTAAATATCTTACTCGTCAGGTGATGGACTGACGCCGCAAAGATAAGTCAAGATATTTTATTTAGCAAGGATCCTCCGCCTCTTTTTCTCCAGATACGACATTTCCGTCGGAAACCAAAGACTTGTCCTCGGCCGCCTTCGCAGGCGAGGCGGGCCCCGATTGGAGGTCAGACGGGTTGACGAACGGGGTCTCCGTATCCTCGAAGAACGTCTCATCCCTCCTAATACTCATCCTGAACTTAGGAGCTATGAAAGGATCGTTATTAAGATCAATGTTGATCGTAACGTCATTCATCAAAATATCCTCCTTAGTTCTGGAATCACCTATCCATCCTCTTACATCAGCGGTCATAGGCATCCTGCTAACCGCTTCCTTGACAGCTTCAAGCCGGCCTTTGATAACATCCACATCTCCCGCCAGCGGAATCATATATGTCTTATTATCCAACCCGGATCTGGCTATAGCGTTATTAAGATCCATTATATCATCAATACTTACGCCTCCGCCTAGACCCTCCGTAATCCTATCAGCCATCGATTCGATCATGGATGAAAATGACGATATATCCTGATTTTTCAATCTTACGGGGTACAGGTAATTTCTTCCATTTCCTGTCTTTATAGCTACGACCGGAATACGTGAATTTTTATAATCACCATATTTATCCCTGACGATAGCCGTACAGAACGGGAATATATTATACTTGATATTATCCCTCATCGTAACCTCCCCGTTCTCTATATACCCCACACTCTCAACCTTACCAACCGTCTCGTTGGTAAAATCATTCTCAGATACCATCAACGTGCCATTATCATCACTTACACTGAAGTTCGGTCTTCCCGGCAAAACGCTAGTGACTGTACCTGTAAACGGTATATCAATCTCTCCAGCTACAGATCCTACGTTGTCCCTATACAACTCAAAGGCCATACTCCTTAAATCAGCGTTACTCCCTTTTGAGTCTGGATCATTGGCTTTTAGCACCGAGACAAAATTACCGTCACCATCCACGATCTTAATAACCATATTATTAACCAAATCACTACGGGCAGACTTGGTCTCGTCAGAATTAGGATCAACGGCATAAAGGCTATTGTATTTATCATACAATTCCTTGGTATAAGGATCTAACATATCTACCTTGAACCTCACGATATCGTTCTTACGAAGACTAGCCGCAGCTTCTTGATTTATCGACTCATTATTAGAGCCAAATGCATCTCCTGTATAATAAGGAACAACAGATCCATCCTGCCCCTTGCGATACACCATGAACCAGTTGGAGGTCGATAAGGCGGTCTGCCGCCCCAGTATGACACCGGTAGCGTTCTCGAAAGCCTGAGCGTCATCCTCGCTTATCATCCATCTTGAGTGGTTATTCGACTCTATAACAGTAAATATGTCGGTTCCGTTGGTGAAATCCATCACCCTTCCATTATCAGTATCAGTGGCATCAGATCTTTTAAGCCCAAGACCGTCCATAAACCTGTCAAGTCTCATCCCTCCTACCTCATAATACATGACTCCGCCAATCTCTCTCTTCTGGGCCATCAACACTACCGGATTCTGGGCGGCATTGGCCTCCGTCCTGCCGGTGGATGTTCCGGGTTCGCTCTCCGTGAGAACATCACCCATAGGTATAGACTTATCGTAATCCTTGACAACCATACTTCCATTATCATACAGCCTCATCCATTCCACGAACTGGAGAAGAGGTTCATCAGAATAGTTATTGATAATATCAATAGCCTCATTAAGTTTATCCTGATCAACTTCATTCCCGTTGTCAATATCATTCATAAGATCATTATAAGTCTGTATAGCCTCCTTAACCTGATCCTGATCAAGACCATTAATGTTCATATCTATGATATCATCAATAGTATCCCTGATGTTATTTAAGACGTTATCGTTGGTATTTAACCTATCTATCATTGACCTAATCTTATTAAGCCTAGCTATAGGATTATCGCCAAACCCATTTACAAGATCATTGATACGATCCTTGTTATTATCATATATCTGCCTCTCCCTAGGAGATAAGATATCCTCATTACCGTTCCATATCTTTATAGCTATATTATTGATTCTATCATCAGAAGGATTTATGATATCCTCATTATCAGGTACATTCTCAACGATACCGCCCTCATCAGCCTTAATATCATTCTCCATAGATCTGGCGATCATATGATTATAGGTCTTGAACATAAATGCCTCGTCCTCTCCTATAAGACCATCTTGATAAGCCTTATCTATGGCCTGATCATTGGCATAAAGGGAATTAGCATCAGGATCATCGGTATTCCTGAAATCATATCTACTATTATCCTCCTCATAAGTCTTTCCCCATATGTTTGACAAGACCTTCATGAACCCACGTTCCTGCGACCGTATGAATCTCCTATCACGCATACGGCGAAAAGACTCATTTATATTCTTATAAGCCACAAGATTATGACGATACTCACTAAGTAACGCCATAGCCTCTTTATAATTATCAACCCCACGGATAGATACAGCATTCTCAAAACCAACTATAGTCTCATAAGCTGCCATAAGATCGGCGGCACTGATCCTTGATTCATTCCTGTTTAATAACAGCTTAGATATATCTGTCTCTGAGTTAACTAACGTAGCTAATCTCCTCTCCAAAGCAATTCTATCCTCCGTCAATTTAAGAAGTCTATCATTCTCCTTGGCTAACTTGACCTTATCAGACTCAAGAGCTTCTTTAGACGTGATACTCTGCTGAAGCTTCAAAACATTCTTCTCCATCTTCTGTATATCATCTGTAAGCTTCCTAAGTTTCTCAAGATCCCTACTCGAATCAGGATTAAGACGAGAATATATATCTAAAGCGGGGCCTATATCCGTATTGTATATCCTTCCTAACTGATTAGCGATATCATCCAAATTATCCTTAGCCTCAAGACCGTTATAAGCCATGTTAGAGATGTAGGTGTTAAATGATCTATTGGATATACCATCGGTAAGGGAGTCGGCAAATCTACTAGCCATAGTAAAATTATCAACCTTCTTATTGAACTCGCCAACAAGGCTGGACTTATACTCATTTACCTGCTCATCTGTCATATTCATATCGGAGGCTATATCGCTATTAGGTATAGACTCAATAACTGTCTTGAAATTCTCCTTGGTATCATCTAACATCCCCATTTCCTGATCATAACGAAGACGGTTGAATATGGCGTCACTAAAAGTCTTATCTACGATTCTAGAATTAGGTATATCGTCAGCGTTATTATCCATACTCAAGCCTGATAATTGAGCATTCAGGGCCATGCTGCCACGAATAGCTTGGACAGCCGCCGAGGTCAGGGCGCCGGCATTGGCGTTGTAGGCCTCCACCATCCCCTTGTTACGGGACATGTCTTGGCTCCATTCCTTTATACCACCAATAGTTTTTCCTCCCATAACCGATCCAATAATCATACCGATGCCGATCTCCTTCCAGCCCTCATTAGATCCATAGGTCTCCTTGAATCCGTTCTTTATAGCTTCCATATAACCTATATTCTGGCGAATAGCCATGGGATTGTATCTTGATTCCACCCAATCCTCCGCGGACTTACTGGACACGCCTTGAAGACCTTCCTCGAACAAACCCTCAGATACCGGTCGCTTGATAATATTAAACGTATTACCGGCTATTTTCTGCCATTTCTTTGGTGTTATAGCCCTTAGTGTACCGTTATCCATTCTCTCGGCTCCTACGCCAAATATATTGCGTTTTATGAACTTGTCTACGCCCAGCTCCATACCAAACATATCACCAAACATAGCTATGTTGGATAATGATAATATGCCGACGTTTGCGGCGAATACGGCGTTAGCAGCATCAGCATTGTCAGCCCTGAACCTCATAAGCTCCTCATACGGGACTTCCCTCCCGTAAGCGTTACGATAAGATTGCCTGAAGTTCTCCTCGGCCTCCATCAACATACTTCTGGCTTCCACTGAAGCTTCCCATGAGGTAGACGTACCAAGAAATAGGACGGTATCCAGCCCCTTGCCTACCCTCTGCCCTATACGGGCGGCTCTAAGGTAAGCGCCGAATGCTTTCTTGGTATCCGAAGCGGCCTTTCCTATCCTAGCTAAAGCCACCCCAGCCCTAGCTCCTGTACGAGCAAGATTCATCAGACCGGCTCCGGAATATACGGCGGATGATAACATGGCGCCAGCGGTAAAAGCCAGACCCGACAGAAAGTCATTAGACCAGAAGTTAGCCGTAGTCATACTTTGAAGAAAGTTCATGTCCCGCTCCTCTCGATTATAATAATGAGCTAGACCATAATCCATCTTCTTATCCTGATCGTCTAACCATCTCGTAAAATCATTATCAAAAACAGCGTTGAAATTACCTTTAGATACTCCGGCATAAATACCATAAAAAGGCTGGATAACGCCTCCTAATCCGTACAAGGCGGTTTTTCCGGCAAGCTTACCCAATCCTCTCATCCACTTCTCAGTCCTACTCTGGGTCTTTGATAGACGTGTATCATTATCTACACCGGGTATATAGGACTCGTATTTGGGTATCCACGTTCCACTACTTAATCGATACCTTGAATCCTCTAACGATATCTCAGGTCCAGTAAGATTAAACCTACCCTTATAGCTCTGATCAGACGCCATATATCCCAAAGGGGACATATGCTTCATGTTATCATAATAATTAGTCTTTACCGTATTCTTGATCCTCTCTGATAATGACGGTATCTGGGACTTTGATCTCTCGGATGCGGAATACGGATCCAATACCGGAGGTAAGTCACGATCCAGTATGTTATAGGAATCCGCCCCAACAGCCTTTATATTATCCACGCTCATGGTAGGATATCCATACTTGTCGGCAAGATTCCTTCCATTAGTAGCATTATTATCGGTTTCCACTATTTCCATTATTTCCACTATTTCCGTTATTCCTGTTTCTTATCTCCTGATCGATCATACTAGCTATAGGCGAGATGAAGCTTTCAAAATCATCAGTAGTAGATCTACCTTCACTTCTCCAATATACCTCATTCTCCTTGCTAAGTATCTGTTGCCATGCCATGACCAAATAATATTGAGGGCTGAAATCAATTTTTCTAGCTACCTCATCAGCATAATTAACGCCATCCAGATCAATTGAGTATAATGGAGTACCGCCATCCCTTGCTCCTCCCTTGCTGTATATATCAACATTTATCCCAGAGGAACCATTATTATACTTATATCCGGAAGCCCTTAACTCATACATAGAAGCGTTATCAAATAACACATCGGTAGCGATCATCATCTGATTCTTCCTGATATTACCGTCATTTATATTCGTGAACATATCTATATAAGGCATTGTCATATCCTTAGCTCCGCTGGCATAAGCCACAGGAGCTACCTGCAATGCCTTGGCCATCTTCCCATAAGCGTTATCGCTTGAATTGGCAAACGATATAGATACAACACCAGAGTCGTAGGTCTCGGATGGGATGTTTACATCTTCTTTATAAAAAGTGAGGTCATTGGCGGCTAAATCAGCCTCACTTACCTCAACAACAGATCTGCCATCACCTCCATTATTACCAATGATCCGATAATTGCCATCACCTATAGGAGATATAGTAAACGTTATCTTCGTATTGGCATTATCCTTATCCTTAGGAATAAAACCACCACCACGGGTAAATAGGTCACTAATCTTTATATAATCATACTCGGCTTTGCTTTTAGACGGATAATCACCGGAAAAGATATACTCACGCTCGGCGTACTCATGACGATATTGCCTTAAATAATCCTCGCCAGCACGCTTTGCGTCATCATTTAACCTACCCAAATCTCCACGGCTCCATTTATGCCTTAATAAATCATTTCTTTCCTTATGCGCTTCGTCATATATAGCGGTAGCGACAGCGATCGCTCTATTATCCCCAGCAAACCTGTCTTTTATTTCCTCGATATGCCTATTCTTGTTAGCCCCAGATACGGCAAGAAACATTATAGATTCAATATCATCAAGCGACAAAGACGTTCCCATAAGATCATTCAAACGATCCATAATAATACTTGACTGACCTGAATCTACCGATACGTATGGCGCTTCCCCTTGAATATTACTATTAACAACGTTTATATTATCATTTAGCAAAGAACTATAAGCAGATAGCTTAGCCCAATCGTCTAATGTTATATCGTTTATGCCATCTATATCAAAAACCTTATCACCATTATTGTTAATATCCCCAAGATTGAATGTACCAAATCCGTAACTAATGTCTATACCTGATCCTTCATACGATCTAGCCTCTTTCTCAATTATAGCATCAACACCATCCAAAACCGTATTCTCAGCCTTATTGAAACCCTCATTAATCTTACTATACTTATTCCTTTGGTTATTTAACCCAAGAAGCTTTATATAACTATCCTTTCCATTATAATCAAGAAGTGTATTCGTAGATCCACCATTAGCCTTAAAATAAGTCATGATAACCTGATCCCTATCCATATCCTTGACCACATTACTATTCTCAGGATCAGATGCCCATGCGTCGATCTTCCTCTTGGCATCGTCTGATAGAGACTTTACAAAATTCTCCATGCCTGTATTCACCGCCTTTTCATTGGCTATAAATCCATTCATGAACTCATCGCTTATATTCACATCTTCAAGATTGGCACTCTTCGTAACCACGGTGGGACCGGTCATGTCATCGCCTCCACCATTTCCATTCTCCGATTTACCTGATTTACTAGCTCTTATCAAAGCGGATTTCTCCATGGCTAGATTATGCCTTTTTGTCTCATTGAACTTAGCCTTCTCCATCATCTGTTGATTAGCCTTGAAATAATAATCATCAACACCAAGCGTCTCGTATGAGTTATTATAAGACCATCTCAGCCCAACGCCACGAAGGAACTGCTGCCGTACCATGAACATGCCGGCCCGCTCCGGGCTGTAGTTGCTGCCGATAACGCCCTCAGCCTCCTCCACGAAATCATTCTTCTGTTTGGTGATATCAGCCAACTCCGACTCCAGCTTAGCCTTCTTTATCTTATCGTTACCTACCCCTTTGAGTTTGGCACGTATAGACTCTTCCTTGGCGCTAAAATCATCAATATATCCTTTTAAGAAATCAGACGTGCTTTGGACGTTGAACAGATCGGGATTAGTTCTAGCCATATATCTTCCCTCTAACTGCATCTGGGCTTTACCGTTCTCAGATATGGAAGCCATAGCTATATCCCTGACCTGAGCGTAGCTCATTTCATCTATATACATCTCACGCATCTCCCCAGTCCGGTTACCATTGGCGTCAACTACCGGCACATTGACTTTCTTCCCCTTGTTAAGGGAGATGAAGTTCTTCATCTTCTCGTCAACCTCAGCGTGATAATCCGTATAAGGGGTATAATGTATAGGATTAAGACGTGTCCCTACCTGACCGTCATTCATCCAAGCCACGGCATCGGCGAAAGCCTCAGCCTCATTGATAGGACTATACATCTTAGGATTATTCAGCTTCATATCCTCCATCTTCTCGCTGAAAGCCCGAATCTCCCTAGTACCGGCGATAGCGTTCAATACACGGGTATCTAAAGCCTCTCCAAGACGAGCCTGTATACTTCTGGCTATACCATCAGAAGCCAGATTAGATTTACGATACACGTTATTCACATCCTGTATTAATCCATTTAACCTATTCTGAAGATATTCCCTATCCTGAGGTTTAGCTATATCAGAATTAATAATATAATCAGCGTACTCATTAATAGCTTGCCGATTCGTATCTATCTTCTGTTGCATGTATCCCATACCCTGCATCATGACATCCATGTTGTAGGGTGATACGTACTTGCCGTAATTCCTTAATATACTATATTGTGAAGCCATCCTTTATCCTTTCTTGCCTTTAGTTACTTCCTGAGCGGGATATAATCTCCTATAACTCAATATATCTCCTTGAGGATCAGCGATCAGCTGCCCATTAGGACCGATCTTTACATCCCCGAATATAGATCTTAATGTATTCATGGTCGTAGCCGTATTCCACTTCTGCTGAATCTCATCATTGACGCTATCGAAATACCTAGCCCAGTTCTCGTCATTTATAGCCAATCCTTGTAGTATCCGTTGCTGGTAAGCCTGGCGTTGAGCTATATTCTTATCATAAGTATTAGCCCATGACTGAGCATTGACATTATCAGCCCAAGTCCTTTGAGCCACATTTCCTTGTTCTACCTCATTTATATACTTACCTATATTGGAACTCATGATAGCCTGTAAATTGGAAGATAAAGCCCCTCTCTGGGAATCCGGGACATTACCCATCTGATCCAATTGTGATTGGAAAGCACGATTAGCCTCAACCATATACTGATCAGCCGATCTCAACACCGGGTCCACGGTAGGAGCGTAATGTCTTTCTAGACCTTCCGTTGTCACGGCTCCCGGAGTCATCCTGAACACCTCAGGAAAGTCAAGACCACCACCTACTATATTCCTGCCTCCATTGCCGCCGTTCGACTTACCGGCATTTGTGTTGGTTTTAGGAAGTGTATTAGAATCAATCAGCTCAGGCATATCCAGCTTAACATCAGGATTCTCCACATCACCTATATCCATAGGACCGGGAGCCACCTTATGAGGGTCAAGTATAAAATCAAGACCTTCCATTCCCTTCATGGATCTCAATGCCTGCATCTTAAGCATATCCTCGCCAAGTATCTTATTAACGACATCCTTGTTCTTATCAGAGAACAGTTGGCTAAAATGGGTGATACCGGCATCGTTAAGAGCCTTATGCTGTTCCTCTGTAACAACGTCTAGACCGATCATAGGGCGAGATGTGGTAAACAAACCTAATTTATTGTCTCTCATCCTATCATGATATGCGGCTTTCCTGTCTTCCGGGTAATTACCTTGACTATCCTCACCGCCAAAGGAAACGAGCGTCGTGTAATCCCGAAGCGCCTCGGCGTTGGCGATGATCGGGTTCTCAGCCGTAGCCAAGCCCATCCAGCTACTTGTCTGACCGTAGATAGCGTCTTGCAACGCCCTAGCCCTAGTGCCCTCTGAAGCTCCCATATAAGCATCGTAAGCGACCGGATTGAATGTCTTATAATAATTCAACCTCTCATCCGTATTAATACCTCCATAAGAGCCATCAGTTCCTTGGCGCTGATAACCGAAATAGTTAGGATCATTGTTGAACCTATTCTCGATCGGGCGGAAAGTTAATTTACGACCGAACAAAGACGTGCCTCCTATCTCCATCTTCTGGCGAATACCAGCCACTTTCTTAAGCAGCTCTTTCTTAGCCTCAGCTATATCCTCCTCCGTAAGACCGTATTCTTTCATAGATCTGGATATGATGTTATCTATCTCACCACCCTTGGCAAAATAAGTATCCTCATCCTTCTTCATCTTCCGGTCTTCCTGCTCCTTGTATATGACGTTAGCGAAGTCCGTAAATCTTCCTTCTAAGCCATTAACGGTATCGTTACTATCATTTATAGCCTTAGATAATACGGAAGCGTTTAAGCGCCTCGTATTCTCGTCATCTATCTTATCGTTCTTCTTCAACTTATCCAAAGCCTTCTTCTGATCATCATAAGCTGATTCAAGACCTATCTTAGCCTTATACCTATCCATTAATGTGGCATACGTATCCTTCGGCGTAGCCTTAATACCATACGTATCTCTAATGTATTTAGCGAAATCCGACTCTATGGTGGTATCATCGGTAATAACCTTCGTACCTTCCTCCAAGGAAACGGGGGTTCCCCCATCGGCGTGCTTCTGCCCCATAGCCTCCATTGGCGCCTCTCCGGGCTGCTCCACGTACTCGCCCTTCTCGACCTCTACGTTGGCTTGATCTTCCATCGACTTAGGTAACGGATATAGATACTCACCGGTAAGGCTACCGCTATCGAATCTATTATTAGGCCCTAGATAAACACCCCCACCATCCTTATACCGCATCTGGGATTGCCGTCTCTGCCTAGCCTCTCGCTCTTGAGCTAACCTGATATTAGTACGAGTGCCTTGCTCTGACGCCATCCCTGAGAATACGTTCCTTGCCAACCCTAAGACACCGCCGATGCCTGACATTACAGTACCCACGACATTAGCTGTCTTAACCCCAGTGGATAAATCTCCATATCCCTCACTTCTCATACGCCCTATACCACGACCCATCTGAGTGAATCTAGACCCTATATCATCAGCGCCATAGTAAGGGATGGTGGTAAAATCAAAAACATCCGTACTGCCAGACTCGTCAACCTTCTTATTGCTGTCAACGATAGCGTTCAAATCACTTGTATCAATGGTATTAATATCAGGCTGCTGAATATCAAATCCTATCCTGGTAGACGAAACCAGAGGTTCCACTCCAAGACCCTGAAGACCAACAACATTACCGGGCATGACAGGATTAACCTCCCCAGCCTTTTGATATTTAGGTATCTTCCTCTTGATTACATACTTGCTCATATCAAATTAATTTCGTTCTGACACAAAGATAGTTTAAAAAATAGAGACTCATCATTTCACAACGATGAGTCTCTCAGTAAATGCTATTATTATGTGCTAAATTAAATTCTTTTCACGAACAATGATCCTATAGCCTTAACCAAATCATAGAAACCAGCAGAGCTGAATCCTACAGCCACTCCATATAATAGAGCTTCCCACCATTCACTCCCTATAAGCAATGGAGACACCTTTAGAAACCACGCTAATATACAAACCAGCATACCTATGACTACGGCGGATAGGACTTTAGCCCACTTATGGGTGTCAATATACGGCACTACCTTAGCTAGCTGGGTAGCTGACATCGTGACGAAAGCCATAATGCCGGTGAAGGTGGTTAGATCAATGGTAATAGGCCCTTCTGATGGGATTACCTCTTGCGCCATCAAAGCAAATGGCGTCAATAACATAACGAATAAAAATAATAATCTTTTCATATCTAAAACGTTTAATAATTTCACAAATGTAGTATTAATTTTGAGTTCTACTCATACCTTTTATGTTAAGACTTAACCCCGGTATCATATTAAGCACCAACTGCCTTTTCGCCTGTTCCTTACGCATACGCTCGGCCTCCGCTATCTGCGCCTCTGATCGAGGATCATTCTTAATATTATTGGAGATGTCCTCTATAGCTTTCTTGTTAGCGCCGGATTGAGCTAGCATCTTATATAACAGGTCTTGGCCTTCCTTCTCCCACCAGCTATCAACGGCAGGACGGGAAGCCAAAGAAGGGCCGGCGGGGGCTACCGTCTCAGGCACGGGCTGATGACCTCCGTCTCCCGTACCAGAATCCCGCTGCCCGAACTCGTATCTCATTGGCTCGTTCTCCGGGACACCGTATCTATTGGAGAACATATCGGCGAACTCAAGCCGCTTCTCATTTCTTAATGTCGATCCAAGGGGTCTTCCGTATCCTTGATTCCATGCCACGGTAGCGTCCTTATAATTCGTGGCGTTATCAAAATCAGCCTTCGAATACATATAGTAATTATACACATTGCCCTGAGCGTCCTTATCAAAGAACTTGCCTTGGTTCATGTAGTTCCAGCCTAGCCCCGGTACACGACCTTGATACTCATCCACAAGATAATCCAGTTGTTGGGTTAATGTAGGCTTCTTGCCGTACCTACGCTGTAGCTCTTTCTTTCTCGGTCCAAGCCATTGCTGGATACCAAAATCACCGGCGGCACCTAGGGCTTCGGTGTCCCCTCCGGACTCGGCGGCGATGTTAGACAGGATGCCGATCGCTTGTGTTTGTGGTATCCCCTTCTTATCCGTCAGATAATCCCATATCTCATCATATACAGCCATTTTGCTATTTTCTGATCTACGAGGATCAATCACATACTTTCCAGAACCATAATCGCTCCCTGTATTTATACGACCTCCTTCAGCCTTGTCCTCCAACTTATTCTTAGACATAATAGCGTTACGAATAAGAGCATCCCTACCACTCTCTGGAGCAGGATTATAATCCTTGAAAGAGCCTCTCTCCTCAAACTTATCACCTATAGCATCTAATACCTTGGTAGCTATATTAATCGGGAACTCTTGATCATTACTATAAAAATCATATACATCGTAAACGCCTAACCTTCCATCCGGACGTCTATAAATTGTAAAATTACCAAACCCTGATAACGGGGTAAGCTCACCGGCAGCTTCGGGATAAAAATCGTACTCAGAAAAAACCGTAGGCTTTCCGGATCTTACAGAATTACGATTCTTCTCAAAGATATCTACCCATTCTCTAGACTTTTTCAAAAGCTTCAGCCTACCATAAGCATCATCTGTAGCCGGCTTATCAGAGCCATATATTTCTTGCTCCGTATCACGAATCTTTTTATCTAGCCTCTTTATCTCATCCTTAGTGTCACGATTGAACATCTTCTCAATATCAGTAATGACATTATCAGGAATCCTTATCTCCTTGCTATTTCCATCAAGACTATTAGGCTGGGATAAGAATCTACCCCATAGCTGTTCGCTGTATTCATCAACATTAGCTTTGCCATTTCTTCCGTATATAAATTCCTTAACCTTATCGAGAAGACTGGCATTTGAGGCTACCACATCAGGCGTTACATTCTTATACAACCTCCTTCTTACGGCGTTACCTATGATGTCTTTTAAATACAAAGCTCTATCAGATACATCTTGTCTTACATACATAGGATCATTACCAGTAGAACCTCCTTCGGCTTTCCGCTCAATTTTCTCTCCCCATAACCCATATTTCTCCCTAGGCCATATGCCGTCTATGGCATCCACATAACCAACGGGATGCTCCCCGTCTAGACGCCGGTTCCGTCGCTCGTCCGCAGGGTACAGGGCGTTGGCCAACGGCTGCGTGATATAACCCAACCCCTTATCTTTGGATCTCGACATAGCGTCCACCACAGTCTGATATATAGGTCTTAATTTCTCAGGCAAATATAACCCCGCCTCATCAACCAGCTCGCCTATCTTCTTATTTATACCCCTAATGCTGAAATTATAATTACCCATGCCATTATTCAACGGAGACAACGCACCTCTTATCCCATTCATACCCTTGACGGCGGCTCCTCCACTAAGGATATCAAACTCCGGGGATACGTTCTTTAAAGGGCTGTCATCCATCCCCCTGAAATACATAGGACGCTCACCTTTGACCACCCTGTCAAGATCCTCCTTATATAAATCCTTTATCCACGACGGAATCTCATCCTGTTTATTCTTCTTTGCCATAAATCATGTTTTTCACAAATATACACACAATCAAATGGATATTAAAACATAAGGCGGGAACATGATCCACGTCACATACCCGCCCTTAAGAATGTAAGCATATTAACTAGCTATTATCCCACTCGGCGAAATCGCTATCCACACGGTCTTTCAACGCCTTCCTTTCGTTAAGGAACGTCTTATAAGACTCCACGTATGACAAGTCCAGTATGCCTAGCTGGGCGGCGTTATAGTCGTTCAGCATCTTCTGCTCAACACCGCTACCCCATAGGGCGTCGATACAGGCCTCCAATATCTTGTTGGCAGTCAACGTGGACCATACCCTGACCTCGTTGTAACTATAGGAGATCACGGGGGCCATATCGCCACCCATCTCCCTTGTCTCCTCTTTAATATCCCACCGGTAAAGGTAGGATCCGTCACCGTCCTTTTCTATAGTGATCGGTATAGTGTCGCTATATGTTCTTTTCATGTCTTGTTATTTAATCGTTATACAAAAAATTCCCGACGTGATACGTGCGGCTACGCCGACGTTTTACGATATTCGGGGAAAAAGCAAAGGCGCGAACCGAAGTTACGATACGCAGCGGAAGGCGCATTACCCGTATTCACGTAAGCGAGGCCCGCAACCGACCCGTCGCCCGCGTAACCGCCAACCAGCACCACCTGCATGCGGTTAGCCGATGTGTAGGTGTAGTAGTAGTCGCACCAGTAGGTAGAGGAGCTACCGCCGACCTCCGTGGACACTATATCGCCATCTTCCCCAAGCAACATCTTCTTGGCATAACCGTTTGTACGGCAGATATTGCCCTTCTTGTCATAGCCGGTGTAAGAGGTGTCGCTGAAATTCGACGGGTCATCGGTAGTCCATAATATGGATAATCCCGCATCGCCCGTGGTGACCTGTATATTGGCCCCGTCAGTATATTTCCATATATGGCCGAACGGATTCTCTATACCACGATACCTGTTAGCCATCAACGTGGCGTGAGTACCACCGGAAGCGTTCTTCACCACATATGCCTTCTCTCCCGAGCCGTTCCCGAACTCGTTGGTATAGCCGCATGGGATAAGGGGGTTGATGTTGTTGAAGTTAGTCCAATCCGTCATTTGCGTCGGTCCCGGACCTAAGCCACCTTGGGCGAAACCGTTAGCGTCCTTCTGGGCGTTGAAAGGCTTCTGGCTGTCCAGCGTGGCGTACTCGACGGCGAATAGCCAGAACAGGATCTTGTGGGCGTTATAGGTATACATTTCCCATCCGCTGCCTCTTTTCCTCGCGGCTTGTCGGAATTGGTCTCGGGTGAGGTTGGTGACGGGGCGGCCGAGTAGGGAACGGTAGGTATCATCCCATTCAGCGGTATTGTCGCCACCTCTAAAATTAGTTGAATTAGGATCACTTAATTTACTAGCTCCAGCCGCCGAACATAATAAATTATCGGTTCTATACATTCTGGCTTCATATGTTGAGATATAGAACTTATCTACATGTTTATACCCAGGTAATGGAATTTCGGACAACATCTTCCTAAATTTAGTGCCATTAAAATACAATTTATACCAATGTTCAGGTATCTCTGTCATAACGGCATAATCCAAATAGCTTCCACCCCATGAAAGCTCATTATCCAAATATTCTTTAACTCCACCATCTCTATCCAAAAGACACCTTCTCATCTTACTCTGCACCGGCAACTCCCTATGCAATTGCATATTACCTACTCTAACCCCATCAGGACTAGATGATGCAGTATCCCATTCAACACCGTATGCATATCTTTCTTCTAGATCTGGTATATCTTCCCAAGCTGGAGACCACTCGGTCGAAATGTCACCATATTCAAGTTTAATCTTATGGATGGTGGAAGTTGATGTGCCAGTTTTAGGAGAACTAAATACAACCATATGTGTATTATCAGCTACTGCATCTCCGATATTAGTAATCCATTTAAAAGTCTTACTGGCCTTCCCATTTACAAAGTCAGTCTTACTGAACTGAGCCATAGAACCTACTGCACCAGTAGAGTTATACATAGTGAACATTTCCTTATCATCACCCAACTCTCCAAAAATAGTCAATGTTACTTGTGTTCCTTTGGATATCTGTTCAGTTAGCCAGTAATTAGCCATCTCATACTCGGCATTACTTACCTCTGTACCAGATCCAAGCAATAAATTCTTCCCATATACTGGTAGTTTACGATATTTACCATCATCCATTAAAGATTTAGTTCCATCACCTGTAGTATGTATTGTTAACTGCTTAGTATTATTCTCAGAAAGACCACTTATTAGATTTGTATATACATCAATCCCACCACTTACTGGCATTAAATAATTCATACCAGCATTTACATTTACAGATAAATCTTGATATATAGAGATTTGTGCAGAAAAATTCTGCAATATTCCCGCATCCTGTTTTATATAAAACCAAATAGAATTATCATCATTAACATTATATCCACCAAAAAGACTTGATATATACCTCCCATTATCTCTGACTGGAAATATATTAACAGCGTTGCTTGGAAGCTTCTCTAATAATTTATTATAATTTTCCTGAGATATAGATGGATTGTCACTTGATGTTATCTCCATAACAATGTCAAATACTGTATAATCTGGTTTGACTACTACATCCTTCCACGTGCCATCTCCACAAAGAAACCCACCCTCATCTCCCTTCGCCGGAGCTGGTACCAATCCACCCTCCCCAGCCTGAGACGCCGTAGCGCCAACCATATCCTTGACCTTATCAAGCCTACTTTCTATTTGACCTCCATTGTACTTACCAATAAAATCTTCCATATCGTTTTAATATACAAGGGAGAGGCGGCAAATACCCCCCCCCATATGTTAATAAATTAATAAACTTTCTCATCATTACTGAACCAACGAACTATCATCTTGAACCGACTCTCAATGTCATTCACGAACCTAGCCAAGAACCAATCGCCACGAAGACGATCCCGCCACCTCCGATGATAATCGACAGCCCTAGGGTCGATCTTCCGGTCAATGTCATTCACATCCTTGATCCATACCGGGAGGTTATTAGTATCGTCTTTGACCTCGTTAAAATAGTCATTTATATTTATCTTCTGATCAACCTCCGTCACCAGTATCTCACGGCTATCGTCATTGGTTACAGGATACCTTAACCGCTGGCTCATATCGTTCTTGTCGGCGATAACCATCCGAAGCTCACCGCTGTTGTTGGTATCGTTATAGAACCATGCCTTATTAAATCCAGTTGTTCTTCTAACCTGATAATTAACCTCATCCTGATACCTTCTGGCATCCATCCGATATTGGTAGTTCGTGAGGATCTTATTCACATACTGCTCACGTACCGGTACCTCTATAACGAACGGATATAGCCTACCGTAAAATACTTGATACGATTGGTTGGTCAATCCATGAGACCATAACCCTATCTCCTGACTTTCACTTGAGTAGTTCTTTCCAGACTGGAAATAATGCTGGTGCTCGATATAATAATCAGGGGTGTAGGACAAATATGATTTCCACTCACCCTTCAAACAATTATATCCAACGGTAAAAGAGACGTCCGTGAAATGGCTGGCGTCCTGCAACTCCACCGCCTGCCCGTTCCTGTAGAACCGGCCGCCACGGAATTGGTACTCGCTCGGATTCCCTACCGGTATATAATCTTTCTTGGTTATCAGAACCCTCTTGAACCGATTGTCCCAGCCCATGGATAGCCCTATACCAAAGAACTTGTTATCGATATCATAATAAGACAACTCAGCGTCCGTATCAGCGTTATATATCCGGCTACGGATGATCTTCATCTGAAGATGCTCCTTAAACCAGTTTCTAAGCCCCGGTGTGACCTCCGTAAGATTCCTACCATTAGAATCTACCTTAAACACCTGACCACGCCTTAAATCGACCCAAAAATGCCCAAACTCGCAACTGATCATATCCCGACTCTGGGTCCCGGAATATCCTAACGTCGTATTATTATACTCGATACCACGAGAGGCGAAAAGACCACCTGTCCCTAGCTCGCTATTCTCCGGGGATATTCTCTCCGCCAACACGTCTATGGCGTTATACAGCCCTACCTGATTCTCGAAGCGAGCCAGTATCTGATCCGACTCTATCCCTTTCATGCTTATAAGTTTCCCGAAAGAGGTCTTGAACTCATGGTAATCCATAGGCTTGTACGACAGCCAAGGATCGGTCATGCCGTTCTCCGACACGTCGGCGGTGCTCCATATGACGCCGTTGGGTCTTTGGTAAGCGCAGTCCCAAAAATTGCTATCATACGTCTCCGGCAACGACCTTCCGCCTAGCGTAAAACGATTCTTATACACAGGGCTCATCTTAAACACATTATCCCTTGATATAGGGACATTACGCTCTTGAGTCCATGATATATAATCCCCTACCTCCGGATAGAACCCCTCGTAAGGCTCAGGCCCGGCTATACGGAAATTGCAATTGATCTCAGACTCCACGAGGAACTGAGGTATGCCATAGAAATATAGGAAGAAACGACCGCTAAGATACATATCTCCGGTCTTGCAAACCATCTCATAAGCGCTCTTCCGGCTAGGGAAAGAGTATAGCGATCTGGTATCCGTATCGGTCTTGTTAAGATAATCCTCCCCGGTATCGTAATTGACGAAATAACGGGGATACCCGATGTTTCGATAATCGTAATAAGGGAATGGTATCATGTCCCCCTGACCGAACTGAGTCAAATAAAACATAGGCATCTTCCTCTTAAGCGAGAATCTTGATATAAATACATCACCTCCAAAAACAGGTTTACGCTTATCCTTATCCATCAACCCGCAACCACCTAACGATACCCACCTGATATCCTCTATCTGCCCGTATTGAGCCGGAGAATATTTCTTTATCCTCATATAGGGGCAGGATACGAAAGATTCACGTGTCATAAAATGAGGCGTCATACCAGCCACCTCATCGTTACGAATATTACACTCATCCTGAATACGGCTGGTATCGTAACTTGAAACCAACTCCGGATATTCAAGCATATACTTATCCATACCAAATGACATGAACAATGAATGCTCACGATCGAGGTTGTTTATGATAATAGGCTTACCGCCTACGGTCTCCCCTTGCGAAGAGATATCTGTTACCGGATATAACCCGCTCTTGATATATTTAGCCGTTGACAATCCACGTAACTCTGACTCCCCTATTTTTTGGTAAAATAAATTATAATGAGCGACAGAAGTATAATAATAAGCATAGTTCCGTCTAGGTCCCCTATCTATCAATGCCGTTAACCACTGATACCTATACTTGCCTATATCCACCACGGACTGGGCTGTGGCCTTGGCGATACCTGTAGCCAGACGGATAGCCGTCAGCGCTATGCCGACAGGGTTGGCTAAAAACATCACGCCCCCACCGACATATTGCTGGGACGCCGATTGATATGTATATTCAGCTATGGCAGATATTAAATTAGCCATAGCCTCCACCGTAGCCAATGATGTTGCCATACTGTAAGCCTTACTCCCTAATATCGTCCATTTAGGGTGATCCTCCACCTCCCTGAATATACCTGAGGATTTACCTAATTGATAACCATCAACAAGGCACTCGGTGGGAGCGTCAGGCTTGTTAAAGGCAATATCAGGACTTAAGAATGAATACCAGATATTACCCTTCCTGTTAAACGGATGCGTTATAAATTTCTCACGATTAATATCCTTATAGATATACATATCATCAGACAAATCGTTGTAAGGGTAATTAGGATAAAGGTTAGCCGATCCGTCGGGATCATCGTACTTAAACATATCATAAGCCAGACCGGTCCCGATAACGCTCTTATCCAACGTCCTATCGCCCCTATACAACTCATATCCTATTATAGAATCTCTTCTAGCCTTATCTATAAGACCGTTCTCTACCGCTATATCCAGAAACTCATTAACGATATCGTCATCAAGCATCACCCCCATAGGATAAATATAGGAGTCAACTCCATATTGACCGGTCAGTTGAGACGGATTACCCATGAAAGGAGCGACAGAGTTATCCGGAAACTTGTAATGACGTATAGGTCTCTGACAAAACGTGGTTGACGTATTGGGGTACTCAGCGTTATCCCCATTACCGGTGAAATAAGACTTACCCCCAACTGATTTAGGAGACCCATAGTATTTCATCAAAGAATCTATTATGTCCTTCCTCTTTGATCCTCCCGATGATATCCCGATCTTACTTGAATCATACAACTCAAAATTAGCCGGATACTTATTGGTAGACTCCCAATATCCGAAATCACCGTACTGATATGGTCTGGGAGCGCAGTCAGCGGGTTTATCCCCACATGAGATACATTTCGCCTCATAGGTAACGAATCTCCTTAATTTCAATTCTTTTGTGAAGAAGAATACGTATTTCACCTCTAGTGGCCGAATGCCAAAACAGAACGGGGCGGGGAAGATGGCGGTGCCGGCCGTATAGAATCCGGCAAGCTCCTTCATGTCCTGCCTCATGGCGAAACCGGTGAAGAACACGCATACCGCAGGCTCGATGCAAACATATATCTTATGGAAAGTAGTCTTGTCATCATTCCAGAACAAGTACTTTGGCATCATAAATATCTTATGATCCACGTAATTAACTATAACACCTTTCTTGGCGTCATTAGCCAAAGGATTAGGAGCCACGGTACCTTCCTTGTCAGAGAAAAACGTTATACGAACCTTGTTGTATGATGATGAGTCACCGATCGGATAATTATAGTTACCCATCATCTCTATATACATAATATCGTTATCAGGATCGGATAAACCGCTTACGTATTTTTCGTAATCCAACTCCACCCATCTAGCGTATGAGGATACATGTGGATAAAACTTGAAATAAGTCAAGTTGCTCCTGCCGAACCAATTGGTCTTGGCGTCAATATCATTCTGCACAGACACACGACCTTCCCAGTCAGTAGTTATACCGGTATTAAACTTAGAATTATCACCATCGCCAAAAAGACACATGGCATTCTCAATACCAAATTGACTCTCGTATTGAGGAAAATAAGCCTCCATCGTATCCATTAACTGATCAAGCATCGTCTCTGTATGATGCTTACCTTCCCATCCGGGATATTGGTACAAATATGTGCACTTACCCAATGACCTACCCCCTTGGAATGTAGGAAGTTGAACATCGTTAATAGTGGGGTTCACGTAAGGATCGCCTACCGAACAACCATTAGTACATATACCCTCATCATACAACTGCCGGACATTAGACATATCCTGACACAAGACCAAGGCAGAAGAATCTATGTCAGACGGGAATTTGTTCTCATCCTGACCATCCAGCCATTCCTGAACCAGATCTATGATATTTTTGCCTCCACTAGAGTAATTATCAAAATCACACAATACAGAGAATTTCCTTTGTGACTCGGCGTTACTTTGTATTAAGGTGGTAGGCTCGGTCTCCGTATAATCACTAGCCAGCTTATATGTAAAATCAATCCTAGAATCCACCAAAGAGTTTTTATCCAATATAGTCCTGGTCTCTATCCTCTCGATATCATCACATCCACTAGGGAAATCGGGAGCCTTTATACCGTCTTGATCCTCTGGCAATGATATAGCAGCGCATAACTCGTCAGTAATACCTACATTAGATTCTATGATATCACACAAGTTCTCTATATTATCAGCGATATAATCAATAGCATCATCTACCGTAACATCTTCCCCCATCGTGTTGATAACGAATTGGGTCTCTCCTACCGTGGCATATTCCTGCTCTACATATCTGAGCTGCTTGACATCTAGCTGATTCTTGCATTCTCCTCCAAAATCATCAAATCCCCAAGACGGGTCGTTTATGATCTTTGCCGTATTCTTAAACTGCCAAAGATGACGGCGGCTGTTCCCCGCACACTGCGGGTTGTTCTCCAGCACCGACGCAGCCGACAGGTCGTCAGAGTTACCGTCCTCATCAACGATAACCTCCATCTCCTCCCTTGTGGCCGGACGAGGGATAAGCGGGAATCTAGCCGTCCTGTATCCTGTATTGGTAAAGAATCTTATACCCAACGGATATACCTCGTCACGCATGAAAGAGGCGTATTTAGAGCAAGCCACACCGTCTTTATACAAATTCTCCGTGGCTATAGATGTCTGCCATTTAACGAAATGACCCAAGAAGTTAACGACCGGTTGAAGATTCCATTCGTTCTCCACGGTCAAGCCGTATTGAAGAAGACGATTCCCGACAGACGTCATGCCTCTGGCTGTCTTATATACCGGTATTTCCTTGGATAACTTCTCCATGGTCGTACGCTCGCTATATTGATCCGTAAGATAATAGATAGTCCTTTCCGTTATCGGATGTATACCTTCTATGAAATACTCAAGAACCGGGCTTTGCTCACCATTAAACCCAACCGTGTTCTGTATAACACCTATCTTATAATGAGATACCTGCTTATCTATATTAGACACGGTAAGGCGGATACCCATGTTGGTTGACTTACCCCATAAACCATCGCGGATAACCATATCTTGACGATCGAATAACATGATTGGGTTGGTCAATGAGCAATATCCGGTCTTCTCAATCCCGAACTCATCGCACAACGCCACGCAGAACTGGTAGGTCCCGGCACGCAGGCTCCCCCCGAACTCCACGACCTCAGGCTCCACGCACGGGGCCGTCAGCAACGGGAACACCAGCAGCTTCTCGCAGGCCAGCCTACACCTCTCTATTGGTTTGTCATCCCCACATGTCTTATACCCATGATAATGATACCAAAAGTCACCATCATCATCCGGATTAAGAGCCTTATCGACCATAACATATCGCTGGGGATTATATCCATCGGTCCAGTATATCACCTTCCCGCATTTCTCGTCCTTGATCTCTATATCGAAGATCGGATGATGAATGGAGAAATTAAGACAAGGGTCATCAACCCAGTCCTCTATCAGGACCTCCATCAAATCACATATCTCATCAAAACGACCATCCGACTCCTCAAGCCTCTCGCCAAGGATACGATGGATGTCCTTTCCCGATCCAGCCAATTGATCCTCAACGGTCTTGATATAATCCAATGACCGCATGAACGTGATCTTAGACGTATTATCATCCGGATTAGATAGAAAGAAATAAGTGTTATCACCAGCTATATCATTCTTATACCCAATAACCTTATAGCCATCGAATCGCTTACATAAAAGGGTACTAGGCTCGTTCTGGATCTTTAGCTGGCTTCCATCGTCACCCTCTATGGTAGCGTTCAAGGCGAAACTATATTCAGACGGGGATAGATCCTGTGGATGCTTATCCCTGTTCATCCCGGAGTCGGGAACCGCTATGTTAGAATTGTTCTGCACGATGTTATGTTTTTCGCAAAGATAACAAATCCGGCGGATAATCACTTACACGCCGGATCTTAACAAAAACTGTACGTATTATGCTAAAACATTCAAATCACGCGAATATAAAAAAAATCCTCCTAACTTTCACAAGTCAGGAGGAAGACTAAACACTTAAAACGTCTCGTGGTAAAGCACAAAAACATAATAATTACGAATTTCCACCCATGTAGTTCGATTGCTTATCGGCATCCTCTACAGATATGTAAAAGAAACCGTTAGTCACGTATCTCTCATTGACATCCACAAAATCAGTAGATCCTTTGTCCACTCCTTTCTTCGATCCCTCATCACACACAGCTACCAGACTATTAAAGTCATTGGAATAACCTACGACTACACCGTGTATATCCCGATTTCGAGGATCGAATACGTACCTCATCTTATACCTATCGTAAGCTAACTCTAAAGAGCTTTTGCTTAGCCTCTCATCTAATCCGGCACCCGCTACCAAAGCCAAAACGCTCTTTGATATGTCACTCATGGTGGTATCCTTGGCCGGAGCCTTAGGCATAGAAACGCCTTCCATGACAAAATCCAACGCCTTATCTAAAAGCTCGTCGAAATCATCATCTCTTATATAATCCTTAAGCACCTCCAGTATATATAACCGGACATGGAGTTCGTTATTTACATCATTCAATGTGACCATAATACTAGTTTTCGGCAAAGCTAGATTATTCCTGCACAATAAAAAATCAAATATGTCATAAGTAAAGGACTAAAAAATAAAAAACTCCCCCATCCTCACGGACGAGAGAGCTGATAAATATTTGTATTATGAAAAAGAACAATCACTCACCTATTCTTACAATACAGTCACGAGATTCCTTGTTATAGATCATCGTGCCTACCTTAGAATACAAGGTCTTTATATTTTGCCAATTATCCTCACCATGGGCGGATACGTTGGTAGGGGCATCACCAGTATAAACCTCCTCGCCTCCGATATTGACAAAATCATATCCACGTTTCTCCATAGAACCGCCCTTATATGCAGTGAATTTGATAGTGATATTACCTTTCTCACGACCACCATACCAGTTACCGTATATACTGCATCTGATCTCAAGAGGTAATTTATCATAATTATCACCATCCAACAACGGTCCCATCTGGATCAAAGCTGCCTCATTACCCGATTCCATGTTATCACCACCATGGATGAGATAATCACCTACCCGTTCCTGCGTGGTCTGGTACTGTTTACTCCAACCAACCAGCTTGCCGTCAACATCCGGGATGCCGGTGTTATCGAAACCGGTAGCCGTGTCAAAGTCAATGCCATCCTCGTCAGCCCAGATATACCTAAGCACTAGGTAGTCGAACTCCGGGATAATAACCACCGGGACCGACTCCTGCCTGCACACGAACGTCTTCTCCTCCTTGGTGCCTTCTTTTATAACCTTGTACGTAGCCTGACGTATCTCTCCAGTCTCATTGATATCAGCGGTAACCCTAACCTCAGCAGGGCCGGTACCACTTGTCTTATCTAAATGTATCCAATCAGCCATATCATCGTATTTTGTTAAATCAATTTAATATACTTATCAAAAGCGTTGGGCCACATACGCCCATAAGACAACATCCTCCTCCTGTTATCTTCAGCCAGCTCCCGATAATCATTTAATGTAATCATCGACATCTTAAGCTCCTTCATAGCCCTAGCGAACTTGCCCGGCTCCTGCTGAGCATATAATTTATAAGCGTCACCAGCACCCTGCATCAAGCCATTCACAGCAGCGTTCTCAAAGATCTTCATCTTAATATACGTCTCGACATAATCCTCAAGGTATCCTAACGCCGTTTCAGGTATATATGGGAGACCGTCATCATCCTTAGGCGTAGCACGATATATGATATAAATAAATCCATCAAACCCGGTATACATAGTATTGCCAGATATAGTTATATCATAATTATCCCAATCGTACTTATCCCGATACTTGTCGGCGGCGCAATCACGTCTCAACCCACGACCTATAGACAGCCTTACGGGGTGATGGTAATGGAAGCGAACCTCGTGAGACCCGATATATAGCTTCTCCGTGATCGTCTTCTCAAACTCCTCCTTACAGCACTCCGTGCAGGAGTTCCAACGGAAGCCGCGCTCGGTGCGCTCGACCCAGCCGATCTCGTGTTGGAGGTCAGCCTTAGCCTTATCGCCGCCAGGGATCTCGCAAACAAGAGGCTCACACCTATAAGCGTCAAGCATATCGAAGAAATCGGAAGGTAATACCGCCTGTTTGTTGCTGGTCTTGACAACCGCCTCGGACATGACGGCTATAACACCCCCAAACCTTTTCAAGGCGATCTCAGCCCATCTATAAACAGACGAGGTATCTATAGCCCCGCTATCATCGTATTTATGTAAATCGGCCTTGATCTCGGCCAATAAGCCCTTTATTGTCATAACAAACTCTTTTGTACAAAGATAGACAATAGTATATATCAAGCAAAAGATCCAGCCTATTCTCTCGAACTAACTGGATCGTGTCATAGAAACAAACCTTATAGTTTGTACACCCATTTAACTCCAAATACCTTACTTTCCGATTCAACTTCTCTGTACAAGAACTTATATCTCCTACCTGATTCCATAGCCAACCTACACTCCCTGTTCAACGCCGGAGAAATATAGAGATGGAAATACTTGTTCCGAGGCATAAAATCAATACACGTATGGACATAAGAATATCCACCCGTTCCACGTCTGTTAATAGTACCGGTAAGCTTATTCAGATATATCTTACGATTAGGATTTATCTTATGGCACAGATAACCGATGTTGTTTATATAAACCCCACCCTCATTATCCAGATACTTATCACGTATGACCTTCCATATCAAGGACTGACATTCGAGAATATCATTCTTGTCCACGATCGTATGTTTCCTTCTCTTGCCGTTCTTAGACATAATAGATCTATAGAATCGAAGAAAGTATTGATCAAGTATTTTAAACGACTTTGTTTTCATGTCGCAAATATAATAATTTCATCCTTATTCAAGAAATATTTGGCAAGTTTTGGTGTAAGTGTAACACAGAGACTAGCGCAGGGAAAAGCCAACGCTATGGAATGCGATTGCCCCAAAACATGGAGCTTGCGTTTGTATCCAAGAATCCCATTTGCTTTAGTGATGGGAGTATGTCAAATAAACCTAAGATCTCTTTTCTTAGTATGATTAAGTATCCTACTGATATGCCTTGTACTAAAACCTGTTTTGTCTTTTATCTTATCATAGATATAACCTTTGGATACGTAAGCTGACATATCTCCTGGATCTTTTATAATCTTGTCATACATATCATGCACCTCATTATATCTTATGATAGAGCTGTCTCTCATCCCTCTTTCGCCTATACCGTCAACTATGACGTTATTGAAACCGAAGAAACTAATTATTGATCTTATTATATTTATCATCACTGAATCTTTTGAGTTTTCTTGTTAATATCCATATCCGGATTCTCGTCCGTAGGGATCTGCAATTTGATTATCGTCTCCCTTAACGTCTCAGATACCACATATTCCAGTAACTTATCAGGGCATATGAAATCATAATCCCATTGAGATATACATGGATTATCTTTTTCCGTTCCACATCCCCCTAGTTCTAACGCCGCTTTTCTGTCGAGAGTTATAAGATCCACGTTTATAGCCTCTATGTTAATATCTGGTATATAGATATAACCATCATTGACATAGTAATAATATTGATCTATATTCCCATATTTACGTTCCTTATTGTTCGCATATTTTCTCAATGATATGGAGGTAAATATAATATCATCCATAATATTTGATACCTTAATGATAGCAGGTCCTATACGGGTATATATCATATCTGGCAATCTTTTCTTGGATCTCATAAGTACCCTGCATAGTTTAAACTCATCAAAACAGCAATCAACCTTCCGGACTCTCTCCATCTCCAGACAATTGATATGAGTGTATAATGATTCCTCGCCGAACAAAGTACCGTCAGCGTATTTCTGGGCTATATAAGACCTTGCTTTTTGTCTGCCTATAGATAATATCCACCTCCTACTGACATGAGCGTCCTTATTGATGGAGTTCATATCATTTATGATCCTAGATACAAATTCTGAATTTTTCATGCATGAAATACTAAGGAGGGGATATACCCCTCCGGTTATTACTTCTTTTTCTTAACCTTGCCTCCACATTTCATTTGAGGTTTCTTTTTCTCGGAGACTTTGCCTCCTTCTGCCATCTTCTTTTTCTTAGTACATGTCATAGTCTTACTTTTTTAATGTTAGTGATACAATATTAGTCATTTATATCGAAAATAGAATAAAAGAGGTTGATGAAACTACCAACTTACCGCCGCGGCACAGGCTGACGCACAGAGACTAGCGCAGGAAAAAGCCAACGCTATGGAATGCGATTGCCCGGAGCAGAAGACGTGGTCATGGTCTGTATCTATGAATAATGATTGCATGAGTCATGAGCAACTTGTCACATCAAGAGGATTTATGATTACGTATAATAATCAATGTGGTAGATCTATATCTGGTTCTGTGAGTGGTATAGGGTATACACAAAACGGAGAAGAGCAGGTCAATAGCGCTAGCTTCACAATTCCCACGGGATCTGGAAGCAAGAGTGGAAGTGTGTATTTTAGCCGAGAAGTGGTATGTGGAGATGTAACAATCTCTGGTCATGATTCAGGTAATTGTTGACAATCACTGCTGTGATGGTTTTTTAATAAAAAGGAGAGACTTATTAGCCTCTCCTTTTTTTTGTTATACATCAGAATCTTAACAGTTCCCAGATCCTCCCCCAGAAACACTTATGGATCCACATTGTACTCCTGAATCAAAACCTATGACACCGGTTTTTTTACCAGACCCAGTAGGTATACTTACGGTAGTACTTCCAGCCGTAACGGTTTGTCCATTATCATTCCTACCAGTAACAGTTACAGTTATTGATTTAGATGATCCACATTGATTATTGTAAGACACTTCATAGGAGCACCTTAAGGCGGATGTAGAACCAGACAGGCCTTTACAAGGATCACCGCTCAGCATAGCGTTGGCGCTCCATGTTTTGGGGCAATCGCATTCCATAGCGTTGGCTTTTTCCTGCGCTAGTCTCTGTGCGTCAGCCTGTGCCGCGGCGGTAAGTGCGGCCTTATCACCGTTACACTCACACCAAGCGCCATTGTTTCCGCCAGAAACCCAGTAAGCGGAAGCCTTCGGAGCCGTACAACCTGCCGGACAACCTTGCTTGGTAGCGGTAGCCTCTACATAATCATTACATACCATTTGAGGACATACTCTAGCATTCACGAGAGCCTGATAACCAGCCTTGGCCTCAGAATAAGCGTCATAAGCGGCACTAGAGGCAGCCTGCGTCGTACTCCTGCAATACTCTCCGGCAGAAACGACCTTAATAGGGCTATCAGGAACGCATATATCACCACAGCTACCCGAACATCCCTTACATACCTCATTGGTATAGATAGTGTAATCATATGGATTACAACAATGCTCACCACCATTCTGCCAATATCCTGTAGGATCACACTCGCTGGAGTAATGTTCCTCGCTATTACCATTGTTACACCTGCTATCATCCATATGGTATGTATTATCACATCCGCATCCACAAGATCTGGAATCATACTCAACCACCTCGTCTTGATCAGAAGCAGAGGAACAAGGATTGGTTTGACTTCTTTTCTTACGATAGGTACACCCGTCGCAATAATAACTCCAATTACCATAAGTAGGAGTATCATCATCGTCGGCACAATCACCATTCTTGTTAGCGTAAGCTTGAGCGGCGGTCTTAGTCGCCGTATCATTCTTGAAAGCGTTCTGAACCTTGCTATCGGCATCCGCCTGAGATACGGTAGATGTCAACGCTGGCAACCCTAAGGCACTATAAGGAACGGATAGAGCGACACCATGTTTACATGTACCACAATTATCCTTATAGAAAGTAGCACTTCCAGTACCGGTCCATACGCAAGTTCCATGTTGGTTAGCGTAATCCTGTCCCTTCTGGTCTAAGATCTGCTCGGCCTTGCTTCTGGCATCAGCCAAAGAAACCTTGCTGGTGATAGGCGTACCGCCGTTAACCTGCGTAGAGGTCACTGTTATTCTCTGACCAACCCCGCTTCCGGCGCAATTGTTCCTATAGAAGTCACGGTTTGCCACGTAAGTCCATGTACATCCTCCATTCTTATTGGCGTAAGCCTGACCATCAGATCCACGAACCGCGTTCTCAGCCTTCTTGTTGGCGTCAGCCAAGGAAACGGTGGAGGTGTACGGGTGTCCCGGAAGCTTGCTGCTACTTACGGATACCATGTCGCCCACGCCGCCGTCAGCGCAATTGTTCTTCCTAACCTGTCCGGTATAGCTTCCTGTCCACGTACAAGTACCCTTCGAGTTAGCCACGCTCTGTCCCTGAGCCGTAACAGCCGCCAATGCCTTGGCGTTAGCGTCAGCCTGAGATACACATGATTTGAACTTACCATCAGAGCTAGGAGCCGGATCCGTAACATCATTCTGAGTCACGGTAACAGAGCTTCCAACCCCACCATCCGCACATTGACGAGTGAAGGCCTTAGATGCCGTACCAAACCAGAAGCATGTCTTATTACCACCAGCTATATACCGCTCTTGATTATCAGGATCAGTGTAGCAGGTATTGGTATTACGTTGATGTAATTTAGAGATACAGTCCTTGCATACGGTTTCGATAGTCTCCCAAACCGGTTGCTCATCCTTAGTATGACACGTGTCATCATAGTTCTTATTAACGAACGCCTGACCCATTCTATCGATGTAGGCCTTAGCCAAAGCGTCAGCCTCCTCTTGTGAACGGGTAGAGGTAAAGAACTGTCCCATAAGATCCGGTGTTACGGTAATAGGATCAGCATACTGACAAGTAGGACACTTAGGAGTGAACTCCTTGCTGTAATTACCAACATATATCTTCAGCTCGTCGCACGTTCCACGGTTGTTGGCCACGGCCTGACCTTGCGCCTTGACAGCGGCCTTGGCAAGCTCATCAGCGGCGTACTGGCTCTCGTATGAGTAGAACGGGCCTCCGGTCACGTCAGCTTCAGTAACGGTAACTGAAGACGGGATAAGACCAGACGGACAATTATTCTTCTCGAACGCCTCGCTATAATGACCGGTGTACTTAGGAGCCTCATGGCAAGTACCACGGCTATCAGCTACAGACTGGCCTTGATTCATTACTGCTGCCATAGCTACCAAGTTAGCCTCATCCTGTGATACGCAAGACTGGAACGGATGACCTTCCACCATATCTTGTGTTACGGTGAACGGATCTCCTATCTGATTAGCTCCACAATTGCTCTTAGTGAACTCGAAGCTAGCCCTACCGGTATACATAGTAGCGTTAGAGCAAGTACCCTTGGTGTTAGCCAAAGCCTGCCCTTGAGCCTGTACGGCGGTCATGGCCATAGCGTCAGCGGCGGTCTGGGAGTCGTTAGACTGGAATGGGTGTCCTTCTACCATATCTTGGGTGATCGTCACCTTAGATCCGATCTTACACTCACCACAGTTGTTTCTCGTGAACTCCAAGGAAGCACGGCCGGTGTACGTGCAAAGGGCGTGGATATTGGCAAGAGCCTGTCCTTGGGCGTCAACGGCGGCCTTGGCCTTATTGTTGGCATCCTCCTGAGATACGGTAGACGTGAACGGGTAACCGTCAACCATCCTATCATTTACCGTATAAGTACCACCAGTACCGGTACCGCAATTGTTACGGGTAAACGTACGTGTATAAGTACCGGTATATACAGGCACCTTCTCACACTTACCTTTAACATTAGCCACATCCTGACCTTGAGCCTCGACAGCGGCCTTAGCCTTGTTGTTAGCGTCTGTCTGGGATACAGTTGACCTAAAGTCTCCGGTAACCATAGTCTCATCCACGACAACCTTAGTACCATATTGAGTGGAGTCACAATTATTACGAGTAAACTCCTTGTTATATTTACCGTAATAAATAGTCTTTTCCTTACACTCACCCTCTAGGTTGGCTTGTTGTTGGGCGTTAGCCTCAAGATCGGCCTTAGCCTTATTGTCAGCATCCTCCTGAGAGATAATAGAGAAGTACTTACCAGCGGCTACAACATAAGTATAAGGTTGACCGATATGGAACTCATCGCAATTGTTTCTAGTGACTGTCTTCTCCATCCTAACGTTATAGTAGACATTAGTCTGACAATCGCCACGCTCGTTGGTGATAGCCTGACCTTGCGCCTCAACAGCATCCTGCGCCAGCTTATTGGCGGCATCCTGTGATACTGTAGAAGTGAACGGATAGCCGGTACACATCTTCTCATCCACGGTAAAGTCAACAGGCGTAGAACCTTCAGGACAATTGGTTCTCTGGAATACCTTAGAATACGATCCGGTAAATACCGGTATCTTCTCACAATTACCCTTGATATTAGCTATATCCTGACCCTGAGCCTCTACAGCGGCTTGTGCTAACTTATTAGCCTCCTCCTGAGATACGATGGATCTAAAGTCTCCTGTAACCATCGTCTCATTAACAACCACATCCGTTCCGTATTGAGTGGAGTCGCAATTGTTACGGGTAAAGGTCTTGCTAAACTTACCATAATAAATATTCTCCTTAGGCTTACACTCACCTTCCAGATTAGCTTGTTGTTGACCATTCTTTTCAATATCCTCAAGAGCCTTCCTGTCGGCGTCCTCTTGAGAGATAGAAGACACGTACTTACCCTCAGGAACGATGTAAACATATTCCTGACCATCACTGAACTTATCACAATTGTTACGGATAAAGGTTTTCCTTTGCTCCTCGTTATACCAGATGTCAGTTATACACTCACCATGCTCATTGGCGTATGCCTGACCATTTAGGGCTATATCCTCCATAGCCTTGGCATCGGCGTCCTCCTGCGAGATAAACGACCTGTAAGTCCTTTCCTCGACCGTATACAACACCACCGATCCATGTTGGTTGGCCAGACAGTCATCCTTGGTGAACGGCTGAACCATCTTGATATTATAATAAACGGGCTTGGCGTCTTGAGCTATCATATACTCCTTGACAATACTACCGTCCTTTGACGTTATACGGAACTTAGCCGTACAGATCTGACCGGTGTAATTAGCCTTGTATACGATGTTAAGCTTATTATCGCCTACCCCATGGCTCTTGTCGTTAATGGCAAAGCAATTACCCTCAACGCAATTCTTATCTATTTCCCTTGCCATATCAGCTCCTCTCTATTCTCCATGAAACATTATCTCCGGCCTCTACCCTTACGATTTGAGTATCACCATCCTTATTAAGCGTCAACCTTTGCGGATCCACATTAAAGGGTGGTTCCGGGTCAGGCTCCTCGCTACCATCGCCGCAAGTGCAACATACCAGCTCGATATCATACTCTGTATTGGACTTGATATCGATGACAACCTGACCGTTCTCACTAGTTACGTTATCAAAGTCATGATCAAGTATGATATAAGGTATATCATTAGGCTGTTGATTGATATTAACAACCTTACCGTTCAAGACAAACATCTCATGATGTTGTTCGTTATCCATATTCTTAGGCATAGCTATGACAAAGCTAGCCTCATACAAATCAGTGGCTCCGGGATCCTCAGGATCGGCATACACTATATATCTGCTATCCTCTTCCGGAACCTTCATGGATAAGCCATTCACGTTCATGGAGACTATATAAGACTTGCTCACCGAGCCACCAAGGGTAAGACAGGAGGCCTTGACCGAGGCGGAGTTAAGCTTGGCGTTGATGACCGCCGTCCCGCCCTCCATATCGAACATGATATTGGTCGGATCCACGCTTACCCGCTCCATGCCCTTCTGGGTTATGGTAGCGAGCTTCGTAACCTTGCCTTTCTCGACCGCTACGTAAGTCTCCCTAGGCAACCTACCCATCCATCCCGGCTCTACCTTAATAGCCACCTTGTCGGGGCCGGTACCGGAAATCTTGTCGTAGGACACCCATGAGGAGCCTTGCTCGATCTTGGCAAGAATATCTTTTAAATTACTAGCCATATCAATCCGCTTGCGTTATAGTCCATTTATCACTCTTGCCGACAATAATCTCAAGGATCTTCTCTCCACCCTCAGGAGGATACTCGAAGTTAGTAGGCTTAATCTCAAATACGCTGGCGCCTCCACAACCAAGATCACAGATCATATCCGGCAACCATCCCTCCTCAAAAAACCGTTCTATAAGCTCCCTGACAGCCTCTGAAAAAGAATCAAGCTCTAACCTGTCTACGGGGAGAGATCCCTTCTTGAGGATCTCACCACATACCCAGCCGTCACAATCGGAAGCCAAGACCGTATCGTACACTCTCTTAGCCATAACAAGAAGTATTTAAAATATTACTATTCAATGTAGTATATACGATATTAACATCAGTGAACTCATCACCCATGCAATATTTCTTCTTAAACTTAACGGACCTACCAGAAACGACATATCCGTCATTAGGGACGATAGTACCACAATAGGTAACGCTGAGCACATTCAACGGCTCGTATCTTAACCTGACAGCCTGAACACCCTTGAACGAGTCACGTTGGATGGATGCCGTGGCACCAGATACGGCAACCAGCTTCCTTACCAGAGACTCGATTACGCTATTCATGCTATCACCGTTCCTGATATCTGCCTCAGGGAACGACTGACCGTCATATATGATCCGGGAACTGTAGATACTACACTCGTCCACAGATCTATATTCCGGCTTACATGGATTACAATTATTTCTCATATCAAATCAATTTGTTGATCATTCTTCTTAATTCAAGTATCTCAGCATCCCTATCCCGTATAGCCTTTATCATAGCGTTAAGGGTATCGGACATATCGCAATTAGGGGATAATCCCAATGATTCCACACGTACCTTATCACCGGGGTAAATACAATCGGTACTCATGTACGTAGAGCACGGTACTTTCGTGTCGTCTACAGTAGGCCTATATTGTTTTTTGTTGCAACCGTTCATCACCAAACCTCCTCTTCAGTTCCGCTATCCCCGCCGCTACCACCGGCGTTGACAAGCTCGTTTATAATCTTCCTCAAATCCAGAACCTCACGATGGTATAAATCTATCTGCTTATCCCTAGACGCTATAATACGCCTCAATGAGTCTATAACGACAGACATATCAGTACCTTTCTCTATACCATCCGCTACCAACTCATCGCCTGAGTACAAGACGCATTTATCATACAAGGTTATAGGGCATCCATAACCAACACAAGGCTCGTCCTGACAATCTCGATCGCAAGGATCACAAGGATCGTTAGGGCATTTGTTAAGAAACCTATCTATCTTAACGCCATGACAACACTCTTCGGGACGTTCCCGTGAATGATCATGACAACAACCACCTGAATTACGCATATGAATAATATTAATGTTTTTAGCAAAGATACTTATTTGGTTTGATTATAGGACAACAAGACGTATGAAACAATAAGAGGTAGAGACCATAAGCCCCTACCTCCAAAACACTAATCTAACATTATGGAAAACACAAACGCATTCTTACCAATAACACTGATCCTCTTGATCGATATTCTCGATCCATTTCTCGCACTCAAGATTAAGATCAGCGTACTCCTGTCCCTCTACCATCAAAACCTCACGAGCCTTGGCGTTGGCATCCTCAACCGATACCCATGACCTAAACCTATTGGCTTTGATAGAGTAATATACTTTACCGGACTTATATCCGAACGGACATATCTTCTCGAACCAATCACCGATCTTCGTATTATAGAATACAGGTGAACAACTACCCTCGGCGTTAGCCTTCTCCTGACCTTCTTTCATGAACTTCCTATAGGCTAACGTATCGGCGTCTATCTGGGATATATCGGATATGACAGCTCCGGCTGGTAATTCATATACAATACCTTCCTTGCCTGATGTGCCAGCCTCGCAATCGTTCTTGTAAAACAAGCCACGAAAAGGCTGTGAGGCCCAGTCCTCGCAGCAAGCCCCGACGGAGTTGGCCTCCCCCTGCCCGATCCGTCCAAGCTCCACCCTAGCCTTATCATTGGCATCTTTCTTGGATACGTAAGAGACAAACCTACCTTCCTCTATACATACCTGCTCCTTGGATCCCTTACCGCTTACGCAATTGTTCTTGATAAACTCATCGCATACCTGATCATTATACCATACAGCCGGTATTATGTCGGCATATGTATTGGCGTAGTCCTGACCGTTGGCTTTGATATCATCCTCAGCCTTGCCGTCAGCCTCCTCCTGCGTATCGCCAAAATAGGCGTTGGCCGGAATCCGGTAGTCAACAGAGCCGCCCACATACCCGGCAGGCGGGTTATTTCTGGTGAACGTCCGAACTATTTCTTTATTACCGTATACCATTGTGATTCACTTTGTCACAAAGATACAATTTAAAATCAAATTACAAAGGAAGAGCCTTTTTGCTTCTCAAAACCTTATACAGATAATCCCTTAACTGCTCCTCGGTAGTTATATACCCAAATTCAATCATCTTAGCTATATCAATCTCTAGCTCCATCAACTCTTTAGCCTTGACCTCCTCGCCAACAGAGTTTCTTATCATAGTCTCATGAAGACCGTAAACTATTATATTCAAAGATCTAGCTAAATCCTGTATTTTATCTTTAAACCTTGACGAGTCCACGATTTTAGATAAAGCGGAAGACATTCTCCTATAAGCATCACCAGCCTTATCTCTGTAATCTATAAGTTGATCATGTACAAACTTCAAAACCTGAACCTCAAATCTAGGATTTATCCACATGGCGAATTTTATAAATAGCAAAGGATGCATCCATATCTTATCAGGTGTCTTGCCATGTTTTGTAACTCTACCTTTTACTTTTACAAATAACTGATTATCACCATTGTCCATTTTTGGACTATGGCTTTCATCATCCTTTAGAGCTTCTAAAAATTCTATGGTTTTAGGACTATCTATAAACACAGAAAACTTTCTTCTTATATTATCGGGATTATCATTCCATTGCTTAAGTAAACTATTGGCATCAAAATAACCATCACTAGTTCTTTGAAAAACGTTAAAATCGCCCATCTTTCTTGTTAAAACATTTACTGTCTTCATTTTTTAGTCTAATTTTGAGATTAATAATTAATTACTTTATGTCCGCTCCCTCGTGAGAGTCGGCGGACATACAAAAATAGCCAATCGGGATGATAAACACAAACCGATTGGCTATTTTTAATATCCTAAAATCAGGACATTAATTACCCATTGCAGATCTTATCCTCAATAGCGTAAAGGATTTTCGCTACGGTCTTATCACCACTTACCTTCACGCAAGACTCGCCAAGATCCCGGACATCTATAGCTTCCCTGATACGGGTAAGCTCGTCATATATCTCCTCTATCACATCAGAGATCATAACACACTCATCAGAGTCCTTATGCTTTGACCACTCCGGAAGATCACCCTCGTAAGGTACGCAAGTGGACGGAGTTATATGTGAACAACTGTATTTTCTCATGCCAATAATTTGTTGATACGTTCCTTTAACGATCTTACCTCATCCGGGCATAACCCGCAATCATTATCACACAATGACCTTTGCAGACGAATTATCTTACCCCAATAAGACACATCAGGCTTATTCCCGATCCTATACCTATGATACCTCATGTATCCACCCCATTGACAAGATAGCCATTCGTCTACGACCTTACATAGATCTATTCTATCAAGGTTTGATATAGATTGCGCGCCCATCGAGTATCTCCTTTCTCATTTCCTGTACCTCCTCGTCAGGCGGGCATCCATACGGCAGGTTCTTGATCCATTCACGGATCTTTTTCTGCATATTAAGATAAGATACACCCACGCCATCACCCTTGGTACGAACTTGCTTATATATACTAACCACGTCACGTTCCATGGTCTGCAACGGATCTTGCATAACCATACAACCAGCGGTGCTTCTAGAAGCGTACTCCATATCGCTAACAGCGGTAGAAGAAGAATGATTCATCATACTTCTCTCAATCCTTTCCCTCTCGGCCTTTAACGCCTTTTCCTTACAAGTATTACAACCCACGACTAAATATTTTTATGTTTAACAATCCACGCAATTGGTAGCCATCTCAAGAAGCTCTCCGACACGATCAATGATCTCATGAGCCGCCTCTATATTGTCCAACCTAACGTTAGCCTCCGCTACGACCATAAGTATCTCCATCTCCTGTATCTTATTTATAAGATCCTTATCCTTGTCCTCGCATAGGATATCAGTCTTAATCCATAGCCGATCAAGACGCCTGCGTATAAGATCCGTCTTAAGATACTTGCTACTAAAATTGTAAGTGGAAGGGCTACCTATGATCTTGATATCATATATACCGTCTGGGAGGTCAAGGTATTTGACATTACAATCATCGTAATTAAAGCAATTGAGACCTAGTGTTAAACTGGTAAAGGTATTGACCTGATTCTTGCCAAGAAACAACGTAACGGGGTCAGACATGCCCGGCGTAGTGATCTCGATGATCGCCTTCCTATCCTCCAGCAGCCCCCACTCGGACTCATCCAATACCTGAAGCACCTTGGGATCACGTGTCTCTAGCACCTGAAACGACAGCCTAATATCATTCATATTAACCTTCTTGTCGTACCGGCACAAACTATCGTCATAACGAGCTTGCATATCAAGATCCGGGACATCGGTATAATATGTTTTGACCTCATGACCGTTGATAAACACCGATGTTATCTGACAAACATGAGACCTAGCGACATCAAAAAACACCATCCTTACATTATCCTCATAATCAACGCCAGATGTCGGGTATGTCAATATCTGGGTATTATACTCACCATCGTTACGTCTAGCCACGACAGTAATTACGATAGGTTTCTCTATATCGTAATCATCCATAATAATCCTAGCGGCGAACTTATCATGGATTATCTTCGGTATGATATTTATCTGGTTCATGTTAATATCTTTTTCGCAAAGATAGCACATGTCATGTCAAAAATGAAATCTATCCAACCCCAAAGATGTCATCAAGATCGTCCATGGTTTTTATAAACCCGCGGTCAAACATAAAAATCAATGACCTCATCAGACCAACGCATCTCCCTATGTTTATTGTCATCGTGTCAATGATAAACCTAAACACAGGGGAGTTAGGATTGCTAAACAAAACGGTGTTTACGAAACGGGTGGATAAATCAACAATGCTAGACACGGCCTCGCCTGTATCATCACCATCTTCCCCATAATCATGAAGAAGCTCATCGCGATTATCACGAAAAACAAAAAATGGCTCCAAATCCTCATCCAAAAAAGCCGCTATTGAATGAGAAATGTAGCATGAAGCGCAATCAAAAACAAGCCTCTTGATATCATCCCCGTCATAATCGCCCAAAAACAAGGCGATAGCCGGCATATCGATCCAAAAGGATCTTTTGGTTATAAGACACCTAAGATCTTTTCTTGAACCCAGCAAGTCCCTCAAGGCGTCCTCGCCACCATCAAGCTGGTCGAAAAGCATAGAGGCGTTAAACAGCCTGTTCTTTTCATTAAACATAATCTTAAAATCACCGGACCTGACTATTTTCATGGCAAAAATATTTTAGTTAAAACACAAACAATCACTAAGCGGCTCAGAAGAACAGACATAACCGTCAAGGAACGGTGTGCTATTATCAGGAATCCACACATCATCAGACAACGCGGCCATACCAAACTCATCAACTATCTCATCTCCAGACACATAATCATAAGCCTTGACGCCAAAGATCTTAATCCTTTTAGCCTTGCCAAAAGCGGACTTGACTTCCTTTATCTTCCTATCCAACTTCCTCACCCCATCGACGAACTCAGAGAAAGTGACACCACGCTCATCTAAATAGCTCTTTATAGCCCTCTCTATGGTCTTGATACTGACATTACCAAAGCCCTTCTTCCTGACCTTGTTCTGAACCTTTTCCTTAAAAGAAATGCTCACCCCGTTGTTCTTGGAGGACACAAAATCCTTAAGGTCACGTTCCCTGATCGAATCCATGGAGTCATAAACAACACGCTTGATATCCTCGGCACGCTTCCTATTGCACTCATGGGCTTTATAGGTAGGATTATTTATATTTCGTTCATCCTCTAGCTTATGATGCTTAGGAGGGCAATTGTCCCAATAATAATACCTCGCATTGTTGCTATGCACAAAAAGATCAGGATGCTCCCTCTTCGCCTTCCTCACCATAGCATAATAACCGTGGACAACAGCCACGTTAACATAACTGATCAAAAGCCACCTAACTAACTTTATCTGATAAGCAAGATTATCACCACCAAGACGATGGTGCTTAATATAGTAACTAACTGTCTCATTCACAAAGTAATAGAACCACTTGATGTTGTATTGGATCCCCAGCGCCCTAAACCTTATAGGGTCAAGGCATATGATAAGAATGCCTATCAGCGTCTCCGATATCGGCTTCTCCAGTATCTCTGACTTTGATGATGATTGACGCTTTATCCTAGGGTTATCGCAACAAGGATTAGCATTGTCATTAAGCAAATAAGGTAGGATGACCTTGCCGGAATCCCTCCTCAAGGCCCTATTTTCTTCTGACATCCTCTTTTTTTCTGAGGAAGAGACGAATTGATCAAATATTAATGTTAAATTTGCCATATGTTTTTTTTATTATAGTACAAAGGTACTAAAAAATTTGCCATTTCAAAATGAGTGCTTGTGAAAGTACTCATTTTTTTTGTTTATGATCACTGCTTTTTACGGCGATCGCTATGGTCGAAATCCAACTTGGACATTGCGTAGGGAGACTATCGTAGGGATAGTTAAGAAAAGAGATGCATTTATTTATCCACCTTCTTTTATAAACACAGTTGTCTATTTTGTGACATGTGATATAGGAAACTTTCGCCCCCTTAAGAAGGGAGTCTCATTATAAAGATTTTTTTTGTTTATATCATAAGTTGATTGATTAAAAAGCGTTAGCTAACGCTTTGTTATTATCTAAAGTATATAACTTAAATACATTAACTTAATAATCTGTAGTAAATTGAAAAACAAAGATATCAACAATGACTTATATCAATGATTTAATTTAGTGTATTTTTTACATCTAATTATGTTGTCAATGGATCTTTGATCGACAAATAACTACCTACACCAGACATTAATGCATTGATATGTTTACTTCTTTCCAACGCTTAAGCGTAATACGCCAAGGAGAAAAGGGAGGTGGACTACGAGTCGCTCCGCTCCTGGCCTGCCGTGTAAGGATACCTCCTGCCCTGCCTCAAGGAGCCGCCACATTTCCTTTGGTGTCAACAGAGATAGACTTCAAAGAGATATTGCCTCACCTAGTAGATACTAGATAAGGGATTCTCTTTAAGGGATATTCTAGTTGAGTAAAAATATGGTCAAAGAGGTTGTTTGGTCAAAGACAAAATTATATATTCGCGTCACGGTCGGTTGGATGAGTTGGTTTAGTCGGTGGTCTGCAAAACCATATACCTCGGTTCGAATCCGGGACTGACCTCATATTTGCAATTCTTTTCTGGGGTGATAACCAATAGGTGTATGGGGTTTCTTGTACACCTATTATTTTATCAATCTGAATCTTTTCAACAACACGAATAATACAACCAATATACCTAAGATCGACATAAAGATGATAGCCATCGGCCACCTTGATTCCTCCTTATCGTCTATATCCTTATGCTTGATGTCTGTCTTCTTATCAATATCCTCAATACCGGTGATCGTCTTATCAACGCCAAGGGAATCGGTCGTCACCGTGCTATCCCGCCGGCCGATGACGATATGGGCGTCAGTCACGGACGATACCGGTCGCTCTCCCGTGGCGGGATCAATATCCTTATCCGTATCGAATTTCCTCTCAGTTATAACGATATCGGCATTAAGATCAGAGGTCTTTATCTCCACCATCTTGCGGTCTATAACTTCGTTTATCATCGTCTCTATCCTGCTTATCAGCCGGCTATCAATAGACGCCTCGCTAACCTGCCTCCTGCTTCCGCAAGAGGACAGGGACAGCGACAGACCTAAACAAAAAACAGCCCTAAGACTTATCCTTAACCTCATCATCCGCAATCTTCTTTATATCGTCAAACGTCTCGTCAGGTATGTTCTTGGAAAAACTAAACATCTTGAATACGTTTATCCTCTTGAATACGGCCTTGAATACCTTAACCAAATAAGCGTCAGAGAAAGTATCCCCTATGGTATTCAAGAAAAGCATGACATATCCCACAAGGGCTATATACACACCATATTTGGTTACGGTAAGTATCATGCTAGCCTCCTCCTCGATCGGGTATAACGTCTTATATATAACACATAATGTCATTACTATAAAACAGGACAAAGCGAACTCCTTAAGAATATCAGTAAACCTGACCTCCCTAAACCATCTCTTAAAACTAAACCTTCTTCTACGACTCCGTCGGAGCTTCCAGCCCCTTATGCTTTGCGCTAACCTAGCTAAAAAATTAGCTATTAATACTATAAGTAATACAATCAATAAATGATGCACTGGCTGGAAGTAAGCCCAACAAGAGGCACCATACGCAAGCGCAATATTCCACAAAGCCCCTACTCGCTCTATCATGTCTTTGTCTTTCATTTTGTACCCTACTCGCAAAGTTAACTACTATACCATTAAGTACCTAAAACACCACAGCGTGTATACCGTTCCTAGTATCAAGGCTATCAAAATGCAACCAACCCACCTTCCCTTCAAGCCGGAAAGGATATGGTAACATATCTTGATGATCCAAAATCAAGCCTCTGGCCTGTTCCGCCGTCATTGACTTGACATCGAAATCACCAGCCTTACCCAACACATGAGCGGATAGATAAACATCTTTCTTATCCTTAACTATCTGGCAGATGTTGCATCTAAGACCACGTTGGGAAAACTGCCCCTGCTTGTCCCAATTATTACAATACATAGGCTGTTTAATTATATCCCTCCGTAATATAAGAAGATTATGGAGAAAAGCGGTATCGAGAAACTGCCACGACCGGTCCTTCCACTTATTGTATGTATGAGGACACACCAATTCTACTATGTCAAAATACGAACCTAGTTCTTTTATTATATTATTTCTATTCATTTCAAGCCGGTTTTATCGTCCATCTCTGGGCGTAATTATTTTTTAATACATATATCTTCTCCATAGGTGTAGCGGGAGACCCGTTGGACGAGCCTTTCACGAATCCCTCGGGGGCCTGCTCCGTGCCGGAAGGACGCTGATTCTCGTCAGGATATAGACTACTATACATAGAAACCGCAAGTCCATAAAACTGATTTCTTTCCCCATCTTTGGCCACGGATGTCATAGTAATCTGATCCCATCCTACAACAAGGTCGTAGAAAGAGTTCACGAAATCATCTGATCTTTTTTGGCTATGAGTGGATGCATCCACGTTAAACCATGTAATAGCCCTCATCTCATAAATATAATCCGGAAGCTTATCCATTCTAAGACTATTGCTATGAGCTGCAACGAAACTAGTAAGATGTTCCAATCCCCTTCCAGACATATTATCATCATTCCAACCCGTCCTCCTTTCTCCACTTACCCAGTCATTTAAAAAATAAAAATCAGTAATGTTAGGATTTATCTTATCCACCTCGAAAAAAGGAAGGGTATTTATATCAAAATAATTCCACATATCAGAAGGGCCAGGATGTATTTTCAACCAAGTTAATTTAGGAAGCTCATTAAACTCCTTTATATACCTATCCAAATAACATGAAGACAATTCAAGGGTTTGAAGATTTTTCATATTCTTTATATTCCTTATTCCGCTAGATTCTATATCCCTAAGATCAAGCATATTAAACATATTTAAATAATATACCTCTGTCTTGCTGGTTATAGCCTCAGGAATTACGGTCATTCTTTGCCCTATATTTTGAAGATCAATATAAATTAACTTTTTGGATCTTGACAACTTGTCTACAGGTATACCGTCATTAACATACAGCGTATGGGATACGACCAAAAACTCAAGTCCTGGTATATCCACAATCGGGAAAGATGTCATCTTGCAAACTTGGATATTGGCATAATAAATATCACAAGTAAAATCTATCGACACAGCCCGTTGTACGTCCCTCCTCCCATCAGCGTAAGCATGATTATCCACAGGTACGTATTGCGATCCATCCTCCTTCCTGAACCACCACGTAGTATTGGGATTTTTCTTATGTTGTATCGCTAAAGAACGGAATATAATACGATAATTATCCTCCCCTTGAACCTTGGTCATAGGAAACTGCTCCTTTATTCCATCCCCCCAATCCACATTAGCCATACCGGGCTTTCTGGATCTAAACTCGACAAACGTATTATAAGGATTACCAACGACAGGATCAGGTACATAATTATAATCATCGGTATAATAATTTCTAAGTGCCCTATCCCATGTCGTGAACCACACGAACTTATTTGATGAAGCCTCATATTTATATAATGTCTTAGCCATTACCTATCTTGTTAAAATATTCTACAATAACATTCCTGTCCAATCCCATAGAATCACACAAATACTCCCCTTCTGGTTGACCCCCAAACGATAATACCTTATCCGTATCATGAGCTAAAACATCTCCATTGCCTACAAAGGTACGCCCATCGTCAAATACGATAAGCTTATATGGCTTATATGACCTCGTGTCAATATCAGAAGATCGTATTGACCTTAACACCGAAGCCTCTGGCGCCATACTAAACCTCCATCCATAATTATTCATAAGCACATAAACCATCTCCATAGGAGTCGACGGAGAGCCATTAGACTGACCCTTTATAAAACCAGAAGGTGCCTGTAATACGCCACTAGGCCTTTTATCAACAGGATTGGCAGCCAAATACATACTTAGATACAATCCATAAAACTGATTCCTTTTGCCATCGGAAGCAGAGGAAGACATAGTGAGATAATCAAACCCCATCACCTTCTCATATAATGTTGATATAAACGTATCACATCGACTTTGGGTTGACAAGGAGACATGCATATAAAAACTACTCATGGATCTCATCTCATATATATAATCCGGTAGATTACTTACATCTATATTACTATAGCCATATGAGGCGGTAAGGCTAGTGATGTTTTCCAGCCCCTTGCCGATCATATACGGATGCCAGCTCACGACAGACCCATACCATCTATTTATATGATCGAAGGTCCTTAAGCTAGGATTTATCTTATCCACCTCATCCATAGCCGGGCATGTATTAGGGTCAAACGATGGCATGGCCACTCCCGGGGATATATATAATTCTTTTAGCTTGCTAAAAGACAGCCATTCCCTTGGATATACCCTAACCCTGCAACCTGCCAAAGATAATGTTACAAGATTAGGCCACATAGAGGGGAATTTCCTTATATTAGAAGACTCCGTATCATTAAAATCAGCCGTTCGACTTAAATTAATGCCTTTTAACTTAGTCAACCTATCCCAATCGTCTGGTATGGATGTCAATGTCCCTACACCTAATTCATTAAGTGTTATATACTCTATATTTACCGATCTACGTATCCTATCTTTAGGAATATCGGTTATATTCCCATCGCCGGTAATGGATAAGATTAAGTTGATAATACTTGGGGCGTCTAATATCGGAAATCCTACCATCATTATCCTTGCTGTTTGAACGTATGTAATATCATTCGTAAAAGTCATGGTAATGACCCGCTCTTTATCTAGCCCATCAGCGTAAGCATGATTAGGCGCAGGGATATACTCACTCCCATCTTCCTTATAAAACCACCATGGATGGCTATCCGGATTCTTACGATAACTTATATCCCTTCTCCTGAACATCAACCTATATCGCCCGTATATGGATTCGCTCCTATCCTTCACGAAAGGGAATTGCTCTTTATTCCCGTCACCCCAATCGACCTCGCACATGCCGGGGGTCTTGGAATAAAACTGTATACTCTCATTGTAATTATTAACATCCAATATAGGATCAGGCACGTCATCAGTAGTATCATTCCTGCTAACGCCCCTAAAAGCATATTTGCCTTTAGTAAAAAAGGTTATAGAGCCTTTATTCGTATCCTTGCATATCAACTTCATACCTCTCCCTCCTCTATTCTCCTGAAATACTCGACAACCGGTGAGCTGTCCAATCCCAGATCGTTACAGATATCCATAGCCTCGTATTTGTCGGCGAAATTATACTTACTCATATTATCATCCAATACGTCTCCGCTGAATACTGACGCATGACCGTCCTTTACGCCAAGGACGAACGGGGTAATCCTAGTCTTCCCCGCCCGCCGTGCCCTCGTAAGGGCGGCCTTAGAAGCTGGGGCAGGGGCCAAGACCCATGTCTGCCCGTAGTTGTTGGTAAGTACATACACCTTCTCCATAGGCGTCGTAGGATTACCGTTGCTAACACCCTTAACAAACCCCTCAGGGGCTTGATAAACGCCAGATGGTCTCTTGTTGGTAGGAGCTGCGGAAGTATATAAATCTAAGGTGAGTTTATAAAACTGATTCCTATTACCGTCAGAAGCCGTCTGCGACATCGTTATATAACTCCACGACATTATCTTATCATAAAACGTGTTAACGAACGTATCAGCCCTCTCCTGCGTATTTATAAATCTACCTTCATCACGCAAAGTCCATATCCTAAATTCCCTTATCTCATACAAGTAATCCGGAAGATCGTCTACCGGCGCCGTACTTGAAGAACAATACATATTATGGATCTTATTTAACTTCCCTCCCACTAAATCCTGCTTCCATGAACTACCGTGAGCCATAAAAGTAACGCTTTTCTTATCATCCCCTACCTTATCCACCTCATCAAATACAGGTATATTATTCCGATCGCTAATAATGCTTATACTTTTTGTCGGAATAGAATCAAATGCAGGGTCATACGAAGGTATATTGCACCAATTGAAATTAAACTCTGTAAGATTCTTCCATTCCGAGAATCTTCTCCAATTCGAATCAGGATTATCAGCGAAATTAAAAATACTATTACATCCGAAATACCTCAGATTTTTCATATTTAAAAAACCTTCCGGCCAATTGTCCCAAACACCAGAATGAGAAAAAGACCCCATCTGTATATTACGAAGATTAACGCTCTTACTTATCCTGTCATATGGGATATCGCCATTTTTAAGAACGGATCTGGCCATAGCCAAATAAGTTATATCAGGTAGATTAACTACAGGAAACTCATGGAGGACAATACCATCCATATTGAACTCCCCATCAATTACGTTAGAGAACCTCATCGTAACCTCCCTACGCCTGATATCTCTATACTTATGTGGAGGAACCGGTATATACTGAGATCCATCCTCCTTCCTGAACCACCATGTAGTATCGTCAGGATTCTTTTTGTACTCAATATCTAAAGACCTGAATACTATCCTATAACTACCGTCAGATATCTTGACCAAAGGGTATTGATCCTTTGTCCCATCACCCCAATCGACGTCCACGAATCCTGGATTGTTTGCCGAGAACCTGAGATTACGATTAAAATTACCTAAATCTACTATCGGATCAGGCACATAATCAGCATTCCTCCCATTATAACAAGGGAACCTATCCTCGTTAACATAAAACGTCACCGAGGACAGGGCCGTATCATATCCTACTAAAAATCCCATATCAACTAATTGAGTTTATATCATAAGACACCCATTCCTTGTATCCGTTAACCATCTCATATACCTTGTTGATGGTCTTGCATACGACAGCGAATCCGATATCCACGTTAGGGAACTTCTCGTTAAGCTCATCTATTGTAAGCTCCTTGGTTATGCTCTCATCCCACTTACGCATCTCCTTTACCTCCATAAGGATCGGTTTACCAGTTGCGCCTACGCTCATGACCCACTCACCCTCACGATTGGCATCCGCCAGATCTGGGAAGATAGTAACGCCAAACAACTCCGTGAGCACGAACTCATCGCCGTTCCGGGTAAACGACACCGCCGCTCCGGGGGTCAAGACTACCTCGTTCACCGCCAGCATACTCACCAGCTTCTTGGCTCCCCCTGATACGGTCCCATTCAACACGACAGTCACGTTACCCGTAGCGCTATTAACGAACTTGATATCATTCTTCTCGCTATTTATAGCCTGTAACCTAGACCCAGATACGATATTTACAATCTCATAATTCTTGTCGTAAGTGCTCTGTAGCGTCACATTGCCGTATTTAGTATCGATAAGGGTAATCCACTTAGCCTTACCACCTACTATCTCAACAAGCTTATAAAACACGTCATTGCCGTCAGCGTCAACCCATCTAGCTATAGCTCCAGGAGCGAAATTAGTCACCTCCCGATCTTGGGTATAACTTATAGTGCTTTCCGTAGGCTTATTAGTCAAAGTAACATAAAGGCATTGCTCTACGTCGGCTTCCATCTTAACTATCCCAGCTCCATCGTAATAATAATCAGGTACATTTTTTTCTCGTATCAACAAGATAGTACCTTCCTTAAGCTTATCGGCGTTAGTTGGATCATCCACGAAAGACTTCATCTGGATATAAGTATCGAAGATAATAGACGTACTCTTATCCTCTATCTTCTGATTGATATCATTGACAATATTATTAATCTCGTCTTTCGTATAATAAGGAGATAAATCAACCTTCGGACCTTCCTGCTCTAAAGCCTGAGTTCCATCCCACCAATAATCAGGTACCTCCTGCTCCCTGATCCAGAAGCTGTCCCCCACACGGAGCTTAGCCGTGTTCTCCGGGACCGCCAGCCACTCATTCATGGCATCGACCGTATCAAAGATATACGCCGTGTTCTTGCCCTCAGCTATACGTCTTACGACAGCCAACTCGCTCTCGACATCGCTAAGTCTTTCCTTTATATTATTGATCTCTCGCTCTAACTTATCATAATTATCCTCCTGATCTATAGCGTCACCGATGGACATATAAACCTCGTTAGTGAGCTTATTGTAGGTAACACGAGCCACCTTCTCGTAGGATGTCTTATACGTAGATGAGCCTTTGCTGGTATGACAAACAAAATCATACGTATTTTGATACACCACAGATCCACCGGTATTTATAAAATTATATCCGTCTTGGCTCATAGTACCGCCCTTGTAACCCACAAGCTCAAAAGAACACTTACCTGTACCTATAGAAGCGAACCATGTAGCATAAGCCATGAATTGCGTCTCATCCGGCAATGTGGAATAATGCTGTGCCCTTAGATCCTTTACCGACATCCAAACACACTCCTTACCAGACCCGGTGTTATCACCACCCCATTTAAGCACGCTCCTTACGGACTCATCACCGTTACCGGGACCATTATAACCAACACCAAGATTGTCGATAGTCGGGACATTCGAGTTGAGAGCCTCCGTCATCGTATCCAAATCCCTTCCGGAACTCTCATCCCATAAATACCTGAAAGTAACATAATCGACATCCCCGATCTTAATGCCTCCGGTATTACTGGGATATGTCTTAGTAACCAACTCATAATACCATTTACCATCACGAAAAGTAACCCTTATCCGCTCTACCTGCTTAGGGGATATGGAGACATAAGATCCTCCCACGGAGATATTATCGCCATCATCCGCCCTAGAGGTACCGTCCTTTGGATCCTCGGGATCTACGGGGGTGTAGATAGTAGCCTGCTTATCTCCGGCATTGATAACAACTATATAATAGCTGTCCCCATCAAGACCCTCATCATGAGCCATGGTTACAAAACCCTGCTCGCTATCCGGCCTCCATTCAACGACAACCATATGCTTATCCATAGGTATACCGGAAACGCTGTTAACGTAATTGGTTGACGACATGAAAACAGCATGGTCATCATAAGCCTCATCAACACGTTGATGCTTAGTAGCCAATCCGTCAAGACGTGATATCTCAATGGGGTCGGTTACCTCGACCCCATTATAATCATACCACTTATATCCGATCATCGTATTCTCACGACGATATTTCCTTTTCCTTATGACCTCACCGCCGGCTAGGGCGTCAATCATATAATAATCATTACATACCTTAACCATGACCTTGATATTAACAGGTTTGACATAAACAAGCCACGATAGTAGCGCCATCGGGGATGGAGGTCAGCGTAGTCCCTACCGGGTAGGTCGGGGAGGATGACTCCATCACCATCAACGACGTCCGCTCTACGACCATATTGTTATCAATCAACCGGCTCCCCTCCACATAGAACCGGCCATCGGCCACCTCATAGCACTCTCGCACCGGAACCATATGTCTTTGGCTCTTATCCGCGTAATCGCAGATCGTTACCTTAGCTCCATCAGGTATGGAGGTAAGCTCATCACCTACATTATAATCAGGATGATCGGAATATACGACGTATAACTTGGACTTAATATCCTGCAATGCCGGATTGACTGTCCTGAATCCCTTCAAATGTATCTTATGACCACCGATCTCATAACAATCATCCACGTCCATGATATTAAGATCACAACTGATAACCGTCCAGCCGTTAATAACCGTCTGCGTAGGGGTAGTATTGATAGGATGATCGGGGTCGGTACTTTGCTTGACGCGATACCATTCCTTTCTGGTACCCATCTCGTAATCAAATATCTTATACCCCTCTATCTGTACCCTTCCGGTCCCGGTATCAAAGCATTTAAGCACCGGTATTATCTCCCTTTGGGTCATGTCCGGAAAATCACATACTATACGACTCCATGTATCGGGTATCTTATCATACTCCGTACCGATAGGATTGCTATCGTCAGTCGTATTCACCACCTCATAATGGGATACCTCCGGGTTCAGGCGGGGGTCTACTGACTCAACGCCCTCGATCTGGACCTTGCCCCCTTCCGTGGCGTAACATTTACTTACGAATATCAACTCCCGATCGGTCATCTCCGCTATGCTACAATCTATAGCTACCCACTCGGCAGGAATCTTATCCAATTCCGTACCAATAGGCGTATCAACATCTGAAGAGTTGATGATAAATATCTTCTCGGCCAATATCTCACCCTTATTATTCATATAGGTATGGATACGAGCCTCTACCTGACCTCCCGGAGTACGATAACATTGGTTGACGATCGACACACGGGCGTCCTTGATGTTAATGAACTGATAGTCCTTTTTAGGAACCTCGCTTACAAGTCTCTTTACTCCTTTATCATCGAAGTACACGTAACACCCGTCATTCCTCATCATGACCGGATACGTCTTTCCGTCTATGACAACACCTGAGAAGTCATCTGGCGGAACGGAGAAACCCATGCTTCCGAATATAGAAGCCAGTCTCTTTAAATACTCATTTATCGCAGACATAATATCATATTTTAATTCTACTGCCTCAAAGATAACAAAAAAGGGAAGAGAAATGAATCTCTCCCCTTTAGGAAATATATGAACGCAAAAAAGGTTCTTTATTTCGGCTCAGTTACGATGGCCGGGCCAAGACCAGCGGCAGCACCGATCATGTTAATCATCTCCTGAACGCCCTCATGAGCGCCGTAACGTACACGTAAGATCAAGTTGATAGGATCATCAGCGATAACCTTTCCGAATCCCTGAGCGTATCTATGAGGATTGAGCGTAATCTGGAAGTCAACGTACTGAGCCGTTTGCTCTACACGACTATATTCGTTCATGAACGTCCGTCCCATGAAATCCTGATGTTTCGGGAAACCGTTGAAATGAGCATAGCCCTTCAACTCGTCATCCATCATATTACCGCCGACATGAGTACGTGGCGCTTTGCTAGACAGTCTCTCGAAGTGAAGTTGATCCCACCAGATAGGAGACCCCTCGTCAAGAGAATCAGGATAACCGCCGCTAGCGCCAACGATCTCAACGCTATCCTCGATATAAGTCATTTTATCCATCAAGCACTCTGATGGAGATAACAACATTTCCTTGCCACGGAAACGGATACCGCACTTGCAGTTAGTACCAAGCTCCTGAGCCGACTCCAATTTCTTCCACATACGGTTGCGGTAGGACGCCGGAGCCTCGCTGGTGAAGAATCCCTCGAACACCTTGTCGCACTCATCACACAACATGTTAGTATATACCGTTGTCTGGAAGCTATGCTGGCAAGCCGCCGGAGTACCGTAGTCGGTGATCTCCAGTTCCGGGAAAGCCTGTTTGATTTCCTCCAAAGCACTGTTTCCACACTCATCATCCGGGATCGTGATATAATACTTCTCGGTGGATACCTTGCAAGAACCACAAGCTGACCAAGAAGCGGTACGAACCGTAGGATTCTCACACATATCGGATGTCTTAGCCACATAGTAGATAATAGCCGTAGGATTGGCCTCCACGAAAGTAGATATCTCCTCATCCGTCAATTTCTTGGAAGTAGCGGCAATATACAAACCTGATCCCTTGATCTGACTCATCTTATTAACCGTATCGGCTACAACGTTAGGCAATGACTCCACCGTAGTAGACATATCAACACCGTCATCCTCCAAGGAAATAGAATACAGATAACCGCCCTTAACCTCGGTATAGTTAGGAGGACAATCCGTACATCCTTTCATGATAGAGATAAGACGTTGAGTATAATCAGCCGGTTTAGCGCCTTTCTTCATCACCTTATAACGTGACATGCTACCCTCGATAGTCTCACGTACGATCTTCAATCCTGGATATTGAGCGCAAACCTCAGCCAACGCCAGATCATCACCAGTATCGCATACCTCCATGCAATAGAAGTTCACGTCCTCCGTCTCAGGCTCAGTAGCCTCATTAGTGCATCTTGTAACCGGAGTGATATCAATATAATCAGATACCTTACCACCACCGGCGATAGGCTGATTCTTCATCCGCTCAATACATTTCAGGACGGCTGGCAACAAATCAACCTCCTCGCAAGGATCACACTCCTCGCATTGATTTGGGGTATTATCACAATCATCCAAAAGGATAGCGTCATTGATCTCAATACGACCTCCCTCATAACCAAGAAGCTCGAAAGCCCTGCCGGCGAGAATCAAGCGGATAGCGATACGGTCGCCCTTGGATACGGAGAAAGCCGTGTCATCAGACACACCGTTGTATCCTAAGATAACATCATCGACATAAGCATGATCTTTCTTCGGCCAAGAAGCGTAGATCTCCGTGATCTCATTCAACGAGAACAAAGGCGTGGAAAAATCCTTATCATATATAGAGCGGGAAGCCGCTTGTTCATTACGACCGATACGGATCTCATAACGCTTGTCGTTACGAGGCTTACCGGTAAAATCAATCACGGCCTTACAACCGTTTTCGGAAGTATCTTTAGTATCGTAAATACCGATCTGTCCTTCCTTCAAGAAGATGGAATCAACATCCACCATCTTAGCATGTGGGGATACGAAAAGTACCCGGTCTTGCGGTCTGTGCAACATATTATCAATATTTAGTTTTAAAAATTATTTACCTAACGCAAACATAACAATAAACGAGTTCACGACAATAAAGTACGGTCATGAGTGTATATATATTAATGTGGATTACATTTTTTGTAAATACAATAACGCCCAAACTCTTTTCTATAATCAAGCAACCACTATTCTATTAAAACAAACCCATATTCATTTATAATATTATCAACATCATTAGATGATAATGAAAACCACTCTCCTGAAATCCTCTTGTTGGAAAACTTATCATGCAAACATTTCTCTATATCACCTTTTACACAAGCTATGATACTTAGCCTTGGATTAGCACATCTTAACCCCCGCTCTCTCTTCTTAACATTAAACGTCTTACCTATTTTAATATCCTTACTTAAACCGTCAATAGCCAAATAAGTGAATATAATACGATCATTATAATCATCTACATCGTTTACTAATACATCAATTATATCATCGGCAGATTCGAATATACCCATTTTTATAAACTTGCATATATCCTTTTGAATACAAACAATCCTTTCCGATTCCTGCTTGGTGTATAAAAACTTGTCACATTCACCTGTAACAGTCTTATTTATAGCAAAAATTATTCTCTCAATATCATCGGAGCTAAAAAATGAAGACAGATACCTATACATATCACTATACTCGTTTCCTCCCCTTATATATATAATAGCATTGCTTATATCCGAGCTTCCAAACATTTTTATGCATTCATTATATATAGATGGGTGTAATTCCATGGCGACCATCATCCATATCTCTTTAGCGCACATAACCAACCTATTAGATCCTCTACCAGTAGATTTATATACCCCAAGCGATTTTAATGTCTTGACAAGAGAGGTATTGTTTACATCATTAATAAAACTTGATAAAGATATACCTCTTATATACTTGTCTTTTATAACATAATATATACGCTCAGAGCTATTCCTATTGGATAAAATTCCCTCTATCCTCTTATCACTCCATCCTTCTACGATCCTCTTTCTTAAATAAGCCTCTTGCAAGTCAGTCAAAGACATAAATGATGTTTCTTCATCACATCTAATAGGTACACCGAATAAAATTTTACCACTTGAAATCATATCATAATATTTTACACAATTAAATATTATGCAAATATAGAAATAAAAAAAATAAAAACACACATACCATGAAATAAAAAAAGACCCGCCTATTTCTAGACAGGTCTTTCTATCAAACTAACGTTGTTCACTTAAAGGAAGCCACATTATCCTTATCCATGCTATATCTATTCAATTCATTCTCGTTAAGGCTGAATTGTTTAGCAACCATATCCAGAATCTCCTCCACAAGATAATCGGGCAGCTCCGGGTCGATGTCCGTGGATTGGATACCGGCGGCGTTGATATACCCCGACAGGTCTACCCTGACAGGACGGCGGTAGTACGTCATCTTAACCTCCTCGGTACGGAAGCCTGACTCGTAGACCACGACCTTCCCGTTCCCTATGGAGTAGAATGTCTCCCGATAATCGTAAGAAGGGCGGTTATTATCATCCCCAAGAAGCTCATGGATATTCTCGTTCTTAGCCTCCCACATAACGAAATCAGTGGCCTCACACCCTTTGTACGAGAAAACGCCTTTTATGTTAGAGAACCATAGATAGTTGTCAGGTAAGTTAAAGGACGTAGACTCAGGGTCATCCATCCTACCCGCATTATCCAACGACATCCAATAAACAAGAAGGTTTTGGATGGAGCGTATAGTCTCGTCATCCTTCCTATTGAGATAGTACTTAACCAACCGGTCTTGGGCCTCGTTGAACAACAGCACGAACCTTCCGGGATCAAGCTTAATCCCGCCATTGGCTAAATTCTGCTCGTTCTTCTGCAAAGACCTTAGATACGCTTCTTGGATTGTCATCGCTATTCCTCCTTAACCTTATCACCCTCCTCTACGTCATCCTTCTTCTTAATATCCTTAACCTTCTTGGTCTTGGATTTATCATCGATATTAGACATAGATATGATCTCCTCATACTCATCCAATACATTAGCCTTTATGTTAATAAAGTCTTTCTTGGTAGCCAAGAACTCAGCGGATGTCCGAACGTCAGGTCCTATGATCTGGCCATTATATTGTAATCCGGATGGAGTCATGTTGATACGACCGTTACGTTGAAGGACGTTTACGATACGGTAAAACTCAAGAACTTCCTTGAAATCACCTTCCAATGACCGATCCCAGATATCAAGCAGATAATCAACATTGGTCTTCTTCTCATTCATCCAGTTTGATAGAGATCCTGTATAATACTCATCCTCCGTGAAATCAGGACGGGTCACGATGCCGATGTACAGAAGAAGGTCGATGACAGCCTGACGTTCCTCGCCACCTTTCTTAAGGGCGTTGATGAACTTATAGCTGATGTTCATCTTATTGATCTCACGCTGCTGAACGAAATCCTTCATATTGTCTTTCTCCACGAAACAGAACATGGAGTTCATGAAGACAGGATCGCCATCCATTTCCTGAGGAGTCAACATGCCGGAAAATACAGCCAGATATAAATAAAATAGATCTACGGTATTAGCCGTATTATAAACCTTACCCATGAAGATCTTATCCTTAGCGTCATCCCAAAATTCTAAATTGGTTTGAGATAGATCCATCTGCGACATTTCCTCGAAAGGCTTCATGATATTATCTACCCGCTGTTTGACGAGCTTATCGATCTCATTCTTGTCAAGACCATTATAGCATCTTGATCTTGGATAAAAACCGGTGTTATAGGCCTTGGAGAAATCATCCCAAGGGCAACATACGTGAGTGGCGTTCTCCGGGAACGGAGCTTTAGCTATATTAGCGTCTTGAAAGGCCTGAGGAGCACTTCCATCATGTTTGCCTACAACCTCATATAAGGTATCTGACATGATATTGAAACCGTTTACCTCGGCCAATACCTTCCTTGATTTTAAAATTTCTTTCATTTCCTTTTTTGCGTTACTTAAAAAAGAGGAGAGGAATATCCTCCCCTCTAAAAACCAAATTACATATATGAAAAAACTTAGCCGAAGTAGTTCGGTTGAAGCTCGATAATCAAGAACTTACTATTATCCATAACCCATGCCGCGGAAGCAGAATGACACCAGAATTGCTCTTTCATGCCCGGCAAGGATGATACGATCTCATTACCGTTGGCTTTGTGCGCCCAACGACCGTACTCATAGCCCCACCACATACTTACACCTTCTGGCTTGATATAGAATACGTTGTTATTCATATTACCTAACTTAGCGTTAGCCGTATTAGGAATAGCGGAATATGCGTTAGTTGATCCGGCGTCAGTGATATTCTCGATAATACAAGAATAAGAGGATCTAGGATACATGCCATTCACCAACTCGCTACGATCTGTCATGTCAGCGTAATCCAAAGAAGGATCATGCTCGAACTCTACATTTCCGATACCAGGGAGAAAAGCACCCTTAACCTGTACCGGACCTAAAATCATAGCATCATTAGTACCAGAGATAGGATTAGAAGGCAACATACGGTCACTACCCATACCCCAGCTCAAATTACTCAACGTAGTAAAGAAAGCCTCTCTAATCAACTTCTCTAAGTTGACCATAGCCATAGCTCCTACCTTGAACTTAATCTTACGCTCCGTAATAGGAAGATCTTGACGACCACGGAAAATATAAGCGGCAGCAGCCATAAGAGTATCCTTAGTAATACCCATCGGGCGACTATAGTAGATAGTATAACCACGGCGAAGCTGACGGTAGATACCCTCATTCAAATGGATAGGACCATTTTGATCCATAATAATACCACCTTCTTGCCACATCAACTGTCTTGCCTCCAACTTAACCAACTCAGCCATACAGAATACCTCCAGCGTGGACGCTACCTTAGCCGTACGCAAATCAAGTCTACCATTAACAGTCTTACCGATAATAGCCAAATCAGGAATATTACCCTCATACTCACTTCTCATGGCATTCATACGACGAAGAGCGGTCTCCACAAACTCTGAAGTGCTATTCTGAGCGGCCTGCATGGACTTCATACCAGCGTACATAGTTGTCTCACCCTCAACACCACGGTGGTTTCCTAAACGGAACTCGCAGGTCATGGAACCGGCTTTATCAGCTCCAGATACCTTAGAGAACTGGGTACTATACTCACCAAGAGCATGACCGATCTTCCAGTAACGGATACCCGGACGCAATTTCTCTTTAGGGAAGTATTTAGCCTTACCGCCAATAACACGACCCCAATAACGTGTCAAATCTCCTTCTGTCTTAGACGGAATCTCACCTGAGATAAGGATATTACAGCCGTTAGCGGCGTCATAGGTAATGACATCATAAGCCGTAAACTCAGAGGTATTCAAAACGATATCAAACAAGCTACCGTCAATACCCGGTTTTAGATGATGACCTGAAGTATCCTCAGCCGTAACGACAGCGAATGTCTTTGTAACAGGTAAATCATAACGGAAAGAAGCTCCAATACCGTTAACGGAGATCGTAGCGCCGTTATTAATCATACCCATATACATCGGAACGGGGTAATTGGCGATATTAGAGAACAGATTCAACAGACCCAAATGATTCTTATCAGGATCCTCATAATACCAGCTCGCCAATGAGCCTAAGTTATGCTCTACGAGCGAAGTCTTATAGTTCTTGGCATCGGTGAAGGCAATAACGTTATCACCATTCACGGTAGCCGGAAAACTTTTTGTCAAAAATGGATTCATTTCTATTTATTTTTAATGTTATACACTCTTTGATCCACTCAGATCAAGGAAGTTAGCCTCTATAGTATCATTATCGATATTATTTTTATTCTGCTTTCCTCCCTTATTGCCAGAAAGAAGAGTGATGGTCTTCTTATTGACCTCCATCTTAACCTTGTTAGTTTTCTGTTTAAGAAACTCGTCCTTATTCATCAAAAACAAAGCCAGATCAGCGGCCATGTCCGGATTCTTGATAGCCTCCGAATAAGCTTTATCTATAGCCGTATGACCTTGATTGTCTATCGGCTTGGTAACGAAATCGACAGCCTTACCTATCATCGTGTCAGTCAACTGGAACCCTGAGCTTATAGACGTCTTAAGACCTTTCTTATAGACTTTCATCTGCTCAACTAACTCCTGTCTCCTTTTCTCGGATTTTTTCTTCTCCTCCTCGATAAGGTTATCCATCTCCTTTTTCAGGATATCATGGAACTTATTGGCCTTGGACTCAATAAACTCATCGCCCTTGCCAATCATCATCTCCATATTATCCTTTATCTCGTCTTCCGGCATACCCAACATCTTATAATAATGCTGGATGACCGCAAGCTGATCATTCTTGTTGCTCATATCAAGGTTGTCCAACGGCGCCTGAATGCTCTGATATTGGTTTAGAAGCTGACCTACGTTACCTCCAGCCTTATCCACCTCTATCATCTTCTTCATGAAGTCAGACATCGATCCGGTATCAACCTTATCCTTCAACAACTCATCGGACTTATCCTTGATCAACCCCTCCACTATATCAAGTAAATCATCCTCTCTCGTAATAGTAGAAAGATCGACTGGCTTGTCATCTACCATAATATCAAGGTTATCGATACTGTCGATGATACCTCTGGCGGCCATCTTCTCCAAGAAAGATTTCCCGTTAAACCCTGATACCACGTTATTATTATCAGTACCGCCTTCGCCAAAGGAATCTGGGTCTGGGTTGGTAGCGTCGCCGCCCTTATCCCCGCCACCGTCAGCCGCTCCGCCGTCGGCAGGCTCTTTATTGGTATCACCTATAGGATTACCATCCTTATCATATTTACCCTCGATATTATTCTTATCGCCATCACCGTCACCACGGTAAAAAAGCTCCTCGACACTCATGGTCTTAAAACCCTTAGCGAAATCACCCATGTCATTCATACAATTTCCTTTTTTGCTTTTTTACAAAAGTATTATTAATCCAATTACCAATTAAATCAAACCCATTATAGTATATGACAGAATTTTACGCCAAAATGATTACAGATTTTGTAAAAATATTTACAAAACTTGTAATCAATTCTTGTTTATTATTGACGTAAACCTATCTGTATCAGAACGTTTATTCCTAGCATCTATCTCCTTTTCCTTTAATTCCAACTTCCTTTTCTCTATCTCCTCACGAGATCTTCGCTCAGCCTCGGCATTAGCCTGTCTGGTTCTCATATCCTCCTCACGGATATCCAGATCCCGTTCCTTCAAGGCTCGATCCGCTATGGCTTCCACATAATCCATGCCCTCTGCGTTGTCTTGGGTTCTAGCAGCCTGACCGGCGGCCATTATGCTCTTACCCCGTAAGTCGAAGTTACCCTTGATATAAGCCAGTTCCTTATCCTTCTCATGCTCATCATTACGTGCCTGTTGATCGGCCTCAGCTTGCTGCTGGACAAGTCGCTGTTGATTCTGGTATTCTTCCTGCCTTACACGATCGGCATAAGATCTAGCGTCCCTTCCGATCTGATTCATCTCGGCCGTTGAGTTGGCGCTCATCATCCTAGTAATATCAAGCAAGTCATTTCCTAATGTATTTGTCTGTAATATATATTGCTTCAGGTTCTCAAGTTCCAGACGTTTCTTGGAATTAGAGACAGCCATAACATTAAGGTGACGCAACGACAAGCTGTTGTCCGTAAGGCTGATATAGGCCAAGGATAGATCGCTATTCCTGTACATCACGGTCCAATCATATCCTTCCTTCTGACATACTTGAGCCACGGCTAGATGAATATCCAATGTCCGTTTCTTGAAGTCATCGAAATCATTAAAGTAAGTCTGGGTCTGTAACATAGTTGCGTTAACGCCCTGTTTTACGCCCGTAGAACTCTCATATCTCGTTGACTGACCCATTGCCTGTTCGGATATACCTATCATCCTATAAGCCATCATATAGGCGTAAGAAGCCATTTCCATACGGGATCTTATCTGATCCGTATTGGTAAGATCATATACCCCGAACTGGTTGTATATGCTGCTCATCTGAGGATTCTGGTAAGGATTATTCGTATCATTACCACCTACACCCATAAACGATACGGACTTAACGATCTGCATAAAAGTAGCTAAAGCGCCCTTCTTGTCCATCATATCCTTATATTCAGTAGGCAGGAATCCCAAGTCACCTAAGAAGAACTTACCGATCTCCTTCTCGGCGTTATTGTATAGCTGATTCATAGCAAGGTTATACATCATCTGGAACGGTTGTATGCGATCAGCGAGACTGGCTCCTATAAATCCAGAAACCGGAATGACATAATCATACAGACTGCTATCACCATGTATCTGATGAGGTATTGGATCCCCACCAATATATATAGGCTTATCCATTAAATTACCTCCAGTGATCTTAACCCCAAACCTAACCTCAGGGACATACTCCAAGATATAGGTGTTCACATCAGGATCACCAACGGCTTCGGCCATAACCCTCTTCACTTTCTTGATACCGTTCTTCTCCAAGAACTCCGGGAGAAGCTCATCTGTCACAAGCTCCTGATCCACCATTCCGGTCTCCGTCATGTAAGTTATTAAGAATATCGGTTTCATGGATACCCAATATCCCTCCATGACCCTAAAAAGGCGAGAGTCTATCTCATATCTCTTGCCATCGGCCATTCCGGAGTTGAAATATCCAAAGGGATGGAAGCGGGGCAAGAAGCGGGGCTGGGTGTGCTCCTCCCCGTCCGGCCCGAAGGTGTGGTACTCACCCATCGGAACGCCATAATAGTCCTCAGCGGCGACTATAGACTCATAGTCATGGTATCCTTTCCATGGAATAACCTCATTCTCATACATACCGGTAATAGACGGCTTCTTTTTCTTCCAGTCATACCTAGTACCGTCATTAGATACCCATCCCTCATAATCATCATCACCGCCCATAATACGACGCTTGTCCTTGGCCGTCATCTTATGGCCGTATCTTGATATCAGCTCAACACCCTCGTAATAATGAATACGGCCCACATAAGATCCGTATTGCGGGTATTTCACGTCAGGATGGAATACCTCCATCGGGCTCCATACCTCCGGACGATAGTAGTCGAAGCCGACGAAATGATTACGAAACATCTTTCCGCTAAGAAGACGATCCCGGAAATTCTCCCTGTCAAGCTCATCCATATAAAACCTGCTACGATCAGCCTCGATCGTATGATCTCCCCATACAGCCGCCTGCGTCTTCCATCTGGTACTCATGAACCTCTGGATATCATCTGGTGTCATAGACACCTTGGCTTGTTGTATTTGCCGAACGTAAGCCTGACGCTCCTCCTCGGAATTAAACTCATTGTACGTAGGATCAAGACCGGCCTCTACAAGGCGTTGGTTAACGATAATATCCCATTGCTCTTGAATATGGCGATGAAGAAGATTTGACATCGTATCCTCATACTCACTTATAGCCATATCCCCTACCTCATTAACCGTATACTTATCCTGTAGGTTTGTCAGCCATCCCTCAAAAGCGTTTACGATACCACCTATGATATCATAATGCTTCAAGAAAGAAGGGATTCTTATATCGCTCCTTAGCTTCTGCACGTTCCTTAACTGAGGGATAACATCCGCCATCTCCATAAAAGATAACTTACCATCCGCCATCAGATAATAGTCACGGTACATCTGGTTGCGATCATACTGTTTCAACCCTATCGTCTCAAGAGCGTCCATACAATCCTCCTTCCATTTCCTGTTCTTTTTCTTCGTGGAAATAGCCTGAGGAGGTAATCCTAATAACGCTCCTTTTGCTGGAAACGAATGATCTCTATTAAACACTTCCATGATTATTCAATTTTATTTACAACAAAGATAGGCGTTTAATTGACATTCATTTACCTAAAAGCTCCTATAGATACCGATCCAAAAGCAGAGGCATATACCTCATGGTGTTTATAAGCGTCTTCCTTACGGGCGTTATTCATCTCATCTATCTTCGATTTAGGCATGTAGTTATTATCATCAAAATACCTAGCGAGAACCAACGCATGCCCGAAGGCTATTATCCTATCGACGTTCAATCCGGGCTTATACTGTATTATCTCATCCAAAAGAGCTATATCATCAATCAACTCAATACCTTTAACCGTTATATCAAGACCGGTACTATCATCATAGCCAATAACGAAATCCTGCCAGCAATAATCCACCACGCAGGAGAAGAGCAGGTTCTGGTTGCCGGGGGTCGGGTATAGCCCCAGCTTGCTGTTCTGCCGGGAGCCGGCCTTCACGTACTTATTGGCTATAGCCTCACCAGCGAACAGGAAGAAAGAAGCGGGCATACCACTCTTCCGGTTGAGGTACTGCTCATACATCTGGTCAGCGTTCTCCATAAGACATATAGCCCCATATCCCTTCTGAAGCACCTCACACGTACGGCAAAACTGATCTATGGATGATGGACGAGATACGTAAGAGGCAACTATTCTATAGGCATAAGGATCTCGAATACCAACACGTCTCTTGAATACATAAAAAGCACCTAATGAGGGCGTATCCGACTTAGCCTGTTTGTAGGGGTCGCTACCACTCACATATATAAAGTCATCAAACCTATTGGATTGAGGCATCTCAAATATCTGGACAGGAGCGTCAATAACACCACCGCTAAACGGAAAACCAGCCAATTGCTTATTCGATTTAGTAGTACCAAGTTTATTCCCCGATTCAAGGAAAACATCACACAGCATGCCGCTATATTGCCCCGACTCAAGAAGATCATTCTTATGCTTGATAGCGTACTCGACCGGAAATAGGTTCTGGGATGAGCTTAAAAAACAGTCGTCAATCGTAAATGGATAGAACATGGTATGAGAGGTATAAGCTACCCTATCTTTCGTAGATAGCTTCTTCCGTTCCTCGTTAAGCTTATTGGTACTAGCCTCGAAATCCGTGGCGTCAATCTTGATCTTATTAAGCTTCTTATCATCAGGTTTCCCCAAATAATCACCCAGACCTATAGTTCTCTTGACACCGGAGTTAGCCATCTGACCAGGAACAAACATCGCCCATTTCCGTTCTTTCCATGTTTTCCCTTTCATGGCTCTCCGATTTAAAATATCCCAGTCCATGACCAGAAGATTGTATGTATCAGGATCAGAGAACATCTCCTGAGCGTCCTTGGATAGTTCCACCTCACCACCGGTACCAGCCAAGATCGGACTGAGACGCCAGCCGTAAGGAGTGTCGTATGACGGCATGGCGGCAGTGTACGGCTTCTTGATAGGTCCCTTACCTACCTCGTCGAAAATAGCCGTGGCGGGGGTCAGACCGGCAGTCTTCTGTGTGGATGTCTTCCTACCCATGTTGATGTTGGCTATGGATATTATGGCATGAACATCACGAACCCCGTTGGACATACGCTTGCCTAAGGTGACACCAGAACTCCAATCGGTCTTGGTCCTGTTAATCCTGAAAAAAGGATGCACATGATCAAGACCATACTCACAATACTCACCTATATTAGATAAATCGCTATCGCTGAAACCTACCACGGAATGACTAAGCCCGATCGTCATGGTAGCGTTCATCTGAAGAAGAGATGACATGATAGTCGTATTATGAGATACGACAAAATTGGTGGTAAGAAACTGATGGGACTTATTATCGACCTCAATACAAGTAGCCTTATACTTCCCGTAATAATCTATATCGGATATCCTAAGCCTGTTATGAGTCTTGGATATATACATATCATCACCATCCATGACGCAATAATATCCCATAGACCAGAATATTCTTCTTACGAAGGATATAATATACTCACTTTTGTAAACGACCTTAAAACGATCGTCACCGGTACTTATACCGCAAGATATCTTCATGAATGAGCTTATAAACAACTCCTTCTGTTTTTTGGATGAATAAATAATATCATCCATCTCCTTATTGCTTAACTCGAAGATCCTGTCGGTAGATCCACAAAGGAAAGAGGCGGTCAGAGACCCAAGGAGCTGGGGCGACATCAGCCACCGCCGCTCGGGGAAATCCACGGCCTCCCCTATGTCTATAGTCATCTTCTGGAAGTCAGAGTGGATGATACCCATAGTGCTCATGACTTTATAATCACCATGATATTTAACCTTCCACTGATGTTGACCGCAACATACTATACTGCGCCCGTCCTCAAACGTAACCTTATACATATCAACGAATCCTTGAGGATATACGCCTACTATAGTCGTAAGCTTACCATCATCGCCATATATGATATCACCGATATCAGCGAACCCTATCTTCTTAGATCCATAAGGAGTATATATCAGCTCCGAGTCCAGAAGGGCCTTTCCAAAACGACGGGTACCGAACATCCCCAGCCCTTTCTTCTCCTGACGGGCACGTTGGTACATCTCAGCGAAAAACCATTCATTATCACGTAACCGGCTGATAGCAGGAACACGCTCCCCGTTTGGAAGATCTTGAAATACGGGAAAGAAATTAACATGCCAATAAAGCCATGGAGGGATGAACGTACCATTGATAGTCACCCCGTACTTGACCTTATAAGCCTCTTCTGTAAAGAACTGCTTAACATCATCATCTTGATCCTCCCAGCCAAACAAATCGTTCCACACTGGAGGATTCTTCATGTTTACATAAAATTCTGGACTCGTGCTTAACCCCATCACTTCATACTTTTTAATACGGACTCTATACCTCCAGACACTTGTCCCTTACGTTCCTTCTTCTGGACATTGCTGACACTCCTGTATACATCCATGATCCCACTCTTCTCCATATACGAGTCATTCCATACGTTGATCTTATCGATCAGCTTGGATATGAAATCGAACGCCCTAGCCATATCCTCAGGCTTCTCCTTATCCCATGGATGCTTGGCGATATACGTCTTGGCGTCATCCACGGCCTTGGATATGACCTCAAGATTATCGTTTACCCGATCGACGTCCCTACTCGTCGGCTTTCGTCTTCCCTGTGGCATTTTCTTTTAATTCCTTAAATTCATTATACTGCTTCATAAGAAGCTCATAAGATTGAACAACCCCGATCTTACTTACTTCCGTCACGCTCATGTCATGGAACATATCCTCAAGCTCCTTGTCAGCGTATCTCAGACGTTCCTTGTCATCATAAAACACGAATCCAGATGTTCTGTCTTCTATAATGCTCTTGGCGGTGGACGCATATGTCGTATCTAAATCCAGATCCATACCGAAGCTGGTAGCCAACTGGATTATGAACATCAACCTAGAATTGACTTTTACAGCCTCTATATTCAACATCTGTATCTTATGGGTCATCTCATGAAGAACGACAAAATCCTCCTCTTTTATCAACGAAGATGATTTAAGGGCTATCTTCTTAGTCCTATCTTCAATATCGCTATACAGACGCTTGCTCTCACGCTTTATGGCTATCCAATGCCTTATATGAGTATCCGCCTCTTCTTTAAGATAATCCCTGATCTCTGTTTTTATATCTTTATCTTCCATATTACGCATTATAATCGTTGTTGTTTAACTCGATCTCATCACTGATACTCTGATCTATTATTCTTAATAAATCCCTGGTACTAACATCCCGCAAGAAGCGTACGTTACCACCATTAGCCTTAGCAACTCTCCTTAAAGCGGAGTAAAGTATATCACCCAATGAATATTCAGGTAACTCACGGCATCCGACTTCCATGACAATAAGGGCATGGATACGATCATCTATCTTGCTTCTTACGGGACTTCGCATAGTATTTACTTATAAGCTTCCCCTATAATACGTAGCGGGAAATGTTTGAAATTACGTTCAGGATCGTCCTTCGTATAACCGATAAGAGATAGGTGTTTCTCAAAATGACCTTCCGTATATTTTGAGGTATCCAATGTCATCCTAAATATAGTTCTATTCTCATTGTCAGGATGTTTGTTATATGACACGTCTCCCATACATCCACATCCAAGATGATGCTCCTTGACATGGAAACCATCTTTATGGGTGATAAATAACACGATTTCTATCTTATCACCTATTTTCTGATCAAAAATATTTAGATAAAACTCGCTCTCGTCATCCGTAAGTCCTATATCAAATGCATCGTTAGGGCACTCGATATTAAAATCGTTATGATCGGCGGTTATGACCTCCATGGCGTTCCATTTGGCTTTCTCTCCTTCCACGAACTTCAACGGGCATACCTCGGTCTTCATCCAAGCCTTCTCCTTGATAAAACAACCACACAACGAACATGCCTGTCTTCCCATCAATCTTTGCAGCAATACCTTAGCTGGTAACTTAAAGAAAGCTATATTAGAAGAGTTCTTAGGACATTTCTTGCATAAATCAAGACGATTCTTGTACCACTCCGGATAATCCTTCTCATCCTTAGGAATCCTGCCCAATAAACTATCTTCCCAAGCCTGGGCTATTACTTGGGCTTTACCAATTGTTTGCACGATAATTATTTTTTAAACTGTTTTTGTTGAAAATCCTGTAATTGTTCCCATGTCATTCCATACCGACATTGATACATGGCCTCATGGTTATCACGTATAAGAGGATCTCCGTTCTTCAACCCCTCCATATCCTCTATCGCATTAATCTTCTTATCCAGACAATCAAGCTCAATAGGCATCCTTTCATCCGGATAACGATTACCTTCCTTGACAAATATCCGACGTATCTTATCACGTCTTACACGCATCTCACGGAGATTGCAGATAACGTATCCGATAAACGGGATCCTGATAGATATATTATCGGTATATCTGGAGAGATGATGAATATAAGATACGGATGCTTTCATGCACCACTCGACCTGTTGCTTGGTATATTTTCCTCCAGATCTTCTCACCACCTCATCGACAATATCCCTGTCGAACGAAATAAGACTCCTATCCATCGATGTTAAGCTTATTTCTCTTGAATACGAATCCCATTACACGGGTGTCATCACCCTCCCCGTCAAGAATAAAATAGTTACGTAAGCTTCTCATCTCAATAGACAGCTCACGGGTACGGAAGTTCCCGTTCTTCTTGTCCACCAGAAAACCCCCACGTTTAAGCTCGTTGTTCAGGACAGCGACGTAAGATTCCTTCTGTCCATGACAATCCATGTACTTAGCCCTGGTATCATCCGAGTATCCGTAGTTGATGTAGAAAGAAAGTAAGTTTATCGTCCTTTCAGTAATCAAGCTCCTACCCTTGGAGTCCAGATAGCCGTTGTATATCCTTAAGAACTGCTGGATCATATCCAACCTAGTATCGTAAGGCAATGCGAATACGAAAGCTTTCCTTTGCTCAGCCATATGAAATTAGTTTTCGACAAAAATACTTTAAAAAAATATTATTGTCAACAAAATATGATATAATCAGTGTAATATATGCTGACTAACATGTATTTACGAGAATCCAAAGGGAAAAGCTGGTGGGATAGGACGAACGAAGCCATGTATGTCTACGGCAGGCTACGATGGCGAGGACAGTGAAGTTCAAGTACGCTACGCGCGTGGGCGGCGGGGGACAGCCTTATCCTGCCTCACGGGATGCGACCGCTCCCTTTTTCTTTTTGGCTTGTTGACCTCCTATCCTGCCGTCATCGTCCAAGGATATAGCCCAAGGCATCCAAAGGAAAAAGGTTGGTGGGAGACGTACAGGGACAGCTAAGGTAAGGCTACCGCCGTTATCCCGGATCGTGCCGTCGGGACTACGTTATTGACATGGACGGCGGTAGAGTTATGTTAGCCTGCCGGAGCGTGAGCGACCGCACAAGACCTCGCTTTTTCTTCTTTGGCTTTTGCTCCACCCGATCCCCCTACCGGGGTCCCGGCTTCCGATATAGAATACGGCTTCTACTATGTTTAGCCTGCGGTATCCTGCCTGACGGCACCATACCTTGGTGGTAAAAAGCAATGTTTTATTAAATAGAGACTTTAAGTGGAGTACACAGGAACTCGACGTCAGGAGAGGTTCTGTGTACGGATAGAGATATTAGAAAGTAGTATATGTTTATAGAGTTAATTATATTTAATAAATATACCTATTAACGCGCGCGTAACAAGTGTGGTGTCAAAAATGATCTTCCACAAACACAGGAGTTTACCCCCCCCAATTTTATTACGACAATTTCGTATAAACAACAAATGGGCGACCTTCCCAGGCTACCCATCCATCCGAATAACTTGTTTCGTATTGATGAAACTTGTATATTCGCAGCAAATAAAATATCCTATGGGAACAAAGATAGTACTTTTACATAAAATGAAATCAAATTTCGATAAGATTCTTACCGAAAGATATACTCCACGTAATATTCAGGCCAAAAAAGATGAGCTAGGATGCGTAAAACTTCCAGCTGGATCACTTATATGCCCAGTCGATTTCAAGCCTGTTACCAATAAGGAAGGCAAAAAAGTGACAGCTATAAAATATTCATTGAAACATGAGGAGTATCATGGATCAGGTATTCAGATCAGTGATGAATGTAAGATGGCAATGATATATCTTATTATCATAAACGTATTCAAACATGTGTTTCTAAGAAATAGGATGCATGGCGGGAATAGAGATCAGATAGAGATCAATACCAAAGATTTTATTGATATCCTATCAGATGGATGCGCTTATTTCTGCTACCGCCATGTGTTAAGGGATTCTCATGAGGATATGAACTACCAGCTTATAAGCTTAAAGGCTTGGGCTGAAGGAGAGATTATGATAGCTTTATCGGATATCATAAAATACAAGCATAAGGCTAGTAAGACCCCAAGAATAAAGGATATGTTTGTAAAGAAAGGAGAATCTGTATATACCTGTCTTGATAAAAGTCTTGATTCTAATACCAGAAGAAGGATGGCTAACAAAAGTCGTAAATTAAATAGAGTTAAGATGTTATCAAAAATAATATTCTCAGCTAGAAACAGAAATATAAATAAGATATATAAGGTAACTAAAAAAAGAACTGTCAAATTCAATGTGTCATATCTTATGGATAGATTGAATATAAAGTTATCAAAAGAAGGTATGATGCTAATATCCCAAAGAACGGTATATCGGATGATAAAAGAAGTTCTTAGTATGTGCTGTAAGACTATATCCGATTTATATGATGAGGTAAAGAAAAACAATGGAATAGTCAATACCAAAGACAGGAAAAACGTAACTATCGGACACCTAAGACTATCATACAGAGGAACGATAATGCATATAATCATCGCCGAAGATTTTATAAAAGACGTCTTTTTAGGGGTAAAAGGGTCCGAGATGAGTAAAGCTGGATGATTTGAGTATCAGATATAAAATTTAATATTTATATATTATTCACATTTATTCTTAATAGTTAATTATAACTATTCGTATCTTTGTACCATAAACATAAAAAGATATGGTAAAAGAAGATTTTAAAAATGAAAACGACCTCCTTCGTCATATTATGACGGTGGATAAAAACGTGGAGCAGGGTCGTGCCTTGAAGAAGATTTTCACCACTAGGGAGAATCTGTTTATTACCGGTAGAGCCGGTAGTGGTAAAAGTACGTTCATGAGACGTATCGTAAAGTTCTTGGGTAAGTGCGTTATCGTAGCCCCAACTGGAGTAGCGGCGTTGAACGCAGGAGGGCAGACCATCCATTCGTTTTTCTCTATAAAGAATGATCCGTACGTACCCGGGTTCGAGCATGGGATGCTTTCGAACAAGATCGAGGTCGGAGGGTTCGTGAAGTCGAAAGTAAAGAGACTGGACACGATAATAATAGATGAGGTGAGCATGGTACGCCCTGACCTCCTCGACGAGATGGCGGACATACTGCGGCAGTCGAAGCGAAGCAAGAACCCGTTCGGAGGAGTTAGGATCATAATGTTCGGAGACCTATCCCAGCTCCCTCCAGTTGTCACGGAGGATGACATCATTGATAGGTATTACGACAGTCATTTCTTTTTCTCGTCGAAGGCGCTCAGGGCGTCTGGGTTCTCCGTGATCAAATTCAATAGGGTGTTTAGGCAGAACGATAACGAGATATTGACCGTTCTAGAGGATATACGTAACGGAGTGATAACAGAAGAGTCGAAGAGGATAATGGAATCAAGGGTCATGGTCCCGGAGAACATGGATGATGTTGTTATCGTGTGCTCGACGAACAAGGAGGCTTCCGTGATTAATAACGAGAACCTGTCGAAGCTGTCTGGCGAGAGCTACGAGTTCGAGGCCGAGGTGGTTGGAGACAGACCGAACGCACCGTGCGAGGACAAGCTTGTTGTCAAGGTGGGCGCAAAGGTCCTGATAACACGGAACGGGTGTGGTTACGTGAACGGTTCTACCGGAATCATAACGAGTATAGACGAGAAGGAAGAGGTCATATCGGTTAAGTTGGGTGACGGGAGTGAGGTAGACGTACGAAAGGAAAGATGGGATAAGTTCAAGTACAGGACAGTGGACGGTTCCTTGGAGAAGATGTCGTGTGGGTATATCATACAATATCCTATAAGGTTAGGGTACTCGATCACTAGCCATAAGTGTATAGATGAAGATTCACCTATATTCACCGACAATGGGATAAAGCCGATGAGGGATATCTCTGTTGGCGATATGGTCAATATAGGAAACGGGGAATACAGGAAGGTATTGGACAAGGTGTATTCAGGGAAGAAGGATACCATCAGGATAACGACTAATTTTGGGTATGAGATATGTTGCACGCCTGACCATAAAATCTTGGATAGCGACCTTGCATTTAAAAGGGCTGGTGAGTTTAATATAGGTGAGTTCATACCCGTAGCAAGAAAAGTAAGCGTGCCGGATATTGATAATCACAACCTGTCCATTGATTGGCTTATTGGTTATATAATAGGTGATGGATCATACGGTATTAGGCAAAAATCAAAATCAAGGATAGATATATCAGTTGGGTCTACTAATAAGAATATGGATGCATATGACACATTGTCTAAATGTTTGGATTATTTGAGAATACCTTACAATGTATATAACAAGAAGTCTATAAGTTCGACATCTGGGGTTGAATATAATTTCGTAATAGAGAATAAGGAGTTCAGGAAAAAACTTCTATCTATGGGTCTTGGGTACGAGACTAAAGAAGATAAGAGGATTCCAGAGTATATATATAAATCTGGTTTTCAGGAAAAATCGGATCTAATAAGAGGCTTGTTCGATTCTGATGGATGTTGCTCTATTGGTAATAGAACGATAAGATTGAGCCAAAGCAATATCCATATCATAAAATCCGTACAACTTCTTTTGCTTGAGTTTGGGATTATATCAAGTATCCATTTCCAAGACGTTAAGAAATATTATCCTGGCGCTAGGGGTAATTATTGCCTATTCATAAAAAAGAGCAGCATAAAAAGATTTGCGAAATACATAAATTTCAATATAGGATACCTAAGGAACTCTTGCGATGAATTTGCAAAAGTCGGGAACGTAAAATTCGACAGGGTTCCAAATATCGATCTGTTCAAGAAAGAATGCCTATATGGTTCCCACGTTAGGAGAAAGATGTACATGATGACATATCTTGACTATAATACGTTAAGGATGGCCGATAGCTTGAATGATTATTTCGATAAGATAGAAAAGAATGATTACTTCTTCGATGTAGTTAAAAGCGTGGAATCTACAGGAGTGAAGGATACATACGATATAGAGGTCGATATAGACCATCATTTCGTTTCAGGTGGAATAATATGCAGTAATAGCCAGGGTATGACTTTGGATAGCGTGTATGTTAATATGACGAGGGCTTTCGAGATCGGGCAGGTGTACACCGCATTGTCGAGATGCAAGTCAATAGGGGGCCTTTATCTGAAATCCGTGCCGAATGATGACATGATAGCGTTGAGCGACAAGATAGCATCCTTCATGGAGAGGTGCGAGGGGAACGGAGGTACTTTCAAACCGGAGAGCGTAAGGGATCTGGGAATTGAGATGTTCGATATGAAGAAAGACGTGTTTAATTTCGATGAATTTGGATTATAATGGCTAAGAAAGAACTTTTTTCAGACGTAGATGAATTAGTATCATCTTTAAATAAAGAGCTTGGAGAAGGCTCGATAATGAACTTCGGTGACGATAAGCCTATAATATCCATACCAAGGGAAAGCACTGGATCGCTGGTGGTGGATAAGGCCCTCGGCGGCGGATGGGCGGTAGGCCGGATTCATGAGCTGGTCGGGATGGAATCTTGTGGCAAGACCATGATGTGTACGTTAAGTATGATCGAGTTCCAGAAAAAACATCCAGATAAGCTAGTAGCTATAATAGACGTGGAGAACGCTTTCGATATTGAGTACGCTAGGAAAATGGGGTTAGATATAAACCGGTTTTTGATCTCCCAGCCAAGCTACGGTGAGCTGGCTATTGACATCACGGCCAAGTTAGTCGAGTCCGGTAAGGTCGGATTTATTGTCGTAGATTCTGTAGCCAATCTGGTACCGAAGAAGGAGATAGAGGGCGATATGGAAGACAGCAACATGGGACTACAAGCCAGGTTGATGTCAAAGGCCATGAGAGTCCTTACCGGTATCGTTAACAAAAGCGATTGCGTTCTGGTATTCATCAACCAGTATCGTGAGAAGATCGGTGTTATATACGGCGATCCTAAGGTAACGACCGGAGGTAATGCCCTTAAGTTCTATGCCTCTATCCGTATGGAGATGTCGAGAAAGAAGGTTATATTAGGAGAGGACGGATCTTCAGTAGGTCATGAGGTTAGGATAAAGGTGCTGAAGAATAAGACCGCCGTACCGTTCCAGATAGCCGAGACAGCCTTATATTATGGAGTTGGGTTTGACAAGGAACTTGAACTTTTGAAGTTATGCGAGGAAACCGGTATCTTTACCCGTAAAGGATCATGGTACTGGTACGGGGATGTTCGTGTAGGGAACGGAGTCGATAATACGTTAAGTATCATGAGAGATAATTATGAATTGTGTCAAGAATTAAGAACTAAATTAAATATCTGATTATGGCAATAGGAGCTAAATTTATAGACGTAATACCATCAAGTGTCGAGAACGCCGCTGATGTTAAGAAAGAGGATGTAAAGAACTATTTGTTCGTAGGTATCCCTATGAGTGAGTTTATTGGTAAGAAACATGAGTTTGAAGGGTATATTTTCATGTGCCTACAGGGTGTTACCGGAGGGGTGGAGCTTGGCGGTGATATAGCCATAGCCGTATTGAGACCGGTTAGGCCCGCTACTGGACCGGCTTCTTACCATTTGGTGGATATCGAGAAACATAAGTATAATAGAACTGATGTGGTTCTATTATTCAGAGGAGGAGCTTTTAAGGTAGTTAAACGAGACGATTGTAATCTTATCTAAGATGGGAACATATATTTCTATAAAATCGACAGTAAATGCATTCAGGTACGGTATTGATCCTGTACCTGAATGGTTCGATAAGATATCTAACAAGACTGATGAGGTCGATATTATGGTTGACGGTAATAAGGTAAAGGCTTTGGATATAAGGCTAGAAAATGGCATTCTACGGGCTTTTTACGGTTATTATATAGGTATGTACCCGGATAACTCGATACAGGTGTTTAGACCGGAGGATTTTCATTCATTATATACGTTGAAGTTATGAACATATCAATAGGTATAGATCCAGGTATAGATACCGGAGGATTGGCGATGATCCCGGAGAACGGGGAGATTAAGGTCATCATGACTCCAAGGATATCGGCTAAGGGGGATATAGATCTTAGGGCTATATCAAGTTTCTTCCTAGATGCCGCAGATAAAATCCAAGAAGGAGGTGGGGGTACGCTGGCGATCGCCGTCGAGGACGTCCACAGCATCCACAACAGCTCGGCTGCCAGTAACTTCACCTTCGGTGGACGCCGTAGGGAACCCAACGCTCTCTTCGCGATGATGGTGGAGATGATGGAACGATACCACTCGCATCCGGACGTCAGGTTCATGTTCGAGGAGGTACAGCCAAAGACATGGCAGAAGGAGCTTCATACGACATCCGATCGGGTGTATACGGCGGCTAAGCTGGATACGAAAGCTACCTCCATCCGATGCGCCATACGCCTTTTCCCTTTGGTGTCTTTCGTAAAACCATGGTCAGGTAAAGGAGTTCAACCTACCAAGATACAAGATGGGATGTGTGACGCTACGCTTATAGCCGAATATATTAGACGTAAGTTTAAGTTATTTTAATACTATTAAGCGTTTATTGTATTTGATTTAATATAATTATGATTACATTTGCGATGTAATAAAAAGTAGTTCATTATAACCTCGGATAATATGTAAGATGTTGAAAAATATTTTACATATACCGGAAACGGTCAGGTTATTAGCCTAAGTGCTTAGAGCACTACGTTACCTTAGAATGTATAGTTACCCTAGGGTGTTTATCCAAGCCCAAGGCTCTAAGGCAAGTGGTTAAACAGGAGTAGCGTATTCGGCAAAACAGTGCTGCTTGTATGAAACCTTTGGTAACATTGGCGATGGGTACTAACAGGATTTTTATCCTGATTTATCCCATAATCGGGATTCATACTCCGGAATCATTTCCGGTTTCGGAGTATGATTTTTATAAAGCTTGTACATGAATTATGGATGATAAACAAATAAAATATGTTATATGGTATTGAAGTGCTTGTCGAAATCATTAAATGAGAAGTTGAGTAAATTGGAGCTGGTTGTTAAAAATGTCGGATCTAATTCACTTTATAAGAATATTAAGATAGATATTGTCAATAATCTAGCTTATATCACTTCCGTAAACGCCAAGGTATGTGTTATAGAGCGATTGGAGGTTGAGGCTGACTCTAACTTCTCCTTCTTGGTCGAGGCAAGCTCTTTTATCAGATTTATAAAAAAGCAGAAGAATGGTGAGATTAAGATCTCGCTTTCCGATAAGAAGGACAGTATTACCATATACTACGCCTCTGGTGAGTATAGTTGTCCGGCGTTTGACGTAAATACCTTCCCTATGGTATATAATATTCCTGAAGGAGGTATTAATGTTAAGATGAATGATTATGTATCGATACTTAACAAGGCCAGTAACTATACGGAGATCAACGAGCTTTATCCTTGCATCGAGAATGTGGTTATTGATATTGATGAGATTAATATTAATATAGTAAGTACTGACAGGAATACTATTTACAGGTATTTTGTTTCTAATCAGGATAAGGTAGAGAAGGTATTCATCCCGGTATCAAACGCCTCCTCTATATTACTTGATAAACATATAGATAAGTCATTAGATACGTTGTCTATCAAAGTAGATGATACTAGGACTTACTTCTCTACCCCTGATATGGATATGTATGAGATTCACTTTGACGGTAATTATCCTAACTGGAGGTTCGTGGACGAGCATTTTGTCAAAACAAGTACCTATGTCTTTGATAAGGATCTACTCGTCCAAGCCTTCCAGAATAATATCAAGATAAATGAATTTGATCATTGTAAATTGATATTTACGGAAAAAGGATGCGGTATTCTGTCGGAGAACCCTATGTCTGGAAGATCTTGTAAGGAAAGGCTTACGGCTTTATCGCATAACGGTAATGATATTATATGCGATGTGCTATGTGGTAGGTATCTTGGTATAGTTAAAAGCATATCATGTAATAGGGTCGTTATCGAACATGATCATAAATCTCATTTCAACAAGATTTATGGGGAGGATAATAAGAACGAGTATTTCTTGTCATCATCAATTATTGTTTAACGTTTAAATATATATAATATGGGAGTTCGTGAAAATCAATTATCATCTAATACACAATACTTTAATATAAGTGGAGGTGGTGTATTATATCAATCGTCAAGAGACCCTAAGGAAGGTTTCGAGGAACATATAAATGAGAAGACAGGAGCCGTATCCTACTGGAGGGTTTTCTGGAACGGTATAGAAGGATATCTTTCCGATATTTTTGTATTAGAGCAGGAGATGAATGGCGCTAAGACAAATTTCTTATTTATAAAGATAAGCGATGAGGAAGGTAATTATGTTATAAAAGTTCCGTTGATGACCTCAAGAGGCGGTATTAACAGCTATGTTAAGTCTCTTGTAAGATACTTGCCTAATATCGACCTAAAACGGAAGATTGTTATCAATCCTGCGCATACTAAAAAAGGAGAGCAATACGCTCCTGGTAATTTCTTTATCTCATACGCTAGGGAGACTCCAGACGGAAAAGATGAGCTTATCCAGCAATATTATAAGAATGGACAGAATGGATGGCCTGACAGGGTTGAGAGTACTGATATAATGGGGAATAAGAAGTTTGATTATACGACCCAAGACGCTTTCGCCTATCAGGTACTTAATAAGTATATTCAAAGCATTAAGACAGATGGTGTGAAACCTGCTCAGTCGTCAAGCCAAAACAATGCTGGTGAGGCTACAACGCAAACGCCCCCGCCGTCATATCAGGAGCAGGCCCAGCGGCAGACGCCTCCTCCATCATACCAGCAGGCTCCGCCTCAGACAGCCCAAGCACCTTCTTTTGGAGGTCAGCAGCCGCCACAATATCCTCCTTTTGGAGATGACAATGATCTTCCTTTTTGATTAACTAATTGAAAATGAATAATTTAATGGAAAGTAATTTTAATATATCTACTAAAGTGAACCGTGTCTCGATGCCTACCCAAAATAAGGTAGATACGGTTATGAAGAACTTAGGGCATCGACCTTGTGTAGCGTATTCCGAGGAAAAGGATATGTATTATAAGGATGGAGAATGGGTAGCGTCAGATCTTGACGCTACTATATTACCTCTTAGGGAGATGTTCGAGAAGACATCTGATTTGAAGTTAGGATTGAAAATCGTGTATCTTATAATAAAATTATAATATGGCCACAATTGAAGACATTAAGAAACTTCTGGAGAGTAAGTCATTTACATCAGCCAGAGACCTTGACGAGTTTGAGGAGAAGCCGGATGATAAGCTTGATGAGGTTCGCCTGAATTGCGATCCAATGGTAGGGATAGTGGAGAAAGAGGGAAGGATTTTACTAAGATCCTTGAAATTCTCTAAAGCATGGAACTCCTTAGGCAAGGATATTTCTATCAAACAAGGAAACGCATTCCCGTTAGGGCAAGGGGATATGCTCGATATAGACACGGGTGTGTCTGCATCGTTCCCGGATGGGACTGTCGGGATGGTGATGTTGCTGCCGTCGTTCACCGGAGATACCGGTCTTACATTGGTAGGATCTCCGTTCGTTATCTCAGATAATGGCAATATCATTATCAGGATAACTAACATCCGTAAGGATATGGCTATAGTCGAGAAAGACAAACATATAGCTGAGTTAATTATAGTCGGCAAGATAAAAGCCGATATTCGTGAAACTTATAACAGTTATGAAGATGTTCGGATTGAAGATAGTAAAGAATAGTTATATAAATACTCTAAAACATGACCTTGATGAAGCTATTAGCTATTCAAGCAGATTAAAAAGGGATTATGAGGATTCCCTCAAGAAGATAACGAAATTGGAAGAGAGAGTAAAGTATCTTGATGAGCTTGTCGATTCTATTGATAAGGATATAGATTCCAAGGATTCTCATATAGTTAAGATGGGAAATGAGCTTAGTAAATCAAGAGAGTTATATAATGAGTCGGTAAAAGAGAAAGAAACTCTTAAACGGGCTTATATGGATATCGAGAAGAAACATAAGTTATCATCTAAATTACTCGATGAGGCTAGAAGAAGATATAAGGAACTTGAGGATCAGAATAAGGCTATGTCAGATCGTATCCAGTATCTGGAAAATCATATTGATCCTGAGGCTTTAGATGGTGATGTGTCTGATGAGGTTATTGTCGAGGAGGATAAGATGGACCCTAATTCAGGTCATATCGATATACCTGAAAATAATATCTCTGAGGTTACTGGTACCGATGCAGGCAATGACGTAAATGTCGAGAATAAAACTGAGGAGAAGAAGAAATCTAAGAAACGTAAAAAGACTAAGAAAAAATGAATAAGATCTTGTTTTTCTTGTTAACGTTATTTACCTTAGCGGCTGTCGGATGTAGTACATCTAGAACCTATTATACGGAGTACGATACTACTGATATATCTTATGTGGTGGATTCCATAGTATCTTCCGGGACCGTGATGGGTCAATGGAAGGAGTGGAGGTTTACGCTGGATGACGGCCGGGTCGATAACTTTGGTTTCACCGCCCTGTATGACGCCAAGGGAAAAGCTAGAGGGTCAATACAGGTTAGACAAAGATCCGATACGTTTAATATCAAGATAATTGATTATCATAAAAAAGATAAGAAATGAAATACGGACTAGGTTACATACCATCACCAGCGGATGACAGAGACGCTATCATAAACATGCAGCACGAGGCTGTTCCTGATGAGTATAAGATCAATAACGTTGATAGCGTAGTAGATCAAGGATCTTCCCCTATTTGCGCAGCCGTAAGCCTGGCTGAGATCCTTAACTGGAGAAAAGCTATAAAGGATATCAAAAGACCGGCTAAGATCTCTCCTTACGATATATATGATCTGAGAGAGGATAAGGACCAGGACGGGATGGTTCTTCGTGACGCTATCAAGTCTATCAAGAACGTAGGCGTAGATGGGGAGAAAATAAACAGTTACGCTAGGATCATAGATCCGGTATCAGCTAAGGTTGCGTTGATGCTGAATGGCCCTCTGGTTATAGGTCTGTATTGCTATAATTATGGTAATCGATTCTGGCAAGGCCAGGGACAGAACTTGGGAGGTCATGCCGTTATCCTCACCGGCTGGGACAAGGCTGGCTTCGTCCTACAGAACAGTTGGGGGACGGGATGGGGTAGGTCTGGTGTAGAGACATTCCCGTTCGAGGATTGGTGCTATATGCTAGAATGTTGGACAATAGTTTCATGATATTACTATATAATTTTCGAGAAATTCCGATCCACATCCTCTTGTGAAAGCCGATGTGGTGCATTTAGGACCCGTAGCTCAATTGGTAAGAGCAATTGGCTCATAACCAGTAGGTTGTCGGTTCAAGTCCGGCCTGGTCCACAGTTGGATTAATAGAGTTTGTCATTAGGTTTAGAGTTTAGATTTATGTAGTGTCCTTGTCCGAGAGGATCAGGACGCTTAAAGGGGAGTTAATTTAACGGATAGAATTTACGATTCCTAATCGTAGCGTGGATAAGGGTTCGATTCCCCCACTCCCCACATGGTGTTTTCTTAAACATATTCCCGTAGGTCGGTAATTAACGATAACCGGTAGACAGCCTACGGGAATTAATAAAATCTTACGTGCTTAAGATCGCTTTCAGTTCTATTTTTCGTGTGTAATCTATAGGAGGGTAGCACGGCCCTCCTATTTATAATAACTATTTGGGATGGATATTAATCAAATAAAAAAGTATCTACCAGCAGGATGGGATGTGATTGATCTAATAGATCACGGTATAATCGATCTTGATATCATGAACGGGAAGATGATGGGTGAGTATGTGGCTGTGTTGATGATAAAGTCTTATGATAAGATTACTGAATCACATAACTTAACCAGTTTCTCGTTCCATGATAAGGATATGGGAGGATTACGGAGATTGGTATCGAACGCTATAATGGCGGTTGGGTTAAGGAATAATCCTCTGACAGGAGATGGGAACACGACAATCAAATAAAGGTACTGAATACACTGAAAGAGGGATATTGGATATCCTTAACAGACAGTTCTTGGTATCTCCTAGATGGATTATAAACAACTTATATGTCTATAACTGGGAGTCCGATTATCTGGCTATAACCAGATCCATGTACGCATATGAGGTTGAGGTTAAGATCTCATTAGCTGACTATAACAAGGATTTCGAGAAGGAAGGCAAGCACCAAGTAATGCAAGGCTGGTTCGAGGCTCGGAAGCAAGCCCTATACGAGACCGGGGACTGGGTCAGGTACGGCCGGCCCAACTACTTCTACTACTGCGTGCCGGATGGGTTGGTTGATCCTAAGGACATACCTCCGTACGCTGGGCTTGCTTATGTTTGTGGCAGGAATTTGAGAAAGGTCAAGGATGCCCCTATCCTTCACCGTGATAAATTTGACCCTGAGGCTTATAAGATGGCAGATAAATTCTACTATAATTGGTGGAATGAGAGACGTAAGGCCAGACAGATAGAAGGGAAGGATATGAAAGACGAGTTCAGGAAAAGCATGAAAAAGGTGAAGGAGAAGATAACCGTCGATGCCAAGATCAAGGCGATGGAGGCGTTCTGGAGCGTCTGCGATTACGCCTACTGGCCGTACGGGGGAAGAGGGGTGCCCGGAATGAGACCCAAATGTTCCGCTTGTGGTGAGGAATGTAAATTACAATGCCCGAAAGGGAAGGAATTTAAAAACAAAATAAGATGAGTAAAATTAGAAGTGTATTGGCGAAAGTCATTTCGTTTGCCTCCGATCAACCCATGGGTTATAACGAGGTGTTTAAGTTACTTGAGGATATAGATACATGCAAGGTCAAGATCTGGCTGGAAGAAGGAGCTAAGATGCCTGAATACGCCCATGAGGATGACGCTTGCATGGATCTGTTCGTTAAGAATATAGAACTTGATGGTGGTAGGATCATATACCATACTGGCGTGCATGTGGCGTTACCTGAGGATTATGAGATGGAGATCCGTCCTCGTAGCAGCATCACTAAAACCAAGTCCATTATCCAAAACGCCCCGGGAACTATTGACGAAGGATATAGGGGTGAGATTATGGTAGTATGTAGACGTATAGATCGCTATGGATATCCTTCTTATTCGGCTGGAGATAAGGTAGCTCAATTGCTTATCCGAAGACGGGAACGCATCGTATGGGATCAAGTAAAGTCATTAGAGGATCTTGGAGAATCAGAGAGAGGAAATGGGGGGTTTGGTAGTACTGGAAAGTAATTAATGCCTTATGAGTGGAAGAGTTAAGATAAAGTCCAAGGATAAGGATAAGAAACCTAAGATCGATATATTTAAGGTAATAGAGAACCGGTTCAAGAATATGAACGAGCTTCGGGATCTTATCGACATGGATCCAAGGAAAGGGCTGGTTAGGATCCGGGACGGGGCCGGCTTTAGGGAGGTGGAGCGGGGCGGATGCCTGCATCGGAACTACCTTAACCTATTGGAGGAGGAGCTGGGAGCTAAACTATCAATAGATCTTATAGAAAGGTATATCAAAAGATAATAATATATTAAATTGTAAAATTATGAATAGATATGTAAAGAAACCAATTGCGATAGAAGCCGTAAAATGGAAAGGCTTTAATAATGATGAGATCAAGGATTTCGCTGGTGATAGTGTTAAAATAGAAGTTATTAGGGAAGGTGACGCTGATAATGGGATACCTCCTTCTGTTGATTGTAGTATAGAAACCCTTGAAGGTGTTATGAAAGCCAATGTAGGTGATTACATCATCAAGGGAGTAAACGGGGAGTTTTATCCTTGCAAGCAGGACATTTTTGAGAAAACATACGATAAAGCCGATGATTCATCCGTAATGTGCTTCGGTGATGCTATCGAAGTGTTAAAACAAGGTGGGACTGTTCGTAGAAGTGGTTGGAACGGTAAAGGTTTGATGGTATTCAAACAAGTGCCAGCTCATATCGATAGCGACATCATCCCTAAGATGCAATCTCTTCCTCAATCGGCAAAAGACCTTATTCTGAAAAGCAAAGGATTCATTGACTATACCAGTCAATGCCTTATCTACAACGAGAATACCGGACGTGCCGATTCATGGGTTCCATCCATCAGTGATGTATTTGCCGAAGACTGGGAGATAGTTCGATGATAATTATACCAAACCTGCCCTAGGAATTGCTTAGGGCAGGTTCGTTTTGTACACCGAAGTATCTACCACGATCTGGCTATCTATATCCTCAATCAACTCAATGATCTCATCTCTTATATCGTAAGAAAGCAAGATCGGGATTATGGTTAACATAAAAGATAGTATTATCCCGAATCCTATTATGACAATGATATCATTATACCCTATATCTAATATCGGCATGACAAACATCAACCCTGACGTGAATATCATTACAAACAACGTGGATATCTCATTTATCATGTCCAGCTCCATCGTATCCTTAATCATATCTCCTCAACTTTACTATGGTTTATTATCCTACTGATATGACGGATACTTAACCCAGTCCTGTCCTTTATCTTGCCATATACGTAGTTCCTTGACACGACCGTAGCCAAATCACCTAACTCGTCCAGTATCTCGTTATACATCCTATGGATCTCGTTGTTGCGGATGACCGTACTGTCCATTACATATATCTTCTCAACATCATCGTCGCAGAAGAAGATCTTAAGCTTATGAAGTATGTCTCTAAACATGATTATCTTTTTGTCCCAAAGATATGAAAATTTGAGGATAAAACCAGAAGGAAGCCAAAAAGAACGGGAGGCGGTGGGAGGACGGGGGGGGGATGCCCGGAAGGATGGAAGCCAGTCCTTTCCCTTGGATTCAGCGACATGATCTGAGAATAAATCATATATTTGTATGTACAAAATGCATAATAATATGATATTAAATAAAATTAACTCAATGGGGGGGGTATTTTTTCATCCTCCATAAAAATTTATCAGTATGCTTAGAAGAAGATTTCATTCATCAGGAATACATCCGTCTAACGCCGGCGATGGAGTATATGGAGTTGCTAAAAATCTAAAGTTACTTCCATCCAATAAGGTAGATGCCGAATGTATTGGAGCTGCTTTGATACATAAAGGCCATAGGATTATGATCGAAAAAAAACGAGAGTAAAAATCCTAGTTATAAACAGGCAACAGAAGGTATGTTGGCCAGTGACAACTTTGTATGGGGAGAATATTTGGTAGATCAATACGAGATCCCTAATTATGATACTATTGATTACGATTACCAAGGCCTTACTAGCGCATATCTTATGAGTAATTCCGGGATATATAATGGTCAGCCACATATACCAAATGACATATCTCAATGGACCGGAGTGATGTCTGATTGGAATGGTAAATCTAATTCAGAGGTATTAAAAAAGATTGGAGCCACAGAACAAGGATCTTATGCTATCTCAGGCAATCTTCTTAATGGATTCATAAATAGTAGCGACGCCCTTGGATTCGATGACTGGTATATCCCCTCTTGTCCGCAAATGTCATTGGTATATATGAGGATGGTTGATATAAATGATATATTGTATCTTATTGGAGGTAAGATGTTCCAAGCCTCAACTGAGGCGTATATGACAAGCTCTGAATGTAATGATAGAAATTATTGGTCGGTTTCAGGCTACGGTCAAGTAGGCGTATCGGATAAAAGAAATCCTAAAAGAATTAGACTGATACGAGATCTATAATATTAAGGTAGTGGTAGTGCCACTACCTATCTAATTATCCCATAAAGATATATACCAAGGGAAGTAGCCGGCGGAAGCCCCGATGGGTAGGCCCGGAGGGATGAAGGGAGGCCTCCCTCCATTTGGTACTACATCCTCATCACAAGCTATCATTAGGTGCTACAATTACTATACCTACTCTATAGGTGTTATTGTAAATGCCAGTTCCAACTGCAACAGATTGGCATCCATGGCAGGTATTGGCTACTATACAATAACCACTTGTTATAAGATTACCTTGCCAAGTTATACGATTGTTACTTGTAATCTGATTATAAAATTCAGACATGTAAGTGAAATTGATGATCTCCTCAGGATCGGTTATCTCCGTTATAGGAGTAAATTTAGTTATCCTATGCCCGTATAACTCCGTATCAGCTAAATCACAATGCACACCAGAATCATATAGATACGTAAGAGTCCCTTTTGAAACACCTCCAGATGTGCCTAATAAAACGTTGTACTCATATTGTTGATCCTTTGAAACTATCTGTCCACCTATTCTTATAACTTCTATCTTCTTATTGCGATATATATCAAGATAAGATCCGTTAAAACCAGGTTGATATGGCTTCCCATCAATATATATATCTACAACGCCAAGACACATATTCTTGTTTATATTAACACGGTAGTGGATCTTACCGGAAGAAGAAGTCCTGCGCCTAAACATACCCCCTCCTTATCTGAGGGTTAAAATACCCTCCCCCCCCTCATGTATTTAACTTGTTTATTCATAATATATTATGTTTTTATTATATCGCAAATATAATAAAATTAATGAGAAAGTCGTGAAGGGATGAGGGATGGGATATGTCGGGACGCCGGACATGTAGGGATATGCGGGGGATATGCGGGGGTATGCGGGACGGACCACCTCCCCGAAATCGGCCCGGCCGGGCTGCCGTTTTTTGGACCACCCCCCCCCAATCCACGAAGAACGGGAAACAGGAACGGCAAACGATCTGCTAGCCGAAAAAAAGAATGATTATTTTGTATTTAACTTATTGATTGTCAATAATATAAATCAATATTTTAATATACGTTTACATTTGATTAGATTTATTACATATAATCGTCGAATTTTTATTGCAAAATATTTGTTTGACAGTAAAACATGCAGTATATTTGCCTATGTAAAAAAACAACATTATTACGGCGCACCAGAAGCCGATACAAGTCCCGAGGGTACGGGCAAATCTAATGACAGGTAAAGACATTAACAAAGTCCAGAATGAAGTAAAGAAAGCAAGTGAGAAAACGCTGACAGGTGCCGTAAAAGCTTGGTGCCAGCTGTTTAAATCTAGCAAAGAGGTTAACGAAATACTCAAGGATAATGATATCAAGGTAGATAAGGCTATAGTTCCCGCTTTGGCAGCTTTGGCTAAAGACAAGGAAGTTGTAATACAGCTTTGTAAAGAGATATTGCCACGTGTAGATGAAACCTTTTGCGCCTACAAGGAGATCGAAAGAGTATATCTCGATAAACAGGATCAGGATAAAAATACAAAGTTCTCAGAGGATAAGGTGGCAGAAATATCGATAACAGGTAAAGCACATAAGCGATTTGGATATAACGAGCCAATAGAATACGATGGTGGTGTATACTATGATGTGTTTAACGGCACTGATAAACGTATTACAAAGTGCGCCGTTCCTATTAAGCGGTATACTTATAATTTAATCGCTAAGTGTGTTACCTACTATTTGACACACCCCAAAAATGAAAGATAGCAAATAATTAGCCCCTATATCATTTGTATATAGGGGCGTTATGGTAGCACACCTATGCGTTCCCGTCGCGCTACTGATTTAGCTAAATAGGTAGATCTTTAATATTTTGATATAGACATATTGCTGGTCGTTAGGGTCTCGAGAGCCAGCAATAGATAGGCCGCCGCTTAGCAATGTGGTTTAGGTACTATCTTAGTCCAAGGTAGTACTATTATCTTTAGGTTTATATCAATCCGGTAAGCACACTAGGTCAACCTAGTAGGCCGTGTAAAAACAAACACGGGGTACGTTAGTGTATATACGCATGTATAGGGCGTATGTCCATGCGTTGCTAGAGTAACACGTATGGAGTGCATAACGGTGTTATAACCGTGCCAATGTATCAAAACAATAGCGCTTAAGGTGGCTTAAATACTTATGCACTATATGTAGTAGCAAAATAACAACCCTTACAAGGGTATTTTGTGCGGTTAAATTGACGGACAAATTACGCCTTGTCGATACGTATCACGGGCAACGTATGTGCGTATTAGGTCTCGTTCGTTCGGGGCAAAGGGACGAAACCAAAGAAAAAGGGGGGCGTGCGGGCGTTCGGCTGGTAGTATCGATAACGCCGGCCGTATTGTCCCCGGCTTACCGTTTCTTATTGGTGCCATTTAAAACTAATAAATTATGTATAGGAGAAAGTTTGACAATCTGAATAGAAAGCTAGCATTTAGAAAAGAAAAGGCTTTAGAGGCGGTTAAAATAACTCAAATGGAATTTTACGTTGAGCTTACCAAAGAACTACACAAGTCTAATAAATTAGATTGCAGTAGGGAGTCGGATAAGTGCAGGCGGAAACGTGTTAGCTACATGGCAAACAAATTACGGCAATAGATCGTTTGTTTTTATTTGATTTTAAAGTTTGTGCCTTTCCGTACTGTAGTGATATAGGGCGGAAGGGCTTTTTTGTGCCTATATTTTACAAAATGATAGTATATGTATACGTTTTGCTTACACATAAAAGTGTTGAGGCGGCAAATTTTAAGCCTTGATCGAAAATGTGTAAGTAAAATGCTTTATTATGTATCATTTTGTATACATATATATCCATGCGGACGGGTATATTGTGCCCTTATGTATGGTTTTGCGCTTGAATCGATCCTAAAAGGTATATAATAGGCGGTACTTATTGTATATTTTTTATCTATATCTAGGCTTGTCTTCCTTTAGAGGTAGCTCTATGGGTTGATATGTATTATTTTATTGATACTCAATTAATTGTATTATTTGCGTTCAATTTTAAAATCGTGGTTACTTATTGTATATTTTTTATGGGTGTTTTTATATATTTCGTACTTACCTTGTTTTGTTGGTACATGGCGTTTGAGTTGGGGCGGTATGTTATAGCTACGGGCGACGCCCTGCCTATAATCATAGTTTCTTTATTGGTTTTATTATCAATACATTGTATTAAGCAAGTATATAAGGTAGTCAAGAACAAAGACCTCGATATCCTAGATTAATCGGGCGTTCCACGTGGAACAATCGGGAGGAAGGTCTCGGGTTTTATGCTGGGAGTTGATGGGTTGGATGTGTTTTGCGGGAGGGGACACCTCCAAACAAGGTAAAACAAGGTAAAACAAGGTAAAACAAGGTAAAACAAGGTAAAACA